GTCGATCAGGTACCCGCGCAGCACGCCCCCGGCCTGGTCGTAGGTGACGTCGTCCTCGGCCGACAGCTCGTTCATCTTCTCCAGCGAGATGTCGCAGCCGTCGATGAAGTTCTTGGCGTGCTGGTAGGCGGCGTTGAGTTCGACCTCCTCGTACACCGTATAGTGGTGCTCGAGCTGCATGTGCAGCTTGTAGTAGTTGTGCAGCGCGATGGTGCAGATCGGGTCGTCGGCGCCGTAGCCGAGCACGTGCCAGGCCGGCAGCTCGTGCATCTTGTAGCGGCGGGTCTGGGTCTTCACCTTCGGGCGCAGCACCGGCTTCTGCACCTCGCGGTACATCGGCTGCCCCTCCCCGTCAAGCAGTGGGATGAGGCGCGAGTCGAGCACAGGCTCCTCGACCGTCTCGAACTCGCCGGTCTCCTCCATCACCGTCTCGGTCTTCATGATCTCGACCGGCTGCAGGCCGGCGGCGATCTCTTCCTCGGTGAGCGGCTCGAAGCGGCCGGTGCCGACCAGGCGCGTTTCGTAATCTTCCGACAGCAGGCGCCCGCCCGGGAACAGCTCGGACGGGTGGGCGGTCAGGCGCACGGTCTCGTCGAAGGTCTGCTGGCGGTAGCCGAGGATGCTGTGCGAGCGCTCCTTCAGGCCGCGCCGGCTGTTCTCGTCGACGTAGGACGCCTCCAGCGCGGTGTCGCGCACGTTGGGCAGGAAGCCGTGGTAGCCGTTGTCCAGCTGGCGCGCGCCCCATTCGTTGAACAGCACGGCCAGCTCGAACGACACGTTCTGGATGACCAGCTGCCTGTCCTGCGGGATCGCGGCGATGAACTGGCGCACCTTCTCGCTGTCAACGTTGTTGGTATCGGCGTGCTTGACCGAGATGTAGAACGTGAACTGGTTGTTGGCGCCGAAGGTCAGGCCCAGGCCGACCAGATAGGAGCCGAACACGTCCACGCCCGCGTCTTCCGAGTCGCCCGTCTTGCTCATGTTGGCCAGCCATTCGTCCGACTCGTCCTGGGTCGAGGTCTCGATGTCGAGCGCGATTTCTTCCGAGGCCAGGATGTGCGGCATGGCCCAGGCCACCGCCTCGTCGAAGTTCTCAGCCGTGATCAGGCGCGTCTTCCCGTACCACTTCTTCAGGCGCGGGTCGCGGTCGCTTGGCGCCAACTGGCGCACCATGCCCGGCTCCCAGCAGATCGGCATGCGCATCGTGCTGACCCACTCGGGGCGCACCCGGGCAAGATCGAAGCAACACTGCACCTGCGGCGCGTTGTCGAGGATCTTCTGCAGCAGCTTGTCCTGCGGGCCGCCGATGTACTCGGCCAACTTGTTCAGGTTCGACTCCAGCAGCATGTTGTGGATCTCGCGCACACCGTCGTCACCGTACTGGGAGCGCAGCTGCTCCCAGGCCGACGGGCCGAATCCCGGGCAACCCTTGATCTTGTCAGACGAGTCGCCCACCAGCGCCTTGTAGGTGGTGACCAGGTCGTAGTCGAACACGCCGTACTTGTTGAACCCGACCATCTCGTTGATCCAGGTCGTGACCTTGGCGCCGTAGGCGTTCGGGTCCAGGTTCAGTACCGTCAGGTCGTTGTCGAAGGTGGCGACGATCAGGTCATCCTCGGTGTTGTGCGCCAGCCAGGCCAGCACGTCGTCGCCCTCGGCCGCGTCCTGCCACATGGTCTGGGCGCCGAGGTCCTTCCAGGCCTGCTTGAGCATCTCGCGCAGCTTGACGAATTCCTCGTAGGCCTCGGGCGGCCGGCTCGAGCCGGCGCCGCCCTTGTAGCTGTTGTCGATCAGCAGGCGGCGCGACTTGGAGTTGGCGCCCTCGAACACCAGGATGCAGTTAATCGGGTTGAGCTTGGCCCAGGTCAGCACGTCCAGCATCCGGCCCATCGTGTTGTCGAAGCCGTACAGCGCACTGTTGACGTAGACGTCCTTGCCTTCGTGCTGGACGGTGTAGCCGTTCTCTTTGTCCTTGCCCCACGAGAGCATGGTCCACATGAAGCTGGACATGTCGTAGGCGAGTCGTTTTTTCATTGAATGCTCCCCAATATCTGCGCACCGATCACGAGGGCGGCTGCGGCCCAGATGTTCGTCGTAAGCAGGAAATAGCGTGTCCAAGGCGTCTGTTCTTCTTGAGCTCGTCCTGCCGCGCGCAGGTTCACGCTGGCAACAATCAGCGCCAGGAGCACGAAGACGCCCAGCAGTATTAGTTTCATCATCATTTGAGTGCTCCGATAATGACGGCGGCGGCCGCCCAGATGTGCGTCAGGTGAGTGCACTGCATACCTACCCAGAGATACCCAAGCCGTTTTGGCCCGGTCGTCTGGCGGCTCTTCCAGTACAGGCGGCAGTCCCGGATGAATTGGAAGAGCGCCATCGTGATACAGAAGACAAAGCCGTCAAAATGCATCACCGCCTCCCTCGCAGCTTCAGCCGCTTCTCGACCTCGTCTTGGCAAGGCGCGCAGCGCACCCACCTGTAGGCGACCCGTACCGCCGGCAGCGGCTCGCCGCAGCCGATGCAGGCGCATACCGTGACGCCGGCCGGCGCCTGCGGGCGCAAGGCCTCGCGCACCGCGGCCAAGCCGCCGTCGCGCTGCAGCATCTCGATCTGACCAGCCAGTTCCACTTCGTCCGCGGTACGCTCGATCATCGCGTACCCCACAGTGCCCGGTCCACGCGGCAAATTGTGTCGGTGAGTCTGCCGCTGTTGTCGATGTAACGGTCGCCGCCGGAAAAGGAGAACTTGACACCGGCCTCCGACGCGTGGGCCGCGTTGGCTCCCAGGTCCGCCGCCCGACCGACCACATGCAGCAAGATGCCGCCCAGGTGCCGGATCATCGCTGCTTCGTTTTCGAAGCGCACGTCGGACAGCACGACACGTGAGCCTTGGAACTCGGTGCGCAGGCGCTGCTCCACGAGCTTGACCCAAATGTCCTGGTCCAGGCCGCGACCCCACTCGGTGCCGAGGCGTTGCGCCGCCTCGCGCCAGGTGAAGCCGAAGCCCGGCACCGGCAGCTCCTTGTTCTCGCGGCGGGCCGGTTCCGGCATGCCGGCGGCAGCCATCATGGCCTTGAGCGTGCTGGCGAACGACAGCCTGATGAAACCATGCCCAGTCTCGAGGTAGTCGGCAATGGTGTCCTTACCGGCACCGGCCTTGCCGGTGATTCCAACTAATATCATTTGCTACTCCCTAATTTGTTGAATATTCTTCTGAAAATGTACGAACGCACCAGCGAAACCACGGTGAAGAACACCGTGATGCCGATGCTGTCGCTCGCACTCGATTGCAGGTGCCAGAGCGGGTTGACCACGAAGTGCTGCAGCAGCGCGCTGATGATGAACGCCGCCCCGGTACTGATCAGCACTTCGAGCACGGTGTGCCTCACCGACTGCATACGCCCTCCCGCTGGACGTCGTCCGGCAGTGCCAGGTAGCGCGTCTGCAGCCAGCTGCGAATCGCGTCGATGCGCCCCCGCGCCAGCGTGAACGGGAACTGGTCACCGGCGAACACGTACTTCTTGAAGGCCGAGACCGACAGTACGGCCGGCACCAGCACCGCGCGCAGCGACTGCAGCTTGGCGCGGTCGCTCATGGCTTCGAGCTCGATCACCTCCAGGCAGTCGGCCAACGCGCGTTCGTGCTCCCGGTGGCGGGCCATCTCGATCGGCGAGACCTGCATCGCCTGCAAGAGCTCCGGGCAGTAGCCGCCGAACGAGAGCAGGCGCAAGGCTTGCAGCGCGTCGTCGAGCGCCTGGAAGTTGTGCGGGAAGCGGTCACGGTGTACGTGCAGCACCGAGCGCACCGAGGCCAGCTGGTCGTAGTAGCACTGGTGGTCGGCTGCGCCGCGCGGCATGGTCAGGAGGTCCGGCACCATACCGGCGACCGGGGCCTGCCACGGCGACTCGCAGGCTGGGCGCCCAGCCTTGACCCCGATCTGCATGCCGTCCTCGAACTCGACGAAATAGTTGTCGTCGTCCTCGATCACGTCCTTGACCGGCAGCGAGGTGCGCGCCGCGTGCGCCACTTCGAGCGAGAACATGGCGCCGGCCATCTCGTCGAGCACTGGCCAGCCGGCCGGGCGCGCAAAGCGGAACACGCGCTGGCCGACGCGCACATGCGGCATCGCCTTGCCGCAGTTGGTCAAGGCGCCGCGCCCACGCACGTACAGCGACGACGGCCGGTACCACATGTCGGTCAGCGTCTTGACCCAAAACGCGTGCAGGGCGTGCTGGTCGAGCGGGAGCGGGGCGTCGTAGTAGTCCTGCAGCGCGGCGCCGGACAGCAGCTGCGGCGTGATCAGCGGCGGCGCCTGCCACGGCAGGTCGGTGATCTCGATCTTCCCGGGCGACTTCTCGGCGTCGGTCAGCACAGACGCGGCAAAAGCGGCCGAAACCGCTTTTGCCAGGGCCCGGACCTGCGCTGCCGCAGTTACCAGGTGGGTCGCCATTTACGAGTTCCGCGCATCCAGGCCGCCCTTGTCGGCACGCGCCTCGGCCGCCTCGTTGCTGTAGGCGTCAGGGAAGCGTTCGCGCAGCTTGGCGATGTTGTCGGCTGCGATCTGGACGATGTCCAGGCCGAGGAGGTAGGCCAGGTTCACCAGCTCCTGCAGCAGCCCCCGCGCGTCAGCACTGACAGAGTCCGTCGGATCGTCGCCCACGTACAGGCCCACGTACAGGTCTTCGACCTGCATCGAGATGGCACCGGCAAACACCTGCAGGCGGCGCGAGGTCGACTTCAGGGCGCTGACCTGGAGGTCATCGGCCAGCGCGCGGTTCGGACGCAGTGACGCGGCCTGGAAGATGTCGCGCGGGCCGACGTTGTCGATGATGGCCAGGTACCACAGCACATCGCCGATCTCTTCGGCGAGGTTCTGCAGGAGCGTTTTGCCGTTCTTCTCGAGGTCGGTCAGCTGCTTGTCGTAGATGGCGATGCGCTTGATCGGGGTCGCGATCTCGCCGACTTCGGTGCCGATACCGAGCGCGGCGTGCTCCAGCCGGGCGAAAATGGTCGGCAACTGTTTTTCGGTGCGGGCCGCGAGGGCGGGGTATTCTGCAAAGTTCATGCTGTTCCTCTTGGTTGTGGTTGTTGTGGTTGTGGTTGTTATTTGACCTTCAGCGCCTTCTCGACCGACTTCAGCAGGTTCGGCTCGAGGTCCTTGCATTCCTTCTTCAGCCACAACAGGTAGTCGCGCGGCACCTGGTGCAGCAGCGTACCCTTGTGCTTGCCCCACGGCATTCTGTGGACCGTGGTGTCCATCGTCGCCAGGAACTCGCGCAAGCCGCGGTGGGTGCGGCCGAGGATCTCGCGCAGCAGGCGCTTGGTGGTGTAGACGTCGGCCAGCGCGCGGTGTGCCTCGTTGACCGGGAAGCCGAAGTGCTCGCGCAAGGTCTGCAGCTTGTGGTTCGGCGCCTCGGGGATCAGCTGGCGCGCGTGGAACAGCGTGCAGATCGAGGCCGTGATGTCGCCGATCGCGTGCAGCCGCTTGACGTCGAACACGGCGTTGTGGCAGATCAGCACGATGTCGCGGCCGGCGAAGCGGTCGCCCAGGCGGTATTCGACGAATTCGGCCATCGTCGGCTCGTCGGCCACCATCTTGTCGGTGATGCCGTGGATGGCAGCGGCGCCCGGTTCGATCTCGCACTCCGGGTCGATCAGCGAGTCGATCTCCCAGATCATGTCCAGCGTGTCCGGGCAAATCTCGTGCAGCGCGATCTCGCAGGCCGGGCCGGTCAGTCCGGTGGTCTCGGTGTCGGCGATCACCCAGGCGATCGGGCGCTCGGCTTCTTGTACTTGTTGGTCCATGTGGTAGGTTCCATGAAAAGAGCGACCCGAAGGTCGCTCTGTACTGCGCAGGGAGGGATTACGCGGCGGCGGCGTCGTAGCGGCTGAAGTTGGCCAGCGTGTAGGTGTTGTCGCCGTTCTTCTTCAGGTTGCAGTTGATGCGGATGCGGTCGGCGCCATCGGCATTTGCCAGCCCCTTGCCAATCTGGTAGGCCTGGTCCATGCGGTAACGCGAGAAGGTCGCCTTCGAGGTCGGCGGCAGGTTGATCTGCACCAGCGCGTCCTGCAGGTCCTTCAGGTCCTTCCGGCCCTTGACACCGATGTCGAACACCGAGCCGACGATCACCAGGCGTTCGGACAGGTTGGCCTTCGGGTAGCCGGTGTTCTTCAGGTGCTGCAGGTAATCGCGCACATCGTCGCCCTTGGTCGTGATCTGGCCGTCGTCCGAGTAGCGCACGTGCTCCTTGGCCGCCTCGCCATCGACACCAGGCGAAACCACCCACTGCTTCTGGAACGACAGCAGCTCCAGGCCGATCTCGTCGCCGAGCGGCTTGTCGGTGTCCTTGTCGACCACGTTGCCCTGGGTAATGACCAAGTTGCGCAGCGTGTCCCATTCGACCGGGAAGGCGTTCTCGAGCTGCTTGAACGGGTCTTCCATCTTGCGGTGAACGGCCACGGCACCGGCCGGCTTGGCCGCCACTGCGGTCTGGGTCGATTCCTGCTGGGATGCAGAGGCTGCAGCACGCTCGGCAGCAGCGGCAGCGAGGCGCTCCTGTGCCGACGCCGGCTGGCGGGTTTCGACGGCGACGTCGTCGCTGTCCGGATCCTCGAAGGTCGTAGCAGCAGGGGTTTGTTTATTCAGTGCCATGTTGTTTTCCTTTAAGTTAAAGTCATCGTCATCGTTTTGACCGGAACTTTCTGTTCCCTGTCCGGTCTTAGGGAGAACTCAGTATGTCAAACTTCTTGATCAGTGTCAATTACTTTTAGGCATGCCCTTGGCGGCGCACAACACCAGCGGCAGCGCGCTGGAGGTGGCAGTCGCCTGACGGCGAATCTCCTTCGCCGCGCTCAGGCATGCTTCCAGGCCGTTGAACTCCGCAACGCCTGTGGAGAGAGGCGCCCTTATCTCAGGGTCGCTCATGAACACGAAAATCAGCAGGTAGGTCATGTGGCCTCCTTATCAATTACTTTTAAACAAGTCAACGCCCAGGCGTGCCAGTTCTTCCACGTCGAAGGTGTACACGCCCGGCATCTTCAGCACCTCGCCGGTGCCCTTCTTGATGAAGGCCGGGCTGTCCTGGATCGCGTGGGCGAACGCCTCGGCGCCGCCGAACAGCGGGTTGATCTGCGCGCCGCGGCAGTACATCCGATAGTGGGTGTAGGCGGTGCGCACCGCGATCTCGATGCACGAGCGCGCGCCCAGATGCACCAGACCGTACTCGGTGCCGCGCCGGATCGCCTCGGGGCGCTCGCTGTCGACCGTGTAGCTCATCGCCGCGATCTCACGCAGCACCTTGACGTATTCCGGCGTGGTAGCCGCGTGCAGGTCGGCCAGGCGAGCATAGACGCCGTCTTCCATCTCGGTCATCAGATCATCCAGCTCGGCGTCGGCACCCAGCGCAGCGGTCACCAGCTTCCTGAACTGGCGGAACCCGTACATCGCTACCGCGTGGTTGAACACCGGACGCTCCTTGGTGTTCTGGCGCTCGAGCAGCTCCTCGTCGCTCAGGCCAGCCGCAAGGTTCTCTTCGGAGAGCATGAAGCGCTTGCGCGCAGCGTTATAGACCTCGTCGAAGTCGGTCACGAAGCTGTCGAAGGTGGTCTCGTTGAGCACCTCGCCGGCCAGGTACTGGCCGAGGATGCCGAGCAGCTGGTGATGGCGCTGGAAGGCCTGGAAGCGCGCGTAGTTCTTGACGCCCTGCGACTGCGGCGGGCGGGCCAGCGTGACCAGCACCACGCGCTCCATCACCGCCGCCTCCTCCTCGGCTGCCTCGGCGATGAAGGCCAGCGGCGCGGCCAGCTGGGTGAACTGCAGCGAACGGTAGTCGTCCGAGTCGCGCGAGCCGCCGCCGCGCACCACGTCGCGCTGGTTGTAGGCGTCGCGGAACAGGGCTTTGAGCGAGTCGTGGCGCTCCTTGCGCATCTCGTGCGGCTTGTATTCGTCCAGGATCAGCGGAATCGAGGACGAGGCGGTCAGGTGCTGCACGATCGCGAAGTTGGTCGATCCCGGGCTCAGGGGCCGGGCCTCGTTCTGGTAGAAGAACAGCGAGGCCAGCGCGATGTTGAGCTCGGTCTTGCCCAAGCCGGCCGGGCCGTTCACGTGCAGCAGCGGGAACTTGCCGTACATTTTCTGGAACAGTTGTTTCCAGAAGCAGGCCGTGTACCAGCCGATCAGCTTGCCCAAGACCTCGGGGCGCTGACAGGTCAACATGTTATGCAAGGTTTCGCGCAGCAGGGGCTTGTTGCCGGGCACCTGCAGCCAGGTGGCCAGCTGCGGCGCCTTGGCGATGTCCGAGCGGAACACGCCGCGCGGATCCGGAAAGCCGGCGAACTTCAGGGTGACCTCGGTGGCGGCCGCCTCCGGCTCGAGCATGACGCCGTTGTTGTCGGCCCACACCATGAACGGCAGCTGCAGCCGTTCCTGCGGATGGCCACCGATCTGGATGATGTCGAGCCCTTCGCGGGTGACGACGTAACTGACCTTGCGGTTCTTTTTCGACTGCTCAACAAAACGCATCATGACTGTCCTTACCTGGGCGTCGGAGCCTTGGAAGGCGTGCCCGTATTTACTGGCGAAGCGATTGAACGGCACCAGGCCCGAGAACACGTCCAGCTCCAGGGTCTGGTTGCCGATGCGGGCGCCATTGACGAGGATGTCGCTGTCGTAGCCGATGATCTGGCTGTCGCTGCACGACATCAGCACGCGGGCGTTGGCGAAGGACACCGAGCAAATCCGCTTTTTGCCGAACTCGGTGTCCATGTAGACGCCGTGCTTGTTCAGGGTGATGCCGCGGGCGACGTCGTGGTATTCGTCCTGCTGCACCTCGCCGGTGACCTCCATCTCGCGCTGCGCGGCCGACTCGGTGATCACCTCCTGCACCTCTTCCTTGGAGGCGGCGATGCCGTCCAGGTCAACGGCCGGGTGGTCGAGCAGCACCTTGATCGCGCCGATCGAAAACTCGTAGCAGATGTTGCCGGAGACGTAGCGGTGCATCCGCGCCAGCTCCTCGCGTCGCTTGGCTGGGGAGTTGTAGCGGTCGCCGTCGCTCTGGTGGTTGTTGATCAGGCCCTCGCACTCCTCGACCAGGCGCTCCTCGGTCCAGCCGGCGGTGACCGCGGCGCTGGCCAGCTGCAGCGCCAGCTGGTGAAAGCCGACGCCCGGCTTGATGCCGATGCCGGCCATCGCGTACAGGATCGAGTGGCTGGTGGCCTTCTCACGCAGCGCCGGATCGGGCTTGAACTTGGCGCGCTTCTTGAGCAGCTCCTCGACCTTCTGGGCGCAAGCCGAGAACTCGACCGACAGCTTGACACACAGCTCGGGCGAACGCACCGGCAGCGGGTCGCGTGGCGCGCTGGTCAGTGCCTGATTCAGCTCGGGCGTCATCTCGCGCATTTCCTGCACTGTGACCGGCACCTTGTAGCGGCCGTTGGTGCGCTTGACGTTGGGCTGGCGCCACATGCGGCCGCGCCCAGACGAATAGACGGTCAAGTCGAGCGTGTCGACGCACAACTTGAGCGCCATCTCGCGATACACCGCAGGCAGCCCGATGTAACCATTCTTCGGGATCTTGTCCATAAACAGATCCTGAGGCACCTCGAGGTGATAGCCGCGCCCGCCGGTGGCGTACAGGCGGCACATCTCCAGGTCCACGCCCAGGTCGACCAGCTTGTCGAGGAAGGCGTTGACCTTCTCGATCACCAGCACTTCGTCTTTCGAGTCCCAGTCGACGTAGAACGGACCGGCGTAGGCTAGTTTGAGCTTCTCCTCGTGCGACAGGTCGGCCACCAGCTTCGATACCGCCAGCACGGTGACGAACATCGGCTGCAGCGCGCGGATCTTGTCCAGGTGCCCGGCCGGTACCGGCTCCCACTGTTCTTCACCGCCGGCAATTTGGTAGTAATGGAACATGAGGGCCTTTACAGGATGGGTGTGGTTGGCCAGACGGCGCGGAATTCTTTCATTGTCGAGACGTAGCGGTGGCCCTCGACCGGGCGGTCGAAGCGCGAGCGCATCTTGGCGCACAGGGCCAGCGATAGCACGCGCGGCGAGTCCGGGTCGGCGAACTTGCGCGGCGCGAAGCGCACGTCGGAAAACGCCGGGGTCCACAGGAACACGCCGGGCAGCGCCTCGCGCGGGTAGGCCTTGACGGTGTAGTAGGCGCCAGCGGCATCAGTCAGGCCGATAAGCAACCCTGAATGGAACGACAGGCCGACCTTGGTTACCTTGGCCACCTGCACTACCTGGGGACCATTGGGCATGTGATTCCAGACCACCAGCTCGGTGCCCTCCTCGACGAACATCAGGTGGTACGACTGGAACAGGTTCCAATTGATCGAATGACTCATCCGGTGGTCGTTCCACAGCCGCTGGAGCGACACCAGGGCGTCGGGCGCTTCGTTATTCATTTGTTATCTTTCTTAAAGGATACTGACCGGAGGCAATGATTCTACCTCCGATTCCTACGGGAAAATCAAGTCCTTGATGCCTTGTCTCGATCCGGAGGCTTTCCGCACGAGTTCGTCATTGCTGAGCAGGTTGCGCAGCAGCTGCTCCTGGATCGTGCCGCGCGCGATGAACAGCCGGATGTTTGGGTTGTAGCGCTGCCCCTTGCGATCAATCCGGCCCGACGACTGCACGAACGGGATCGTGGTGGTCGGGATCTGGATATAGCCGCACTCCCAGCACAGGTACTGCGGGTTCCGGCCGGCGCCGCCCGACCCGGGCTGGGCGGTCAGCTCGACCGTCAACGGATCTTCCATGAAGGCCTTGATCGACTTGTTCGAGTCGACTTCCGAGAACGCCGCCACCGCGCGCCGACCGACCTTGGCAAGCCGGGTCTCCATGTGGGTGTGGATCAGGCGCGACACGCTGCGATGGGTGGTCCACAGAATCAGCTTGCTGCGCGGCTCGTCACTGTCCTCGCCCAGGCCGATCTCGTCGGCCACGCCGTCGACCAGGTCAAAAATCGCCGAACGCTTGTCCGGGTCCCCGGCGAAGTAGCCGTAGTCGATCACGATCTGCTGCGCCGCATGGTACAGTCGGGTGGCGGTGGTGGCGTCGATCTTGCCGCCGTCGTCCAGCAGCAGCAGCTGCTCTTCCATCAGCCGCCGATACAGCGCCATGTGCTCCTTGTCCAGGTCGTAGTAGATCGGGATCACGTTGGCCTTGGGCAGCGCCGCGTGCACCTCTTCCTTGGTGCGGTGGATCCGGCGCAGGCTGAAGTTCTGCTGCAGCAGGTCGAGATTGTGCCACTCGATCGGCTGCTTGAAGAAGTCGCGCTCCTTGACGTGGATATTCTCGAACTGGTAGTAGGTGCCGTACACCTCCGGCGTGTTGAGCTTGATGTAGGCGTAGGCGTCGCCCACCTTGCTCATCGTGGTGCCGGAGGCCTGCATCAGCGGGCGCCCCATCGCGAAGTCGCGCACGTTCTTGAACAGGACGCCGCGGCCCTTCAGGTTCTGCGCCTCGTCCACCTCCAACAGCACCTCGGCATTGGCGCACAGCTTGCGCAGCGTGCCGATATCGTTGTTAAACACCTGGTAGCTCATCACCAGCCAGTCGGCCTCGAACACCGGCAAGGCCTTGCGCTGCTTCGGGCTACCGGCGTACGCCAGCGCGAGGCCGGCACCCGGGATGCTGTTGAGCCAGGCGACCCACTGCGGAATCAGGATCGGCGGCACCAGCACGATCGTCAGGTCGGGCTGCAGCATCAGCGCGATGCAGGTCAGGATCACCGTCTTGCCGTAGCCGACCGGCAGGTCGAGCAGCGCGCGGCGCCACTCGACCGCCTGCAGGATGTCCTCGACCTGCATCGGATCAAGCGTCATGGTGCCGCCCAGCGGATGCGGCAGCGGGTGGGCGGCCAGGACTTCGTCGAGGCTACGCATGCCAGTGCTCCAGTGCGAAGCGCACGGCGCGCGCCGGCAGACACAGCTGCGGCCCTCTGTTAGCCAGCAGGTACTCCAGCCAGGCGAAGTGCATGCGGTGCATGCCCAGCTGGCAGGCCTTCGCCATCACGACGTTCGGCAGCACCGTTGACAGACCGACGGCGGAGGCCTTGTAGATCGTCATCGTCTCAACCATGTCGCAGCCTCCGCAGCGCAAGCAGTCGCAGCACCTGGTACGCACCCTCCAGCGAGTTGCTCCCCGGCGCGCGCGCCTCCGGCAGCAGCGCCGCGAATTCGTCGAGCGGGTGCAGCGCCGCCATGTCCAGCAGCGGCTGGCCTACCAGCCGGGACGAGCCAGCCAGCAGCAGTACCAGCCCGGCCAGCAGGTTGTCCGTCATCTGGAATACCGGCGGCGGCGCCGGCAGGTCCAGTGCCAGCCACAGCAGGTTGGTCAGCCCGGGGCTAGCGTAGCTGACCAGGCCGGGGCCCTGCGGCCGGCCGTCCGGCTGCAGCCACACCCACTTGTCCGGGTCGGGCATCCAAAACGGCTGCTCGAGGCGGCTACACAACGCGCGCACCTTGGCCAGATCGGGATCGGCAATCATCACAGGTACCCCAAATGGCGCTCGAACGCCTGGCACCGGTCAGGCAGGCCTTGCCAAGCCTTGTAGGTGCGGTTGTCCGGCAGCGGCTCACCCTTGAACACGCCGACCACGCACTGATTGTCCTTGGTCAGCAGCAGTATCTTGGTGTTCAGCGGCGGTTGCTCGAAGTATTCCCACGGGCAGTTCTTGTTGACGTAGGTCTTCATTCAGTTCCTTTCAGTGCTGGGCGCGCAAGGCGTTGATCACCTTCTGAGCGAATTTGGGAGGGACGGCGTTGCCGAGCAGGTGGGTGTCGAGCGTGACGCCGCCGGTCAGGATGTAATCGTCCGGGAAGCTCATCGCGGCGCGGCTCTCGGCCGCGGTGAACATGCGCATGCGGCCGCCGTCCACCACGCCCCAGCGGTTCTTGGTGGTGATCGTGCCCACCGGACGGTCCAGGCTGCGGCCGGTCAGGCCGGAGCCGCTGCCGTAATACGGCATGATGAAGCGCTCGCCAAACTGGCGGCGGCCGGCGGCGATACGCTCCAGCGTCGCCTGGGCCCGGCCCGGCTTATTGACCGGCGTCCAGCTGCCGCCATCGAAGTCGACGAAGGTCGACGCCGGGATGTGCTCTTCCTTCTCCAGCCGCAGCTGGATCGGCGCGCGGCTTTTGGTCAGCACCAGGATCATGCGCTCGCGGTTCTGTGGCACGCCGTGGTCGGCGGTGTCCTCCACGTGCACGCCCACGCTGTAGCCCAGCGCCTCGACCGCCATCTTCCAGGCCGGGTACAGCGCCCACTCGAGAAACTCGGGCACGTTCTCGATCAACGCGACCTTGGGGCGGTGCACCTCCAGCGCAGCCACCGGCGCCCAGGCCGTCGAGCGGCTGGCGTCGTGCTGCGGATTGCCTGAAGCCTTGCCGCGTGCCTTCGAGTGCCCCTGGCAGCAGGGCGAGGCCAGCAGCAGGTCGTGATCCGGCACCTCCGCCCAGTTCGCCTGGTGCAGGTCCTGACAGGCGTGCAGCGTGTCGGGGTGGTTCTTCGCATGGACTTCCACCGCGGTAGGCCAGTGGTTGGCTGCCCACACCACTTCGCAGCCGGCCATCTTGGCGCCGGTCGAGAAGCCGCCGGCGCCGGCAAACAGGTCGACGGCCCTCATTCGCGCGCCTCGCGCGGTGCCGTACGGATGATCTCGTACAGGTTGGCGCCCCAGGTGCGCTCCGGGCCGACGTCGCACTCGGTCCAGTAGGTGTAGGCGAACTTTGCCAGACCGTCGACGCGCTTGAGCAGCTCGGCGCGCACCTCCGGCAACGGCTTGCCCATCGGATGGGAGGCCGTGTCGATGCCCTGCGCTTGGGCGTATTCGCGCAGGCTTTGCAGCGCCTGCTGGTACGCTTCCAGCTGCTCCGCCGCGGCAAGGCGTACCGCGCGCATTTCGTCGAAGGTCAGGCCATGCCCGTTACGCAGCCGGCCGATGAGGTTGTTGGTGCCTTCCATCACGCCTCCGCCGCCAGCGCGTCGAACAGGCGGGTCAGCTCGCCCGTCATCAGCACGAAGTCGTTGTCGAAGCGGTCGACGTCCTTGGCCGCGTCGGCGGTCTCCTTCAGGATGTCGAGCGCCTTAATGCGGCGCAGCTGGGCGCCGTCGGTCATGACGAACGAGATGCGCGAGTCGTAGGTCATGGCCAGCGACTGCACGTAGGCGCCAGCCTTCACGTGGGTCCAGACATCGCCGCCGGTGACATCAGCGTTGGCGAATTTCACCACCTTGCCCCGCTCGCCCGGGTACTGCAGGTGCACCTGGTCATCCAGCGAAAAGCCAATCGGGCGCTCGGCCATCCACTCGGTCATCACCTTGGCGCGCGGCCAGGCCACGTCCTGCAGGCCGATGTTGCCGAAGGTCTTGATCAGCGCGCGCTGGACCGATTCGACCACCGAGTTGGCGCACGAGTCGATCACGATGCGTCCTGCCTTGGGGTCGATCCAGACTTTCGTCGTGCTGCGCGAAGACAGCGCCCGCGGCAGCAGCTCGTCGCGCACCCGCTCGATCAGCTCCTTCTTCGCCTTCTTGCCCATCGGGAAGCCCTGCTGCTCTGCCTGCTCGGCCTGCTTGGCCGCGGCCACCAGCTTCACGGCGCCGGCCGGCACGTGCTTCTTCTCGATCGTGTAGTGGAGCAGGATCTGGCCGTTGTTGATGTAGACGTACTCGTCGTCGCGCACCGGCGACCAGCCGCCGCGCTGGGCCTCGAGATCGAGCGGCGGCATGAATTCCTGGTCGGCAGGGATGGCGCTGAACGTAGCCTTCGGGCTGCAGCCGATGATCGTTGTACTTTTGAACATTTTTATGGTCTCTTGGGTGTAGGAATGGGACTACTAGGGTAGGCAAACTTCTTGGCTGTGTCAAAACTATTTTTCTGAGTTGTAACTCCTTCACCATAGGCAATAATCGTGCCATGCGGCACTTTACATGAGGCAAGAACCGTGCCAGACTTGCGAAAAATCAACTTGAGAGATTAAATAATGGCAACGGGTGACGTCAAATGGTTCGCCGATGCGCTAGTCGCGCTCGGTAAGAAGCAGTTCGACCTGAGCGCGGACGTGCTCAAGCTGGGCATCACGACCAACGCCGTCGTGCCGACCATCGGCACCGCGGTCCCGCACTGGGGCGGCACCGGCACCACCAACGCCGCCGCCAACCAGGTGGCGACCACAGGTACCAGCTACACCGGGCCTATCACGCTGACCAACGTCACCTTCGCCGACGTGGGTCGCACTGGGCCGAAGCTGCGCGCCGACATCCTCACCCTGGCGCAGGACGCCTCGGGCTTTACCAACGGCGCCTACGGCTGGATCTTCGACAACACCGACGCCAACAAGCGTTGCCTTGGCTATGTCGAGCTGTCCTCGGCGGGAACCGCCTCGCTGGTGGCTGGCCAGGTACAAATCGACTGGAACGGCGCCACCAACGACATCCTGACCCTGACCGCGTCGTAACCCGGGAGCGCCCGCATGGCCTATTCACGCATCAAAGAGACCTCCACCTCCACCTCGTCGGCGACGATCAGCTTGGGCGGCGCCATGTCAGGCTACCTGCCGTTCTCCAAGCGGCATACGGTGGGCGAGACCGGCATCGAGCTGGTGATCGTCGACGGCGCCGGCAATTGGCTGGAAGGCGTCTACACGCTGACTGCTACCACCACGCTGACCCGCACCCAAATCCTGTCGAGCTCGAATAACGACGGCGATGTGACGCTTGCGGCGGGCACCAAGATGGTGTTCGAGGTGGCCAGCGGGCGCTCGCTGCGCCGCGGCCTGGTCAACCCCGACGACGTGGGTTACGACATCGTACTGTGCGCGGGCCAATCGAACATGGAGGGCAATCCTCCGTGGGACCAGTACATCGACGTGTACGACCCGCGCCTGATGCAGTTCGGCGGTTCCAACTCCGACGCCAACACGTACCGCAAGATCGTGGCGGGCTCCGACCCGATGCTGATGTACAACGGCCCACGTACCGGCTTGATCGGTCCGAGCACTTGGTTCGGCAAGGCCTACGCCAACTCGATCCCGAGTAACCGCCGCGTGTTGCTGGTGCCGGTAGCAGAGGGCAGCACCGGACTGGTCGCCAACAACCCGCCGTGGGCACCAGGCGGCTACCTGTGCGAACTGGCGGTCACGCAAACCAACCTGGCGTATGCCGCCGCAATCGCGCTGTACCCGAACTCCCGAGTCGTCGGTGTGATATGGGGACAAGGCGAACAGGACGCCAATTACAACATCCCGCAGGCCACCTACGTCACGGCGCTCAAGGCGCTTATCGCAGGTTTTCGCTCGCGCATCACTGGCGCCGCGAATTCGTGGTTCATCATCAACGGCATGGTCCCTGAAAAGATCGCCGCCAACGCAAACTACGCAGCCATCGACGCCGCGCACAAACAGGTCGCCGCCGAGGTGGACCGCTGCGTCTTCGTGGCCGGCCCGACTGGCTTTGCCAACGACGTCCACTACACCGCTCCGGGGGTGCGCATCCTCGGGACGCGTGCCGGGCTGGCGGTCGCGAAGGTGGGTGCCGCTGCCGCAGCCCCCGCACCGGCAGCCGACACGACCGCGCCGACCATGAGCGGCGCACTCACCTCGTCGAGCGTCACGCAAACCGGCTTTACCGTCACATGGGCGGCGGCAAGCGACGACACCAGCGTGACCGGCTACGAAACGAGCATCGACGGCGGCGCGACCTATACGAACGCCGGAAGCGTGCTGAGCAAGGCGTTTGCGGGCCTCACCGCAGGCACGGTCTACAACGTCCGTGTGCGCGCCTACGACCCCGCCGGAAACCGCTCGACGCCGCTCTCGCTGGCAGTCACCACTTCCGCATCGGCTGACACGGTCGCGCCGACGATGGCGGGCAGCCTCACCACAAGCAGCGTTACGCAGACCGGCTACACGATGAACTGGCCTGCAGCATCGGATAACGTCGCCGTCACCGGCTACGAAACGAGCACCGACGGCGGCACCACGTACAGCGATGCGGGTAACGTGACCAGCCGCGCAATAACCGGGGCCACGGCCGGGACTACGTATCAACTCCGCGTACGCGCCTACGACGCCGCCGGGAATCGCTCGACCGCGCTCGCCGCCAGCGTCACTACGGCCGCCCCGGTCGTGACCGCACCGGATGCGCCGACCATTGGCGCGGCGACCCCGGGCGACGGCACGGTGTCGGTGGCGTTCACCGCGCCGGCCAACACTGGTGGCGCGGCGATCAGCAGCTACACCGCAACGCTGTACAAGGTATCGGACAACACGGCGGCCGGCAGTGCCTCGGGTGCGTCGAGCCCGATCCCCGTCGCTGCGGTCAACGGGACTGCGGTCTACGCCAAAGTCAAGGCGACCAACAGCGCCGGCACCGGCCCCGAGTCGGCCGCATCGAACAGTGTCACCCCCGTAGTGGCGCAAGTCTTCGCCACTTGGAACCCTGCAGACAAGGGAGCCAACATTACCCTGTCGGCGGCGAACCTGTCGATGGCGGGGGCGGCCGGAATCAGTGGGCACCAGTCGGCGCGCGCCACGATCGGAAAGTCGGCCGGGAAGTGGTACTGGGAGGTCACGCTCAATGCCGGCGACACCTGCATGGCAGGTATCGGCAAAGCGGCTGCGAACCTCGCAAGCTTCCCAGGCGGCGACGCCAACGGCAACGGCTACTACTACAGTGGCATGAAATTTACGTCGGGCTCGAGTGCCCCGTACGGCGCAGCCTTTGTCGCGGGCGATGTGATCGGTGTGGCACTCGACATGGACGCCGGTACGGTTACGTTCTCCAAGAACGGCGTATCGCAGGGCGTGGCGTACACAGGCCTGTCGGGAACCTATTTCCCGATGTGCAGCGTGAATGGCAACAATTTCAAGTGGACGGCCAACTTCGGTGCATCCGCATTCGCCTACACGCCGCCTGCCGGCCACGTTGGGTTGTCCTAAGCGATGATCGGCGACGCCCCCATCGGCGACGACGCACTGGGTGCGTCGACCGACTCGAGCACCACCCTGACCGTCAGCTGTGCGGTCGGTACGGCCGGCGCGGCCGGCGCGCGCGCCACCTTGCTACTGAGTGACACGCTTACGATTGGCTGCAGCCCCGGCACCGCAGCCGCCACCGGCCGGACGGCCGCCATCGCACTTGCTCCGAGAGGACCTATGAGCTTCGTACCTTCCAAGTCCCGCACCCTCAAGGTGCTGGTCGGCCCTGACCGCTTCGAGGGCGGTCCCGGCTGGGATCTGACCGACCCGACCCGCCCGATCGGAATCAAGGATCCGGACTCGGTGATCGACGTCACGCTCGACTGGACCGATGTGATGGCGGATATTACGGACACCATCGACCGCTGCGACTACCTGGTGAGTGGTGGCCTGACCGACGCCGGGCACTATGCCGACGGCATGCTGACCACGGTGTTCGTCGGTGGCGGTACCGACCCGGAGATGGAGATCACCTTCCGCGCCACCACCGCCAGCGTACCGTCGCGGATCCTGGACCGCACGATCGTCTTGCGCCGGGTGCAGCAATGAGCGCCTCGCCTATCCCGGGGCGCGTGATCGTGCTCCCAGCGCGCCAAAAACAGCTGGCTGACAGTGGGGCGCAGGCGCCGGCGGCACCTGCGCCCCAAGTGGCGGATGCTGCCGGCACGCCGCGGCCGGCTTCACCGCGGGTCGGCATCAAGGTCCGAACCGGAAGCTCCTGAATATCTGCTCGAAGTCCGCCGCGGAGGCCTGCGTCGGGGCGTCGGCCTTGTAGTCGTAGCCCTCGAGCAGGTCGCGCACCGCCTTGAGCAGATCCTGCAGCTGCTCAGCCTTGGCGATTTCCCCACGCAGGTGTGCGATGGCTCCGGTCAGGGCATCCAGCAGCAAGGTGTCGCCACCCTTGCGCACCAGACGCCCTAACACCACCTCACGCTGCTCGATGCGGCGCTGCAGCTGTTTGATCGCGCGGGCGTTGGTGCGCTCGTTCTCGTCCAGCTGGTCACGCACTGCCTCCAGCGGGTCGCGCACATGCAGGTCGTCGCCCTCGCCCCTGTCAAGGTGGTCGATCACCTCGTTGATCAGCTGCGTCAGCGCCTGGCGCGCCTTCGCCTCGATGCCTGGCTTCTGGTCGGTGCTGCCGGTCTCGTCGTAATGCTGGCGGCGCGCCGGGTCGGACAGCACGGCGTAGGCGTCGTTGATGGCTGCCGCAGTTGCCTTGTCGCCGCCACGGTCCGGATGGTGTTCCATCGCCTTGCGCCGATACGCCTGCTTGATGGTCGTGGCGTCCGCATCGGGTGCGACGCCCAGAGTCTCGTAAAGGGTCATGGCTGCACCGTCACGAGCCGGTAGATCAGGTCGATGCCGGCCTCAGTCAGCCGCTCCCGCGAAGCCGCCGGCCAGCACAGGCCGATCTCGACCCACGGCTGCACCAACCTATACCGGTGGAACATCGCATAGGCTTCGTGCATCGCCGGGGAATAGCGCTGCTCGCGAGTGTAGCCCTCGAACGGGTCGACGCGGCTGTGCAGGCGCAGCAGCGCCTCGATTTGGAGCGGGCTCATGCTTCGGCCTCTTCTTCGCCAAGGGCCTGGTCGAGCGCCTCCAGGCACTCGAGCAGCTTGGTCATCTCCTGCAGGCAGGCAAATTCGTCGGCTTGACGCTTCTGTGCCAAGATTTCGCTGGCACGCTTAACCATTTCGCGGGAAACCTTCTCGCTCATATTTTCTCCTGGGCGCACTGGGCGCAGATGCGCTTGGTCTTGGGCCAAGCTGTGGTTTGATTGGTGTCGAAATATTCAGTGCCAGCCTCCACCCGGCGCAGGCACAGCGCCTGCATGCAGGTGAAGGCCTTGCGGGCTACGCGCCAGCCGCCGCCGTGGTGGCGGGCGTACCACTGCGCCCGGGTTTCGGGCTGGCCAGGTACTCGCGGTATGGCACTTTCTTGCCGTCGACCAGGAAGCCCCACGTGCCCTGGTAGCGGTACGTGATGAACAGCGTCCATACGCCTCCTTCCGAGACTTCAACGATGCGGTGGTACTCACCGAAATTGAGCGGTGCGGTGTCGCCCGGCTGACGCCGGAAGGTCTGTAGGCTGCCGTCGGGCATCAGGCGCTCCTCGACGTACCAGCCCTTCAGAATCACGGTACGCGCGTCCCACGGATGGTCGTGACAATACTGGTCGAGGTCCTTGCGCAGGATGTGGTGGATGCGTGCGCTGGGCAGCTCGCGGGCGCCCTTGGGCGCGTCGAAATCGTACGGATTCAGGAGCCAGAAGCGCTCCATGCAGCCTTCGAGGTGCGTGTACGGCGTCTTGAGCGCGCGCTCGATCAGCATATCAGCTAGGGGTGGGTAGGCAAGGCACCGGGCTACATTCTCCCAGCCGGCACCGTTCGCCTCCATTGCAAGGATTCGTTCGCACAGGTCAAGTTCTGGCGCGGTCAGCTTCTTCATTCGACTGCCTCCACCGTCACGGTGATGCGCACCTTGCGTCGGCCCTTGGCCGGGTGGGTTTCCGTGTAGTGTCCGAACGAGCGGAATGCCTCGAACGAGGCGTCCGCCAACACCTGGCTCAGCGGAAACGGCTTATTGTTCAGGTCGGGATTGAGGTACGCAGTCTTCGTCTTCTTCATGCTCTTCTCCTTGTGGTGGGTCCTCCGGCCCAAAGCCGGAGTACGGGCAGTTCAGCGGCCCCGGGCAAGGGCCGACGGCGGCGCCGTCGCACTGGCAGGCCAGGCGACGGCGGCGGGGCAGCGGATCAGGTTCGTCGATGCCCACGGCAGGCTCCTTATTCTTTGTGGACTGGGCGCTCGGCCGGCGCCTCGCCCAGCTTGGACACGGCGCGCTTGATCTCCGGCATCTCGAGCACCTGGTTCAGCCAGCCTTCGATGTCGAAGGTCTGGATCAGTTCCTGGTAGGCGGCGACCGTCATCGCATTGGTCAGGCGGGCCAGCGTGGCGTCGCCGGCACGCAGGTGGCTGGCGGCCAGCTGAGCGACGTTGGCCAGCACGAGCTTGCCGACCGGGGTGTCGGCGTAGCCGCGCACCATCATCGGCAGCGCCTTGGACGACAGGCGCACGATCTGGTTGTTGGCGATGCGGCCTGCTTCGAGGTAGCCGGCCTGGGTGGCGGCGGACTGGTTGGTGGCGATCAGGTTGGCGGTCAGGTTTTTCATGGTGGTTTCCTTGGTGGTGGTGATGATGGAATTGGTGTTGATGCGGGCAGCGAGGCTGTCCTGTACGTCACGAGGTATTGCGAGAGGTGCGGCGTAGAACGTCTCGGTCTTCGGGACCAGCACGTAGTGGCCGGTCGAAGTGCGTACGACTACGGTGCGTTCCCAGACAGGGAGGTGCTGGCCGTCGACGTCGGACTTGCGGAACCAGGCGAGCTGCTGCTCGCGCGTCTCCGGGTCCAGCACGGAGACCGAGGTACGAGTGCTGGTGGTCGACAGCGGGAACTGCGTGGCTGGAGGGTAAGTCCGGATCCGCGCAAGCCCTCCTGACTCACCTTCCTGCAGGTGCACCCGCAACCCCTGCGGTGCCTGCACCGTCGCCGGCTCCGCCCCGCGCTCCACATACACGTTCAGCTCAAGGGTTTCAAGCGAAACGTTGAGGGCCTTGGCCACGAGCTTCTGACCATTGCGCAGGCGTCGTGCGAGGTCCTTGTTCTGTGCTCGCGGGACCCATCCGATCTGCGCCCCGTCGAAGCGCACCTCGATCGCGTTCGAGTCGCCCGGGTTGTAGGGCTGGGCGCGCAGCTCGACCTGTGTGCCGGGGTACAGATTTGGGTAGCAGCTCCGGTAGCAGAAGCGGTCGAGGCCGTTGACGTCGACGCGCTGGAGGAAAGTGGTTTGCCCGGTGTCCGGGCGTGGCAAAGCCATAGGGTTTCTCCTTGTGGTGGGTGGGTGGGTTATTCGTACGCCTTGTACAGCGTCTCGTGGGCCAGCTGCACATTGCTCGGTGCGACGTGCACCAGCCGCTTGCCGGGCTCCTTGACGCGGCAGTCGATCAGGTGGGCGACCGGCGCCTTGAGCACTGCCTGGACCGCGAAGTCCCAGCCGGGCGCCTCGACTTCGTGGGTCATGGTGACGCGGATCTTCATGCGACCTCCCGGGCCGGGATGCCAGTGATCTCTTCGAGCGTGCGTCGGCCGTGCTGCTTGGACGGCATGATCATGACCTGGCCGGTGCTGCGCTCGTGGTCGCAGTAGTCGCGATAAACGTTCGGATCGTTGACCAGGTGCGGCTCGTCGCGCACCAGCCGCGCCGCGGTGGTCAGGCTATCCTTGTCGGCGTAGATGCAAAACACGCACGAGAAGCGCTTCATGCCCCTGCGGTAGACGATGTGCGGCTGCTGGCCGGCGGCCTTGATCGTGGCGTACACCTCGGCCTCGGTCCACTCGTGCACCGGCAGCCACTGGTACCACTCGCGCCCAGCCTTGCTGTTGCCCTCATCGAACACAAACGGCTTCATCTTCTTACGCTTGGTCGACTCCTCGGCGCGCAGGCCTTCGCAGTTCACGACCAGGTGCCAGGCTGGGTGGCCGGCGGCCTTGCGCGCGTAGGTCAGGTGGCGGATCACCTTCTCGATCGGGCCGCGCTTCAAGTCCGAGGTACACCAGCGATTCGCCGGCGACGGAAACATGCCGCGCTCACCAACCACTTGCAGCAGATCGCGCCGCGCGCGGCAGACGTGGATCGGCTCGCCGTCGGTGGTGGCCTCGATGTGGGCCAGCGCGCCGGCCCACTCGACGCGCCCGAGGTCGGCGTGCACGATCACGCGCTGCTCCTTCGGCACGATCTCGCGCAGCTTCAGGTGCATCGCCTGGCTGTCCTTGCCGCCGCTGTGGTTCTCGACGAACAGGGCGCCGCGGGCGATCAGATCGCCGATCTTCTTGGGGTAGCTAGTGTCGATCATGGCTGCCGCTCCGTGACCCAGAAGGGCTCAGGCATGCCCAGGCGCCTGCACAGGCGCCTGGCCAGTTCGTAATCTTCGTCGGCCAGCGCATCGGGCTTGAGACTGCCCAGATCCTGGGCCCACGAAAGCGCCCGCCACAGGTCCTCGTCGGTGATGTCCTTCTCGAGCAGGCCCATCTTGGCCAGGCCGTCCTGCACGGCAGCAGCGACCGACTTCCGGCCAGCACCTCCGTAGCTGAAAAAGCTGCTGATCTCACCCTTGACCGCAGCTTCGAGCGCACTGTGCGCCGCTTCCTGCACGACGCGCTTGATGTTGTCAGGCTGGCAGAACTTGTCGAGCGCGGCCTGCAGTTCGGCATCGACCAGCGCCGCCTGCTCGGTGAGCATCGTTGACATGGTCTGTCGCATCCGCTCGATCTCGATGCGGATAGTCGGAACGTTCATAAGGTTCTCCTTGGCGGTGGTCATGGGTACAGGCTACGGAAGTTCGCGATCTTGGCGGCTCGCCGCTGCTCCGGCGTGACGTCGTCATACGCCACACTGAACATTTTGGCGGCGACCAGCCGGTGCACATCCTGTCCTGGCTCGATCTTCGGCAGGCCAAGCTCCCGGGCCAGCTGTTCCAGCGCCTCAGGCGCCAGTACGCTCGCCGAAAGGCGTTCCCAGTCGATGTTTTCCATAAAATTTCTCCTTGGCGGTAGGCAACTACTATACGCCAAAAGCGCAAGAGTTTGCTATTTCTCGGTGTGGGTGACGAACTCGATCTTCGGCTTGCCGACCACTTTCAAGCCGTGTCCAAGCTTGTGCGTCAGCTGCTGAAGCGCCTCGCGCTGCGCCGTCTCGTGCAGGTCGACGAAATTGGAGTTGCCGCCCCAGGTGCCAACGTAGATGTCGAGCGTGACCTGGGCCCGGACGACGGTGGAGATTTTGGGCTTGGTCATTCAGGCTCCTTGGGCTGGGTGGCAAGGAACTTCTCAGGGTCGACGAACACGATCAGCGGTACCAGCTTGGTGTTGTCGGCGGCCGTCGGCATGAACACGTCGCGCAGGTCGGCGTTCGGTCGGTCGGTCAGGTCGGCAAGATTCAGCTCGAGCGGTACCTTGACCGTACCTTTGCGGGTGGTGACGACCTTGCCGTTGGTGAAGCGCTGCAGGCCGAACCAGTAGACGCCGCGGTCGTCGCTCGGCACCAGCTTGAGCACCTGCTCGAATTGCTCGCGGCTCATACGCCCTCCACGAACACGTGCCAGACGAACGACCCCTGCAGGACGCTGCCGAGGAAACGGTAGCGCTCCAGGCCTTCGGCCGGGCGGCCGGTGCCGACGATGCGCACCTTGGCGGTCAGGGGTCCTTCGTGCGGATCGAGATGCGCCCACAGGCACAGGTCGCTCTGCGAGTCGAGGCCGACGGACAGTACGTGGGCGCCCTGGCGCAGTTCGATCACTTGTTGGTCGACCAGGGACAGCGGGAATTTCCAGATCGTTTTGCTCATCAGATCACCTCGTCGATCCGGTCGAGCAGTGCGATCGTCGCCGGCTCGACACCTTCATCCAGATTCAGCTCGCAGCAGCCGCGCAGCGCGACCAGCAGCGGGTAAGCGTTGATCGCCTTGACGATGTAAGCACACTCTTCCGCGGTGGCGTCATGCATCGAGGTGATCAGCTCGCAGTCAGCGGCAACAAGCATGCCGCCATCCATGCGTACAGGTAAGGCAAAGGGTGGTTTCATTTTGGCAGGTCCTCGTTGGTGTAAAAGAAGTCGAGCAGTGCGTCGAACCAGGGCTGGCCGTCGTACTGGGCCTGGTCAGAACTGAACTGCGGGTAGCCTTCGCTGGCGCAGAAGAAGCGGCCGTTGCACACGTTGTACAGCACCGGGCAGCGCAGGCCATTCGGTCCCGGCATGAACAGCAGCAGATGATCCCAGCCCTGGTCGAACCGCTCCGTATCGACCAGGATGTTTTGCGCCCTGGACGCGGCCAGCACCTCGGCCGAGGTGCGGTGGCGATTGTAGGTTTTCATTTGGTCTCCTTTCAGTAGCCGTGGGCGGTCGCCCACTCCACGATACGGTCGATGGTGGCCGACGCCACTGGGTGGTCGGCACCGTGGGCGCCGTTGTACGGCGTTAGCACGCCTTCAGCCACGAGTGAGGCCAGGCCTGCCGCAGCGTGGTGCTGCTCGCTCGACACGAAACAGCCCATACAGCCGTCGCAGTCCATCATCTCGACCTCGTACCCGTCGATGGTCGTCTTCAGCGGTTCGGCCTTCTCCTTCTCGAGCAGCGCCTTGAGCTGGCGATTCTCCTGCTCCAGGCCGATGATCACGCTCTCGGCGCGCTCCAGCACGCGCCGGCGCAGCGCGTACGCCGGACTGCCCTGCATGTCGACCAGGGCGTTGAGCAGGTCGGCGTAGTCGGATTTGACAGGCTCGGTCATTTGGCTTCCTCCGGCGCCACGCCGTAGCGCGCCAGCTTGACCTGCACGCAAGCGTCGGCCACCTCGGTGAAGTGCTGCCACGCTTCGTTCTTAGCCTCGCAGGCCAGGTCTTCGATGCGTTCGACATCCGCTTCCGGCGCCAGCACGAACACCTTGCCCTTCGCGTCCGCGGGCACAGCGTAGCTATAGTTCTTGTCCATGATCGCGACGACGCCGGCCGGGTGCCAGGCCAGGTCGCCGTGCGACAGCGGCCCACGCACGCCGTCGACGACCAGCACGTGTTCGCAGGTGCCGAGGATGATGTGTTGAATTTTCATAGTTTCTCCAGAAGGTTAAAGGGTTGATGGGAAAGCCAGATGAGCCAGACACCGGCAGCGGTCAGCTCGATGCAGATCAGCCAGAGCCAGTGGGCGTACCAGCGGCACAGTGCGATCTCTGCCCAGACTGTCAGGCCAAAGAACAGCAGGGTGAACGCCGCCAATTGCCACGCCTGCGACAGCAGCGCAAGGGTCAGCAGCAGGCCGGTGACGCCCAGCAGGATCGCGGCGGCGCTGCCGATGGACAGCACAACGACCAGCTCGATCGTGGCGAGCAGTGCCCGGTCGGGGAGTGGGGCGCTCACGACGCCTCCGGGTCGAAGCCGGGCCAGCCGCCGTCGGCCCAGTTCTCGTCGTACAGCTGGCGCAGCGCGGCCGCGGGGCCTTCGAACGTGACGTTCCAGGGTGCCTCGCTGGCGTCGGCCACGCGGCAGCCGAGGCGCTTGAGCTCGTTGCAGAAGTCGGCGTCCATGCAGTGGGCGGGCGCCGAAAAGCGGCGCAGGGTGGTGTCGGTCATCATGAGTTGTCCCCCACCAGATCCTTGTGGATCTGCTGGATCACCCAATCCATGCTGATCGCCTGGCCGGTGGTGGTGCGGCCCCAGATGGCGCCGATGCCGCAGATGTCGCGCCCGACCACCTCGCCCTTTTCTTCCAGCTTGTCGGCAAACCAGCGGGTTACGATCCAGTGCTCGTACACCTCGTTGCGCTCCGGGTCGAGGTTGTGCTCGCGGGCGAAGTCCTCGAGCTCGTCCTCCTCGCGCAGGTGGTCGAGCAGCTTGGCGCGCAGGGTCTTCTCGTGCAGGCCTGGCCACGGACGCGCCTCGGCGCTGAAGCCGTTTTCGAGGTCCTCCACCTCGGCCAGCGTAATGTCGGCTTGGCTCCGCTCGTCCTCGACGCCGGCCGCCTCCAGCGCCTCGACCAGCTCGCCGCGGTCCATGTTGTCGATGTAGGTGTCGACCGCGGCTTCCCAGTCGTCCTGGCTGCACAGGTTTAGCAGCTCGTCGTAGTCGGTGCCGGTCTCCTTCTGCACGCTGGACGGCACCGCGCTGTACAGCGTGAGCAGGTCGGACACGAGGTAACTGACACAGTAAATGACTTCCCTTTGCACAAGCTCTTCAACGGTAATCATGGTTGTCTCCCTTTCAGAATTTTGGCCGCCCATCTGCGGCAGAACGCGATTCGGCGGTCGATGCGCTGCCAGCCGAATATCTCGTCAGGCACCCGCTCCCCGGGAATACCCCAGGCTGCGCGCTCCAGTATGAAGCCGATGTCCTCGCCACGCTTTCGCATCGAGCGCAGCAAGCTCACCGTGGTGTGCGGCTCAGTGTCGTGCGCGCGTTTGAGCTTCGGTACATGGGCGTTCACCACATCGTCGATGGAGGTCTTCTGCGCGTACTGACGCAGCGCCGCCGGGCCGCGCCGCTCAGCCCAATAGTTGGCATGCACTCGGGTGAGGATCATGGCATTTCCTCCAGTTGCCCAAGCCGCTCGAGCAGCTCGGTGTTGGTCATTTCGTTGATGCGCTGGTCCACGAGCTTGTCCCGCTCGAGCGGGCTCATCGTGGTCCAGGCGGATTGGTAGCTGCGCGCAAACGTCTCCAGCTCGAAGTACAGCTGGGCGCGCAGCTTCTGATACAACTCCTTGAATTTCACGGGTCAATCTCCACGGTAAAGCGCAGCACGCTCGCACAGGTGCTGTGCACCTGCACCGCCTCGGCCGGCACGATCGCGCTGTGCTCACCCTTGTTCAGGCAGGTGAGCGGATGCCCGGGGCGGTACGGGCCGGCGCCGGTGGTCACCCGGGCCCGGATGCAGCTGGCCGTGACGCTGGTCACGATGCAGGCCACCAGCCCAAGGTTCGGGGCGTCCCAGTAAGCCTGGGCGCCAGTCTTCAGGACGGGCCTCACGACCGGTCTCCGAAATCGCACAGCAGTGCGTACAGCTTATCGCGGAACTCGGACTGCAGCTCGACCACCTTCTCGGCGACGTCGCGCGGCAGCCCCGCGAACACGTCGCGCGTCTGGTCGGCCACGTCGACCATGTCGTCGGCGCCCTCGCCAAAGATGATCCAGACGCCGACCGCCTCGTCGACGTACTTCTCGAGCATCGGGATGTTCATGGCAGCGTCACCGAGAATTTGCAGATGGTGACCAGATAGTCCCGGCCGCCAACGCCGCCATTGCCGAGGTTTTCCTGGGCCTGCTGCTCGCCCTCGCTGACCATCTCGTTGACGATCGCGAGCGCTTCACCCGGCAGCAGCGTGGCCGGACCGCGCACCTCGACCAGCACGTGGTAGACGCCCGGCGCAAACGCCTCCGGGTCGGTGTTGTCCCGCGGGTCGAAAGGCATGCACGCATCGAGCAGGCCGGCGTCGATCGCTTCGCGCAGGGCCTGCCGGATGCTTTCCGTGTCGCCGAGCTCGACGTGCCTGGTGGACGGCACGTCGAGGTCACGCACATCGAACGCGTGACCGTCCTCGGTAGCGACGAGGGTGTACCAGTAGTACAGCTGGCCAGCGTCCATGTCGTCGTCGTTGTAGGCGTGGAAGACGTTGACGCCGTTATGCGTCATGAACAGCTCGGGGCTGGTCCATTCGGTGGTGGTGGGCATGTTAAACCTCCTCGACGTATGTAATGAAAACTTCGTCCTGGTCCAGTTCGAAATAGTCGAGTTGGACCAGCTGGATACCTTCCGAGCCGTCCAGCGGCGGCCAGCCTTCGACCTCGCCGCGGCGCAGCTGCCCTTCCGGGTCGAGGTCGGTGATCGTCATGCGAAAGGCCTTCATGGCCAGCGTGGTGAGCACGGCCTTCAGGACGTCGTGGTTTGCGTCGGCCAGGCGCTCTGCGGCGCCGGACCAGAAGTTGTTGAGTTCGTGGAGCTTCTCGTCGGTCACCACGTCGTGGTCGATCGTGACCACCATGTCGAAGTCCCAGGCGTAGCGGATGGTGTAGCGCTTTTTCATTTCGTACTCTCCTTGATAGTGCCGTAACCCTGCAGGATAACTTCACGGCGCACTTCGACCGGCACCCAGGTGACGCCCAGCCGACGCAGGGCTGCTGCTTCCTTGCGGTCGCGCGCCGCCGGCTGGTTGCGCACCGAGGCGTCGTCGATGTCGCCGACGGGCGACACGTCTACGTGGTGGCCGGTGTGCGTCTGGTGACTGCTGATGTAGAGGAACTGACCATCTGGCTGGACGGCCACAAAGCCGCGGGAAATTTTCATGAAGGGCCTTTCACATGGCGTAGATTTTGCCGTCGTCGCCGACGTACAGGCTGATCTCGGGGAAGGTGTTCGCCGCGGCTGTCAGCCGGTCGCCCAGCTCGCCCATGCCGCGGTCCCAGAAGCCCACGCCGTGGTGGTTGCGCGTCAGCCAGAAGTCGTGGCCGGCGCAGGCTTGCGGGCTGCCGGCGTCGGGGTGGTTGGCCATGCCGCTCTCGCTGTAGAAGCGGTAGGCCTGCCGCAGCAGGTCGGCGTTGGCGACCTGGAATGCCAGGCAGTCCTCGTAGGCCTTGGCGACCGCTTCGGGCGCAAGGTCTTCCAGGCCGTACTTGTCGAGGCTCTCGATGTCGCCGTCGCTGCTCGACCACAGCGCGGCGATCAGGTAGTGGCGGGTGAAGGTGTCGATGTGGTCGGGGCTCATGTGCTCTTCTCCAGGTAGGCAAACAGGTTGGGGTGGAGCTTCTTGGCCAGACCGGCGTCGATCCGGACGCACCGCTTGCGCAGGTAGTCTTCCGACGGGACGCCAAGCTCGACCGGCGAGTTGGAGCGGCCGCTGACGGCGACGAACGCGTCCATCTGGTTGCGATCCTTGCCGCACCACAGCGGCTGGCCGTCTTCGCCCAGCAGCACGGCGATCACGTTGTTGTGCCAGCCGCGGGCGGCTTGCTGCTGCAGCAGTTCGCGGGTGAAGGCCGACCAATGTTTGCTGGCCGACTTGCTGCTGCGTATGCCCGGCATCTCGGCGTAAAAGCGGTAGCCTTTCATGTGGTCTCCCAGGGTGGGCTGTTATCGGTGGTTTCGAATTCGCCAACGCCAGGCAGCACCAAGCTGGCGACGGTGCCGGACGTATGCAGGCGCCGCCAGCATATCTCGCGGAAGCGGATCTTCTCCATCAGTGCCAGGTGCCCGGCCTCGCGGTTGCACAACTTGTGGGCCAGCGCCATGTTGGCGATGTGATCCGGGCCGCCGTGCGTCAGCGCCACCAAGTGCTCGACCGACTCGTCCTCGACGGCCACTGGCAGGTGGCAGTAGAAGCAGTTGTCGCCGTCGCGCTGGCGCAAGGTGGCGCAGGTCGGGTTGGACTTGGTGGTGCGGTTGGTGCGCGGCGCGGCGCGCCAGCGCTTGGCGCCGAGGAAGCTGGCGAACGCGGTACTCGCTTGGCCCACGTAGGTAAGCTCGTGGCGCTTGTTGGTGTACACGATCGAGGTGCCGCTGCCGCAGCGGAAGCGGCACAGCTCCCACTCGTTGGTGCAGGTCAGCACCTCGGCGCCGGCTTCCGTCAACCACGCCTCGAACTTCTCCTTGCGGTCGAGGAAGCCGGCGCGGCGCATGCTGATGATGGTCATGCCTCGCCTCCAAAGTGCGCGCCGGAGTCGAGAATCTCGCAGCCCGGCAGGGTGCCAGGATCGAGCAGCATGACCAGGCACGCGTTGGTGTCGATCTCACCGCCCTCGTCGAGGTAGTCGTCGCGCGTGTCGCCTGCGGCGTCCGGGTGGGCCAGCGCGGCGGCCAGCAGCTTCTCGGGGTCAAGCACGCGCAGCCAGAGGCTGAATTCGTAGGATTGGTTCATGCTGGTCCTTTCAGGTTCTCGATGATCTTGCGCGCCTCGGCGATCTGACGCAGGTCGTCCTTGAGGTTGTGCTCGGAGCAGGCCAGCAGGCGCAAGGCTTCCTGCTTGGCTCCACCGAACGACAGGAACGCGTTGGCGCAGTGGTGCTTGGGCCGGTCCGCCGACAGACTGACGAACAGCTGTCGGCGCCGGCGCGGCACGTGCACTTCGAGGCGCTGCAGCTGCGCGTCGACCAGGCCGACCTTGCCGGTCACCTGCACGATCTGGCAGTCGGTGCGGGTGTGCTTGACTTCCCAGACGGTCAGCTGGTCTCCTTCTTTGTAGGTCATGGCTCCTCCACTTCGATGTCGGTGTCGCCGGCAGCGCGCAGCGCGCGGGCGATGGTGTTGGCGTCTGCCCATTCCTGGGTCTCTTCGGCGGTGAAGAGATACGGCGCCTGGCTCAGGCCGGCATAGGCGCGGGCGCTGTGGCGCAGCGCCTCGACGGCGCGGCGCAGCACGGCCTTGGGGATTTTGGTGGTCATGGCTTCTGCTCCAGCACTTTGCGCAGCTGGCTCTCCCAGCAACGCAGCGGGATGTCCAGCGACTGCGTGCCGTACGAACGGAGGCCGTCCGCCTCGCGCTGACCGCGGCTATCCAACGTGCCGTCGATCACGGACTTGATCGCGATCTCGAGCTCCTCGATGCGCTGAGCCATCGCGAGCACGAGCTTGCTGTAGCGCAGCTTATCGCCGCCCGGCCAGTCCTCACCGTGCCGGCGCAGGGTCAGCAGGCCGTTGTCGTTGATGACGGTATACTTGCCGTCATCGAGGGAAATGGTGTAGGGATTGTAGGGGTCGTTCATGGTTTCTCCAGCATGTCGATTTTGTGGAAGATTGCCTTCAGGGTTTCGGCGTCGGCCGGCAGCGTGCCGCGCTCAGGATCGGCACCGAACAGGGTGACGGCGACGTTGTCGTCGCCCTGGTACACCGCGATGTTGGCGCGTCCGTAGTAGTCGAACGCGCCGCAGCTGTCGTTCATCGCGATGCTGATCTCGTAGCCCTTGTACGGGATCTTGGTGCAGGCGAAACCTGCGTGCATCTTGGGTGCCCAGATGTCGTTCATGGCTTCACCTTGTCGAAGGCGGCAACCAGCGCGGCGTAGTTTTGCTCGGTGTGGAAGCGGCCCTTGGCCTTGATCAGCTTCTCGACCGCGTCACGCAGGGCGAGCAGGTCGGCCTCGAGGTCCGTGTAACAGTTGCAGTACACGGTTGGCGCGAAGCGCGGTCCCTTATAGGCGACGTGCGGGTAGATAGTGGTGTCGATGGTGTAGCCCTGGGCGCGGGCTTCTTCTTGGGTCAGACGTTGCATGTCAGGCTCCTTGCTGGTTGATTTTCACCCGGCGCTTCTTGATGCGCACCGGGTACTCGGGCTGGTTCTCGCGGTACTCCTTGCGGCGCTGGCGCGCCTCGGCCGGGTCGTCTTCGCTGCAGACGACCTCCCAGCCCTGGCAGGTCTTCTGCTCGATTTCGTACTCGTCGCGGGTCTTGCGGACGTAGGCCATGTCAGACCTCCGTGAAGCGGGGTTCGATGAACTCGATCGCCTCGGCCAGTGTCAGGCTGGTGGCGATCTCCTCGGCGCGCTTGGCGTCGATGCCGGTATCAGACATTGCCGGCACCAGGTCGACAGTCGGCTGCTGGACTGCGGCGTCAGCGCACAGGTCGTATCGGCGCATCACCAGCCCGACAGCCTGCAGGTAGGCGCCAACCTCGTAGTGCTGCAGATTGGGTGGGATCATGTCAGTCCTTCAATCAGGATTGCCGTAGGGCTCGCCGCAGCGGGTGCAGCGCGTGTCGGGCGGCAGCTTGCCGGTCTCGCCGATCCAGGAGTGCAGGCCTTTCGCGCACTCTGGGTCTTCCTTCGGAAAGTAGTCGTTCTTCAGCGACTCGTAGGCATAGTCGTCGCCGACGAAGCCCCAGCAGCTGTCGTGTTCGATCTCGTTGCCTTCTTTGTCGTAGGTGACCACGACCACGCCGAAGCAGTTGCCGTTGCACCAGTCGGTGTACTGCTCGGCGGCATCCTTGGCCAGCTCGCGGGCGGCGATGTGCTCGGCGGTGGCAAGGTCCCGCAGGTTTGTCGCCGCCAGGCCCTCGAGGTATGCGCAGGCCTGGTGCCAGTGCCCGAACGTCGGATGCACGACGTCGTCGTAGACGAGCGTGTCAGGACTGAGGGTACGCACGTTGAAGTCGGCACGGCCCTCATGGAAGATATCGCCCTTCCGGTACACCTCGCCACGGCGCTTGATCTCATCCTCGGCGTACTTGTCCGGCACCCACACCGCGCCGCCGCGCGCCGTGTCGAACTGACACTGCATGCCCTGGCCGGACAGTCTGAAGGTGATGCCGCTGTGCTCGTAGACGTCGAGCATGATGGCATAGCGATTGCCGATCGTGCCGTTCTTGCGGCCTTCCTGCCACATCTCACGCAGCAGGGCGTCGACGTCGAAAACCGGATTCAGCTCGTTGAGGGAATCGAGGCAGTCTTCGATGAAGCGGTCGTCACCGCGGCCGTCCGGCTGCTCCCAGTAGTTACGGCAGTGCTCCAGCGCCTTGGCCGTCTCCCCTGGATCGGCAAGGATCCGGCGCACGGCTTCTTCGACCGCCGCCTCCTCGTCGACCAGGCCCAGGTCCGGCCCGCCGCCGTCGTGGCGCAGGCCGAGCGCATCGCAGTATTTGCCCAGCGTGTTGCCATGGCGCCGTGCCTCGTAGATGTGGCCCTCACCGTCGTCGTCCAGCGGGTTGGCGCAGTCGCCGTCGTGCGCCAGGTAGCCGAGCACGATCGTGTCGTCGGTGATTTTGACCAACGTCTCGTGGTAGTCCATGATCGGTGAGGGCTGGACCGGCAGCTCAACCTCGATCTCGGTGCCGGGAATAACGTAGGTAGTGTAGGAGTGGGTGCGGGTTTTCATTCGAATTCCTTTAGATGGTCTTCAACAGGTCCTTCAGCTGGCGCAGCTTGCCCAAGTCAGCCACGTCCGCCTCGTGGCGCTCGAACTGAGCCTGCACCTCGATCGCGGCGTCGCTGACCAGGTCGGCCAGCTCCTTCATTTCCTGCTGGTGACGTTGCGCCAGCGCGGCGAGGCGCTGGGCGAGATTGCCGAGCGTGTCGACGGCGCTGGCCCCGGTGTCTTGCGGTTTAGGCATGGGTTTTGTCTCTTGAGTTTGGGGTTGGGCCTGGATGGCCTCTTTGAGGTTGGACAGCTCGACCTTTTTGCGCACACCTTCGCGCTTAAAGCCAAGCCGGTTCTCACGCAGCAGGCCGCAGTCGGTCAGGGCGCGCAGGCAGCCGTGCAGCACACCCGCGTCAATCACCATGCCAGACTTGGACGCCGCGGCGTAGACTTCCTTGACGCTCCAGTGCTCCTGCAGCGGCACGTGCTCGTAGACCTTCTGTGCAATCGCGGTCTGGCCGGAGATGATCTGGCTGAAGCGAGCTTCGGACATCATGTGGGCTTGCCCTCCAGCACCTCGTTGATCTCCTTGACCAGCCGGGCCTGCGTGGCCCAGCTGCTCTTGCGGTAATCGTTGTCCAGGTGATGGCCGATGCCGTCCTTCATGCGCACGGTGACACCTCTGTCGTGCTCCTTAACGCTCACCTCGGCGATGTGGTCGGCCGCCACGGCGCAGCCGTCGGAAAGTTTAATCAGCATTGCCTGCCTCCTGTTCGATGACCGCATTGAACTGCTCGACCAGCTTGGCGATCGGGTTGTCGGGCAGGCTCATGGTGACCTGCAGCTCGCGAATGTAGTAGCCCGGGCCGGTCAGAGCTTCCAGCACCTGGCGTAACGCGGCGCGGTCGACGGCGATGGTGTCATCCATGATTGCCCTCCCTGGCCTGCAGTTCGCGCACCTTGGCTTCCATCTCGTCCGCCATGACGCCGTCGATCCACTCAACGTCGCCCGGCACATCCACGTTGAAGGCCAGACCGTCGACGTAGTCGACCAGGTGGTTGTTGACCCTGTCGGGCGGGTCCTCGCAGCCGAGGGCGGCCTCGAGTTCGTGCATGCGGTCCCAGTAGGCGGCCTTGGCGTCGACGGCGGCGCGCAGGGCGTCGAGAATTTGGATGGTCATTGTGGCTCCTTCAGAACGTGGTCGCGAATCCAGATGTTGGCCAGCGGCGTGACATACTGCCGGTCACGGTTCGTTTGCACGTAGCCCTGGTGGATGAGGTACTTCAGGTCGTTCGGGTACGAGCCGATGTCCGTCTCGCGGTCTTCCGTGCCGCGGTAAATCTGCAGCAGCAGGATCAGCTGGTTTGGTGTCATTTCAGTCCTTTCTTGGCTTTCTTTTCAGCCTTCTTGGCGTCGACGGCGGCGTTCCACGCGTCGCGCTCGGGGTTAGTGGGTTTGTACGGTGCGAGGGCACCTTGCGTCCGGCCGTGGACGCCGGGGCGCACCGTCACGACCTGGTAGTTCGCCGCAAGCATCGCATCGAGTACCTCGCGTGACGTCGGCTCGGAACCGCTCATGAAGACGATCTTGTCGCCGGGGAGGATCTCATCTTCCATCAGCGACCCTTCCTGGCGCGCTTGGCGGCCTGCTTCTCGCGACGCTTGGCGTCGACGGCGGCGTTGTGGGCGGCGATGGCGTCGGCACGCTCGCGCCGGGCCAGCTGTGCGGGCGTAGGCGGTGGCGGTGGTGCCGGCCGGCGCGCCATCAGGCTCAGCAACAAAGCGAGGGCGCGGGCCGGGTCTTTCGGGTTGAAGAAGCTCATGCTGCACCTCCGACCGGCTCGATCTTGAAGTCGCACGGATTGAAGTCCATGCTGGATTCAATCAGGCCGGCGATGTGCCCCAGCAGGCCGGCCAGCGCCTCGCACGGCGAGGCGAAGGTCTGCGGCTTGTCGTCTTGGGTCCAGACGCTCTCCCAACCGTTGCCGATCGCAGTCAGTACCTCGTAGCGCGGCGCCGGGGCGGTGAAGCCGGTAGCGAGCGTCCAGGCTTCGACCGGCGTCGGCGAGACGACCGGCTCGCCGTCAAACGCGTAGTCGATCAGGTTGGTGCCGCCTTCGCAGCGCTGCAGCGGTACCAGGGCCATGTTGGCACTGTCGAAGACTTCGTCAAGGCCAGCGTCGGCCGGCATGGCGAAGGCGAGGGTGGTGTGCAGCAGCACCAGTTTTTCGGGGGTGTTCATGGTGGGTTCCTTTCAGAGGATGTAATCGGGTTCAGTGAACTGGCGGGCGGCGAACCAGTTCTTCTCAAGCAGTAGGTCGATCGCAAGGTCAGTCGCCTCGTCGTCGTCCAGTCGGCCGCCCAGGTAGCTCCAGACGGCGACGAACAGCGGCTCGGCGCCGCACTGCCAGCCGACCAGGCGGGCATTGGCCGGCATCTCGTCGACGCGGCGCTCGGACAGCGCGTCGTCGACGGCGTAGGCGACGTAGGGGAGGGCTTGTTCGCGGTTCATGCGATCTCCAGATGGCTGACAGCATCACGGCACAGCTGGAGCAGGTCAGGCCCTTCGAGGTAGAAGCCCTCCTCGTCGTCCTGCGTGTCGGCCACAGCGAACTTCGCGGCCGGATCAAGTTGTCCGCCGTCGATCTTGTAGACGCCGTAGTAGCTGTTGCCCAGCCAGCGGAGCAGCTTCTCGGTCTCCGCGATATCGCGGTCCGGCGCCGGCGGGTCGGTCAGCCATCGCTTCCAGCCTTCGTCGTAGATGCAGAGACGTTGGTCGTCCTCGCGCGCACACCATGCGGCGTCGAAGTCGCGGTAGGCGTGCACGGTCTGGCCGTGCAGGTCGACGATGTGGTAGATCAGGCCGCGACCGTCGTTGGGGAAGGAGATGATCATGATGGTTCCTTATTCAGTGGGTAGGGCAGGTTGTGCACCTTCTCGACGTCGTGCCATTCGCGCAGCATCGCAAGCCGGTAGTGCGCGTCCGCCGTCGGCCAGTCCTCTTCGAACTCGCCGCAAAACACGCGGCCGGCCACGCCGCCCTCGTCGATGCCGACCTGGTCCATCACGCTGCGCAGCGCCTCGTTGACGTCGTCGATCTTCGTGGCGTCGACCAGCATGTCGTCGGTGATGCGGTAGGCGGCGTTCACGCCCGGCTCCGTTTCAGGGTGTCTTCCAGCTGCGCCAGTGCCTGGACCAGCGCGTCCTGGTTGGTGGTGGCGACGAACTCGTTGAGCGCCTCCTTGCCGGCTTCGAACGGGTCGCCGCGGTTCAGGCGCAGGCGCTGCTGCGAGACCGTGGTGATCAGCACGCCACTCCTGTGCGAGACGCACCACTGCAGCAGGTTGTCGTGCGCCTGGTGCACGAAGAACTCGAAGCGGGCGTTCTTGACGTTGGCGCGGAACGGCTGGCCCTCGACGGCCACGGTGGCGCCGCCGGGGATCTTGATGTCGAAAGTGGGCATGGTTGTTCTCCTTATTCGAGGTCCACATAACCGACGAGCTTGTACTCGTCCTGCCACTTCTCGCCGCAGTCGCGGCAGCCGATGTCCTGCCAGGCCGTGCCGGCCTCGGCGTCGAGGCCCGACCGGCCCTCGATGTCGCGCGAGTGGCAATGCGGGCACTGGTTGGGGTCGCGTATGTACTCTTCCTGGGTCATCGGGGTCATATCAGGCTCCTTGGGATGTCGATCTCTTCACCCATCTTGCTGGCGACGTAGCAGCGCATGGCGGCGATCAGGGCGGTGGGGCCATAAAAGCTGCCCTTCGGATGGTAGGCGTCGACCCAGCACTCGGTGGCTGGCAAGTCGTTATAGACGATCGGGCAGACATGGATACGTTCACGCTCGATGATCGGCCCACCTTGAGCCCAGTCGGTGGCCGGACTATATTCAACGTCATGCCCACCAACACGTATGCAGGGTACGCCCCTCCAAAAGAATGGCCCATCGTCACGCCACTCTTCTGTAGCGCCCTCACACACGGCCACCGCCCAGTCCAGCGCGGCGCCGGTCAGCTCTCGCGTCTTGGCCTTCATGCGACCTCCGGCTCGACGACAGCCCAGCGGTACGGCCGGCTCCTGCCGGTCATGCGCTGTACCAGCTCGAGTTTGAGGCGGGTACCGACCAGGCCGCGGGTGTCGTGAATGCCGCAGCGTGCGGCGTGCACGCTCAGCATGGTCTCGAGCATCCGGTGCGAGTACAGGCGATGCAAGCCGCCCTGCCGGTCGCGCACCACGATGCGGGTGAGGCTGACGCACTGCACGATCTCGACCTCGACGAGGCCCTTGTCGTGGGCGTCAAATACGGACAGGCGGTTCATTGGTCCTCCGACAGGTAAATGCCGCACCAGGCGAAGCCGTTCGCCACCAGTGCTGGGAACTCGTTGCCCTCCTTGGCGCTGGTGGTCGCTTCCAGGATCAGGCCATCACGATCCCACTCGGCCCAGCCGGTGCTCACCTTGGCTGCAAAGTAGGACGGGACGTCGTCGAATTCGACGGTCACGGTGTACTTCATCTCGAACGCCTTGACGCCCTCGAGAGTCAGGCTGCGCTCGTGCGCCTCGTCGCAGAGGCGGTCGGCCTCGGCCTGAGAAAGGTCTTGCGGCCACGGAAAAGCGTAGCCGTCGGTCAGGATCAGTTTCATGGTGGGTCCTTATGGGTGAAAGCCGAAGTAGCCGGTGCGCCAGTACAGCACGGCGGTATAGCTGCCGAAGGCCGGGCTGAAGCGGTCGCTGGTGGCGTAGGCCTGGTCGTCGATGAACAGGGTGCTGCCGGTGCGGTCGAACAGCCAGTCGTTCGGGTCGTAGTGGCGGAACAGGACGTCGGTGTCGGTCATTTCTGCTCCTTGGCCAGTTTCTCGTCGATCGCCTCGCGCAGCCAGGCGATGTCAGACGGATGCACGTACTGGCCAGTGGAGCGCTTGATGCGCTGCAGCTGGGCGACCAGCGCATCCTTGGAGCCGGTGATCACCTCGCCGTCGAGCAGCAGGCGCACATCTTGGTAGATCAACTCGTGCTTGGGCGTGGTCAGCCAGCTGTGCAGCTTAATGATGCCAAGGCGGATCACGCCGTAGATCGAGCCGATCACGACGACCTTGTAGGCCCAGAAGCCCAGGGCGACCCAGAGGGCCATCTGCGGCAGGCGGGCGATGAGTTCGAGCAGGGTTTTGAGGTCTTCCATTTATTCCTCCAGTCGATAAACGAGATAGCCGCCGTCACCGCGGTCGGCGACGCCGACCGGCACCTTGGTGCGGAACGTGGCCTGCAAGCCTTCCACCACAAGCTCGCAGGGCACGCCTGCGGCGTGTGCCAGCGCTACCCTGTCGCGGTCGGTCAGATCCGCTGCCGGCGTGCCAGGCGCCGGCAGCCGGATGAACTCGGCGACGATGTCGTCGATGGTCATGCGTGCTCCTCGGTTGGTGTGTCGGTGGTGTCGGCCTGGTCCGGGTCCTCGGGGCGGATCGGCAGCAGGTCCTCGTCCTTGAACGTGGCAAGCGTCGTCTGGAACGTCTTTCCGCTGATGCTCCCGCGCCCGGTCAGCGTGCCGTGCACCGGGAGCACCACCCAATCGGCGCCAGGAGATGTCACCACAGACTTGCGGCCAATGAAAGCCAGCACTTCGCCCTCCACGGCGCGCCGCTCGACGATGACGAAGCGGCCGACGTTCTCGGGAATGCGGCAGCGCAGGACCAGCGCCAGGTCGCCGGGGCGGCACTTCATTTGGCCACCCGCCACGGCTGCGGCTCGATCGCCACGCCGAGCCCGGCGGCGCGGTTGAAGCCGGCGGCCATCGCGCGCTCTTCCGTGTAGCGGTCGGAGAACCAGCGCGCGGTGCCGTCGGCCAGGCGGTCATAGATCGCCCAGCCGGTGGTCTTCTCGTCGGGCCCGGCGAACTGCGCGGTCACGTTATGGTCGCTGTCCTCGACGACCGGCACCACCTGCACCGCGATGACATGCTCGCCGTGGTCGTAGCCGGTCAGCTCGAAGATGATGCCATCGGTGTACGGGATCGGGTGCGGCGCCTTGCGGAAGAATTCGTACGCAAGCCGGCCCAGCTCGCGCTTGACCGGCGCGTAGTCGAGCAGGTGGGCCGGCGTCTCGGGGCCGGTCGGCAGCCTGCCGTTGCGCATGGCTGCGGCCAGCCAGGCGCCTAACGGTTCCTCGACCTCGTAGGCGTACACGCCGGGGAAGCCGGTGACGAGGAAGTCGGGGCAGGTGGCGACCTTGTTGGCCAGATCGCACGAGAAGGCGGCAAGCTGTCCGATCTCGTGGTAGAGCTCGATGCCGCCCCAGCCGTTACTGCTGGCCCAGTCGAAGACCGGGTCGTGGTCGCGGATGGACATGCCGACGGTGATGGCGACGGCGGAGGTGGCGAATTCGGTGTCGATGTGCATGGTGGCTTCCTTGTGGTGGTGGGTTAGCGGCCGACGGCCTTCAGCTGCTCATGTTGACGTTGCAGCAGTTTGAGCACCTGCCCGCGCATCTCGGCGGCGGTCTTGGTCTTGGCCTTGCTTGGCATGATGTAGCCGAACATCTCGAGGACGCAGCCGCTGATCGTGCCGCTGAACTCGGACTTCATGGTGTCGGTCCAGAGTGTGACCTTGGCTTCGTTACTCTTCTTGGTAGGCATGGTGGGTTCCTTGTGATCATGGCAGGTACAGGTCGAACAGGTGGCCCTCGTAGATGGCCAGCGTGGCCACTTCGAAGGGTTCGGCGGGCTCGACATCCTCGTCGCCGCGGGCGAGCTTTTCGCAGGCGGCGACTTCCGCGTCATCAGGGTTATCTGCCTCGACCCAGGCACGGTAGACCCAGTCGCTCGGGTGGGCGTCGTCTTCGCGCTGGCGGGCAGGGCGCAGCAGCAGGACGGTGTAGGGCTTCATACAGTCTCCTTCAAGGTGTTGAGGACCTGCGGCAGCAGGCCGGGTTTGCCGTCGGGCGTGGCCATCGTCCACTGGTAGTAATACTCGTGGACGGTGCGCCACGGGATGTCGCCGGGCAGGGCGCGCCAGGCGCAGCCGGTGTAGAGCTTGTGCAGCATGGCGTTGACCACGTCGTACAGGTCGTGGCTGCGGCGGCGCGTGACGCGCTTGTGGCGTTCGAGCAGCGGGCGGATCGCCTCGAACTGCTCGCGGGTGATGCTGGGCGGGACGGTGCGGGTCATGTCAGCTCCAAAGGTTTTCGCAGTACGCCTCGGCCGCGTGCAGGGCGCACTCGTCGTAGGTAACGTCGCCCGACTCGTCGTAGAGCTTGCCCACCTCAGCGATGAATGCCTCAGCCTCCTCGCCCTGCATGAAGATGTCTTCCTCGCCGGGCGCCGAGATGCAGACGGTGGGCAGGCCGCTGTTGATGTCGACGTCGACGTGGGCCATGCGCGCGGCCGAAGCCTTGATGATGTCGGTGAGGTTCACATCCACCTCCCGCGCGGCCGCAGGGCGATGCGCTTGAACCAGATGAACGGCCAGGCGACGACAGGGCGCGAGCGCGGCCAGCGCTTCATTTCCAGGCCGATCGCAAGCCAGCACAGGGCGTCGATCAGCAGGCCGAAGAAAATCGACAGCAGCAGGATGCTCATGGTGTGGTCTCCAGGTGGGTTGCGGCGATTTCGTACAGGGCGGCGCGATGCAGCAGCCTGTCGGCGTGGGCCCGCAGGTCTTGGGCTTCGGCGCGCAGCGACTCGGCCGGCGTTACGGACGGCTCGAGCATGACCGAAACTTCCTTGCCGGCGTGCTGGATCAGGGCGAAGGGACCGCCGGTGAAGTGCTGGATGGTGACTTTCATTTGGCCCACCTCACCGATTGCGCGAACGCCTCCTGCCGGGCGGCGTCCTCGCGTCGCTTGGCACAGTGCTCGCCAGGCAGGCAGTGACCGCCCGTCATCTCGCAGCCGAACCCACCGCGCACCCCTCCGTAGGCGCCGCGCTGCGTGACGGTGTAGCGCAGCGGACAGCCGTCCGCGGTGAAGCCGGGATGATCGGCGTAGGGGTTCTTGCCACCCTCGGGAATCAGGCGCTCGTTCATTTGGCCTTCTCCCCGGCGGCGAAGCCGGCCTCGAAGATGTTGCGGTTGTGCGTGGTGTCGAGCATCGGATGACGCTTGCCCGCCCACTCGGCCCAAGCCTCGCCCACCGTCAGCGGTGCCGGCACCAGCGCGTCGTAGGCCTTGGCTTCGCGCGGGTCGTCCAGGGTCTTGCCGTGCATCTCGATCGCGAGGGCGATGATGCGCGGGTCGATGTCGTCCCACATGCAATAGTCGAGCGGGCCGTGGTCCACGCGGACCCACAAGGTCCAGCCGTTGCGGTCCTTGAGCAGATAAGGCTCGCTGTCGGTGTCGACTTCCTGTTGTCGGTGGGGGGTGTGGCCGAGGAAGCGCAGGTCGGTCTGGGTGATGAACTCGGCGATGCGCGTACTGACCTGCAGGGCTTGGGACAGGTCGTGGTCGGGGTGCGGCTGGTAGCGCCAGTGGCGCCCGTAGGTGTCGGTGTGCATGGTGGGTCCTTAGAAAGGGTGGAACAGGACGACCGCGGCGAACGCGGCGAGCGAGGCCAGCTGGGCTGGCAGCTGCCACCAGCGCCGGGCTTCCGGGAACATACGGACCAGACCGCGCCAGCCGATCGTCTCGAATACGATCGCGGCGGTAACAAGCAGCCAGAGGAGCCAGCTGATGTCTTTCAGGGCTTGCATGCGGACCTCCGTTCCAGCGCCTCGTTCAGCGCCGCGGTGACTTCGTGCTCGGCGTCCTGCAAGGCTTGCAGCAGCTTGTCCAGCGCGGCGTCGCCGACTAGCTGCTCGGCCAGCGCCAGCGCGCGCTTCTGGACGTCAGCGTCGAAGCGGTTGTAGATGTCCTCGACCACAACAGTGAAGGGCAGCTCGACGCCGTTGCACTTGAACTCGACCTCGAGTGGTCCGCAGAAGCGGTTATCCGTGATAATGCCGTTGAAGTGCGCGGTGATGGCGGCGATCAGGAAGTGGTAGGCCGGGTCGGCGAGCCGTCTGGATTTGATGGTTTCGGGCATGGTGCCTCCTTAGTAGTCGACGTTCACCACGAGGCCTTTGCGAGGCACTTTGGCGACATCAATGCTCTGGACTTTCTTCCACAACCAGCTGTCAGCGCCGGTCTGCACGTACACCTGCAGCGGCAGATCGCCGGTGCCCTGCTGTTGCTTGAGCAGCTCCAGCTGGGCGATTGCTTGGTCGATGTTCATCGGTGGTCCTTATTGGTGAAGGGTGGGTGGGTGCTCGCCGCGCAGGTAGCGGCTGCGGCTGTTGGGGCGGTACATGACGTCGGGCCGCTGCATCAAGTCTGCCCAAGCCTGCGGCGAAAAGCTGCGCTTCGGTGCGCTGTGGTCGAACGGGCGGGTCGAGACGCGGGCCACGGTGCGGCTGCGGATGTGCGTGCCAAGGCCGCGGCGGCTGCGCGTGACGACGGTGGAAATGTGGGTTACGTAGAGCATGTCACAGGCCTTTCAAAAATGCTGCGCTGGCTCGGTGCGCTTTCAGCTGGGCCAAGGTTCGCGGCCCCATGACCAGGCACTGGCCGAGGACAGGGTGGTCGAACTTGTAGACGACGTCATGCACGCCGAAGAACTCTTTAAGCCAGGCGTTGGTCTTGGCGACCAGATCGGGGTGCTGGAGCCGGGTGAACTCGGCGCTGACCTGCATGCGCGGCACATCCTGGCAGATAGGATTCACTTCGACGGGCATACCGTAAAGGAAGTCCATGTCACAGGCCTTTCATGGCGAACAGGGCGGCCAGGCTGACGTAGCCGCAGTGGGTGGTAAGGTCGGCGGCCTTGCGGGAGATGCCGTAGCAGCCGTTGTTGCAGTTCCAGTAAATGTAGTAGGTGCCGTGCCGCAGGTGGTCGATGCTGCCGATCTGTTGTACGGGGCTCATTTGCAGTCTCCTTTCTGGCTTGCAGGTGCGGCGGCAATGGCGGCGGCAAGTGCCGCGCGTGCCGTGTCGGCTCGGTGGTTGCTGTCCGGGTTCTCGCGTTGCACCTCGATAAAAAGTTTGTCACTGCTGACATATTGATGCAGGCTTACGAAATCAGGCCCGTCCATGAAATTCAGCAGATCGGCATCCCCCTCCGCTGCCTGTGCTGCGCCCTGCTGGGCGACGGCATCTTGGTAGTAGCACCATACCCCCTCAGGGTTCTCCAGCATGTTGCCTTCGCCATCGTTGGTGTACCGCTGGACAATCAAGCGACCGGGTGCTGCTCCCTGCTGGGCGAGGGCGGCGCGGAGACCTGCACGACATGCGGCGCGCGGGTCGACTACACCGAACGGGCGCTTATCCTTCCGCTCCACTTGCTCACGCTGTGCAGCAAGGTATGCATCGACCATTGCATCCGAAATCCCCAGCGGTGTAGCCTTACGGCTGGTTGCTGGGGCGCGGCGCATAGCATCGGCAAGAATTTCAGCGCCGGGCCGGTCTGCACGGGCTATCGCTGCGTCGAACTTCTCACGATCGCTCGCGCTTGCCGTGGTGGCCGCAGGGGATACGGCGAGGATGCCTAACTTGATATGGCCGAGAGTGCGTGATTCGCCCATCATCAGACCGCAGGATGAGCAGGCCAGCGTGGGGTCGCTATAGTCGTGGCAGATGGTGCTGTGGTCGACAGCCTCCCCTGCCTGCTGGGGGGCCTTTCCGTGCTTATCGTCGCACTCATCGACGGCTTCATCCATGACGCGCAGGGCGTCCAGCAATTCCTGCTTCGTCGCCTTGATGCCGGGGTTGCCGCCGGCCGCCTCCCATGCCTCCTGCACGGTAATGGTCTCGTCGCTCGCGCTTGCCGTGGTGGCCACAAGGGATGAACTGCGGGAGACTTCGATGTAGGACCTGATCGCGGAGCGAAGCGCATTAACGACGTGGCGGTGGCCTAAACTCGTCAGGCTGCCAGGCGGCAGGGCTTCGCTGAACTCGGCGTGCGCACCTGTCAGGAAGGCTTCGCTTACGACAGCCGCCCCGGCTTGCTGGGTGGCCTCGTCGGGGCCGCCGTTCTTGGAGTACACGACCGGCGCCGATGCAAGGCCTATTTCGCACGCATGCGCCGGGATTGCACTGGCCTGCGGGGTGGCCGCAGGCTCGGCGAGAAAGCGTTCAAACGCAGAGCATGCGCGAGCCGACAGGAATCGGATCGACAGGCCCATGTCGCTGCTGCGCTTGACCTCGGCGATGTTGCGGCGCTCATCGGGCGCGGCTTGCTGGATGAGAGCGGCAACATCTTCATAGCGCACGTACAGGCCCCACGGCTCGGGATTCATCAGGCCGCCTCGCATGTTGAAGCGCTGCAGCTTGTCTAGGTCGATGCCTGCGGTGGTCTTGTCGGTCATGGCTTATCCTTGTTGGTCGGTGCTGGTGGTGCTGCCTGGCTGTCGTCTGCCTGCTGGGTGGGGAGTTGTGCGACCAGCTCCCAGCAGATCATGGTCGCGTAGGTAGTCGGCGCGCGCTGAACGTACCCAGCTTTTTCCAGCGCTTTCAGCCGACGAAGAACCCACGGCGTTTGCAGCCCAGGGGAGTGTTCGCGCAGCAGGTTCTTGATGAAGTAAGTCGGCATCACCATGCCGCGTCGGCTGCTCAGAAGGCCAAGGATGTTGGTGTCGCTCGGTTTCGTGGTCATTCCGCACCTCCCACAGCGGGCTGGCTGTCGTCTGCCGGGGTGCTGGTGGTGCGCACGAACGCATGGCGGCACTTGGCAGGCAGATACCCGCGTGCCTGCATTAGCTCTCGCCGCTCAGGTGCTTTCGGCTTGCCGTTCTCGTCCATGCAAGCACCTACCAAGGTGTCAAGCGCGCGTGTCATAACATCCAGTGACAGCGCAAGGATTGAGCTATCGTCTTGCAACGCAGGCGCGGCGCGGTTGACCGATTGAACGACGAAATCGGCAAATTCTTCGGCAGCCTTGCGTTCTTCCGCCAGTCCTGCTTTGTCGTCCAGCGAGCGCTGTGTGTGCGTGTTCAGTTCGAATATCGTCTGGCCGTCAGCATCGCAAATTTGAACCACCTCGCGCTTGTCTGTCTCCCGCTTAAGCGGCAGGGGGTGGCCATAGCCCGGGGCTTCGCGCACCGCAGGCGCGACCTGTGCTACCGCCGCGTCGATCAGGGATTCGACGAACCGGATCACATCGCCTGAGCCGACATCCATGTTTTTCTCGTCGGCGTAGTCGCGCAGTATTTTTCTGAACGCCATCCAATCGACGCTCTCGGCGGCAGGCGCTTGCGTTGCGCTGGCCTTCACGCACGACTTAAACACGCCTCCACCAATGCAGGTGCAGTTCGGATAGGTGCATGCTTGCGGTGCGCTAGCAGCGACGCTCTCACCCCTCACATACGCATGGTCTGCAAGCCTCTCGCTGTACGCTTGGCCCGCAATAACGATAACGTCGAAGGCCGCCTCGGCGGGCAGCGCTGACGGCGCTACACCCACAGTCGGGTAGTCGTACGGTCGCCATTCGTGCTGGCAGTTCTGGCACTGGTGCGTCTTGTGCGGCCGCGTGGCCCACTCGCCCGCGTCCACGTGCAAGGTGTGACAGGCCGGGCAGTGCAAGGTGAGAGGGGCCGGCGGCAGGGCCTTCGTGATGGCGTCCGCCAGGCGCTGCGAGTCGCGCAGGCTGATGTCGATGCCCAGGTCGTTGAACCATTCTTCGATGATTTGCTGGATACCCATGATGTCTCCCTAATCCTTCGAGGTGTCGCGGTCCCAGTCGGCGAAGGCCCGATGCAAGGTGCGGTTGTGGGTGGCGATGTCGGTGTAGCCGGGGTCGGTGGGCAGGCGGCCGTGCAGGCGCTCGGCATTGGCCACCATGCGCTGGCGCAGCTCTTCCTTCAGGGCCGGCGTGCGCTCGGCGAACGGCAGCGCGGCGAGCTCCAGGGCGCGTTGCTGGTTGTCGTCCAGCGCTTTGCGCGCTTCCTCCTTGCTGCTGCACCCGGCCAGCAGGCTGTCCTTGGTGATCGGGGCGTTGGCGGGCAGCGCGGCAAGGCGGGCCGCGGCGCCGGCTGCGGTGACGGCGGTCGGGTCGAGTTCGAACCTGTGGTTTTTCAGGCCAGGAGCCTTGGGCTGGGGCTGGAGCGAGCGTACGAGCTCGGTCAAGATGACCAGCTGTTTGCCCATCTCGGCAAGCTGTTTGGTCAGTGGGGCAAGATGCTCGACCAGTAGCCCAAGGTCTTGGCCGGCCTGCGCCGGGGCGAGGCTCTGGGCACGGGCTCCGCACGAAGGGCAGGTGATATCGCCCTTACGCAGCCACGAGGCACGCACAGCGCGGGGTGGCGCGCCGCAGGTGCAGGTGATGCTGGTGTACAGGTGGCCAGACTTGGCCGGGGCGTCGCCGACCACGGTGAAAGGGCCGAAGACGGTACCAGGTGCAATGCTCATTGCAGAATCCTCAGGAAGGGAAAGCAAACATCGTACAGCTTGGCAGAACTGACTGTCAATGACTGTCAATGTCATTGACTACGATTGACAGTCACTGACAGTCAATGACGCTGTCAATCGCTGTCAATCGCTGTCAATTGTAGTCAGTGACAGTCAATGACTCTGTCAATCGCTGTCAATCGCTGTCAATTGCTGTCAATGACTCTGTCAATCGCTGTCAATCGCTGTCAATCGCTGTCAATCGTAGTCAGTGACTGTCAATCCGAGTCAGTGACAGTCACTGACTGTCAATTCGAGTCAATGTCAGTGACAGTCAATACCCATGACGGGCTGATGGGTATTGACTGTCATTGACTCGAATTGACTATCGCTGACTGTCATTGACTGTCATTGACAGCGGCCTCCGAGCTAAGTCCTTGAAAATTAAGGCTTTTCAGGTGGGTCAGCAGCTGGTCATAGGTGTCGCGGTCGGCCTGGGCCTGGCGCAAGCGTCCCTCGGCGTGCAGTAGCTGTCTTGCTGTTTCGGCAATCATTTCGTGGCGAACAGCCTCCGGAGAAGGCGGACGGAACAAATTTTTCAACATGTAAGAGCTCCAAAAAAATACCAAAGTAGCTGGGAATAAAATAACAGCACTTAAGCGGGTGCTGTAAGAGGCCGAAATGTTGGGTGATAATGCAAGACTTTTTGACAACATTTTTGCAAGGCAATACAAGTTGTTTTTCTAACTCCGGCAAAAAGTGCGAAAGTTTGACAAAGTAAGTTATATAAGCTCGCACGTAAGTTTGAGCAGTTCGGACCCTGTCAATATAACTGAACTGACATTGCACACACTTACGTGGCTTTTATACCAAACTGAGAGGGATTTTTAAAAACGCTATAAGCAAGCCAAAACGCAAGTACGGCCAAAAAGTGGGCCAAAAACGGGCAAAATAAGTTGGTAAAAAACGGAAAAAGGCCAAAAATCACGAAAAAACGAAAATGACCCATTGGCAAATTTTGACGGGAGGGTAATGCGACCATAGTTAGTAGAATACTGACTTACATACAGTCTTACTTGCCCTCTAGAGGCTTGCGGAGTACAATACGACTTACCACTTTCGTACTGTGGTATTTCTTCCACTCTTATATAAGACTGCCATGTATAACCTACCTGCTGAGCATGTTCCGCACTACTTTACGGGCTCGAAGTCGATTTACCGCATCCTTGCGGACAAGTCCTACCAAGAATTGTCCTATGTGACCGCCGGCCGCTTGTGGGCGACGATCAACGGCGAGCGGCTTGCGGCGCCGGATATCGCCTGGTGCCTGCACTACGGCAACTGGCCGAAGTTCCCGCTGGTGCAGCTGGACGGCAACCCTTTCAACTGCTCGATCGACAACCTGATGCCGGCCCGCCATAAGCGGCTGCGCTACCGCGAGACCGCGCGCGGCGGCAAGTTCTACCACCCGCTGGAGAAGATGGGCTTTAGCACGCCGGAGCAGTGCCTGCTCAACTGGCAGGCGCACGCGCGCGACTACTACATGCAGGACCTGCACCACGTGCTGGCGATCGAGGCCGAAGAGCGCGAGCTGCGCCGCGGCGTCGAGGTGCCTCCGCCTGTGCTGACGAAGGTGCGCAGGCCGCGCAGCGCCAGCCGCAAGGCGTCGGGGTTGCCGCCGCGCCCGGCCCCGGTAGAGGGCATGGAGTGGCACTGGTACGAGGGCGCGTGGGTCAGCGTGCCAGTGGCCTGCCACGTGGCCGATGATTATCTGCAGCGCCTGCGCAAGTGGAAGGCAGGCGCGGTGCGCTTCGTGTTCCAGCCTACCTACCGCGAGGTCTGGGGCTTCCGTGGTGACGGCACGGTGGTGCCCTGAGTAACCGGGTGGTCGGGCGGGAAGGTGGCGCGGCAGGTGTCCGAGCTGGCCTCCTGCTCGTTGAGCTTGGTCCAGACCTGGAGCTCGCAGGTGAAGCACTGGCCAATGCCGATGTGCTTGAAGGCGATGGCGGCGCGTTTCATGCTGCCTCCTTCAGCCAGGCGCGCAGGTGCGCGAGCGACTCGAAGCCGTCACCGAAGGTGAGGCGACCTTGCGCGTCCTGCAATTCCCATGCGGCTGGGCGGCGGTGCACGCGCACGGCGAAGGCGCCCTTCCACGCAGGGATGCGCCACCTGCCAGGACTAACGAAGGCCAACATCACGAGCCTCCCTTGAGGATGTCAGCGCCGGTGGCGTCCGGCCGCACCATAAAGGCTTGGCAGAACGCGGTGAAGGCTTCCGGGTTGACCTTCTGGACGCGCGCGCGGGTCGAGTCGTACTCGGCGATCGCGCGGCGCTGGCTGCCTTCACCCTTGAACTCGGCTGCGAACAGACGCTTGAGCGCGTCGGTCAGCAGAAACAGGTTGGCATAGTCGGGGTTCATTTCGCCACCTGCACGATGTCGTCGGCTGCAAACGTGCGAATTTCGCGCTCGCCGCAACCCCAAGGGCGACCCTTGTCGGTGCTGACTTTCTCATACACGTGGCCGCGGAACCTGAAATAGTGGCAGACGGCGACATCGTGGAAGAGGATGTCTTCGCGGGCCTCGCCGCGGAAAAGTCGGGCGGCGCTCATCACGCCACCTCGTAGCCGAGCTTGGCCAGGCCGCTCTGCACGTCGCGCGGCAGCAGGTGCTCGGCTGCCAGGAAGGTGCGCCCGGCCAGCCAGAAGCGGCCCTCGTACAGGCCCTTCTGGTGGCGGAAATAGCCCACCTCGAGCTCAAGGTTGATGACGATGTCGTAGTGGCCGTGCTGCTTGCACAGTGCGAACGGCGTGGTGCCTGCGGTGATGGTGAATTGGTCGAGCGGGGTCAGGTGGTTCTCGCCGGTGGGCATGGGGCGCGGCAGGCGCTCCGACAGCAGGTGATGCATGATGCCTCCCTGTATTTTTTGGATGAGTGTCTTCATGGTGGCGTAAAAATGGCCGCTCGCGGCGGCCTTGTTGCTCGGGTGTTGCTGTCTGGTTACAGCTTCAGTGCTGCGGCCTTGAGTTCGGCCATCATCTGGTCGCGGGCGGCCTGTCCGCTGGTGCACTCGTGGCAGCCGCTGTTGTACGCGCCATAGTCGTACGAGTTCATCACGAACTCGCGCAGGTCGGCGCCGGCCTGCAAGCCGGGCGCAATGGCGCCCTGCGTGATGCCGTCGAGGTTGCGGTCGACGTCGGCGAACATCACGCGCCCGTCGGGCAGCAGCGCGCAGGCGATGCGCTGACCCTTGTCGCTGTACTGGCGGCCGGTGTTGAAGGTGGTGATTTGGGTGGTCATGGTGGGCTCCGTGGTGGGTGGACTCGTCAGTGTGCGTCACACGCACAGACCCGGCGCGCGGCCGGGTTTCGTCCTGCTAGGCCGGGCAGAGGTCGGCGAAGCTGCGCTCGACCTCGTTGCGCGTGCGGGCGCGCGCCTCCGTGCAGGCCTCCGGCCAAGTCAGGTTAGCCCTGACAACCTTGCCGCTGTCGTGCTCAACGCAGAAAACGCGCTGGCGACCTTTGTTGTCTGCTGCCTGCAATTCCTTGGGCAGCATTTTGCGTGCTTTGTACATACAATTTCCCCTTTTATTTTGGTTTAAATAACTTACATCGAACAGGGGCGTGTTTCAATCGAAACCGACACCGCCCCTGTCCTTACTCTACAGCAACCGCAACAGCGCCGGTACCGCCATGCAGGCCAGCATCAGCAAACCCACCGCCAGGCCGCGGTTCATGCCCGCACCTCGGCCCGCCACAGCCCGCGCAGCGCCTCGTAGGCGACCACGACATCGGCCGCGAGCATGACCATGACCAGCCCGCGCAGCAGCAGGCCGTAGCCCAGGAAATTCTCGCTGGCGATCTGGTCCAGCAACAGCAGCAGCGCCGCGTGGATCACGGCAAAGCCGAAAACGGTGATGCGTTTCATGATGTTCTCCTATTTGACTTCGGTTTTCGACCACAGGCGCAGCGCGCGGGTGGTGCTCAGGTGGATGCGGTGCGGGTCGCACCGGTGCTCGGAATAGCCGGGCGGGTGCACCGGCGGCGGCCGGCTCGGGTCGAAGCGGCCGACCGTGCCGGTAGTGTCGAACGCCTTGCGGCCGCAGTCGAAACTACCGACGGCCAGGCGCCGCGGCAGTTTCGCCTTCGCCTTCGCCTTCGCCTTCGCCTTCGGTTTGGCCGGTGCTGCCGGTGTTGCTGGCGTGATCTGCGGCAGGATGCCGCGCAAGGCCGATTGCAGGTCCATGTGGTCCTCCTGTCTGGAATGACTGCGCACTGAACAGTCCACAATGCGCAGGGTATTCCCCCTCCCCTATTTCGACGCCGGGGAGGGCAAGGCGTATGGCCGCTTGCCAAAGCGGTCCCGCTCATCGCGGCCTAGTCCGGCTTGCATGCCGTCTAGGATTTGCCAGCCGATGTGGCTGGCCTTGGCAAGGATCGAATGTGTCCAGTGACTAGCGTTATTTGCGTGCCCGGTGTGGCCGGTTTAGCTCCCGAAGGATCAGGCATCTACGCGCTGCGGTATGACCTTGCTGGCCCACCCTGTAGCCGACCGTATCACTGTCGGCGCGCTGTGCGCTGGCCTAGTTGCTGCCCGCGTCAATGCTCTATGCTCCGCAATCCGATATCATCGTTCATCTAGCTGACTGTACCGATATCTACTCTTGCTTTTAAGCTTCAATTCCCGCGCCCTGCCAGCGTTGCCCATGAAGCGCTCCAAGCGACGCTACCGAGGGAAACGGCGCGAAGCAAGGGCGCGACACTGGCGCGACTGGCGTCAGGTTGGCGGGATCAAATTGTCTGCTGGCGCGACTGCTGCCAGCTAAGAGCGACACGAAGGAGACACGCGACAGTGGCGAAGCGACGCCAGCGAAGCGGGAACCCGACGCGGCCAAGCGCTATGCTTGGACTTGAGACACTTACCAAGGGCGCGCGGCCCTTGGTAAATGCCCCATGCGGGGCAAGCGGATCAGGTCGGGGCGTGTTCCGGCTCGACTTTGACGACAACCGGCACGACCGTAGCGGCCACTGCGTCCAGCGCGCTGTCGAGCTCCTGCAACAGTTCCGCCGACAGCGCACCGGCGCGCATGGCGTTGATGACGGCGCGCGCCATGTCGTCCAAGGTCAGCGCGTTGGTTTCGGCGATCTTCTGCGCCGCTGCCTGCACCTCCGCACGGTGCGCTTTCTCCGCTTCCTTCGCGGCCTTGGCCTTTTCCGCTTCCTTGGCGGCCTTGGCCGCTGCCTTTTCTTCTGCCGATGCTTCCGGCTTGGTTTCGGGCGTCAGCGCTACCGTGATGACTTCGACGAATTCCCCGGCCAGCGCCGCCGCCTGCGCTTCGACCGCGTCAATGTCCGCGCCCTTCATCAGCGACGGAATGCCAACCTGCGCCAGCGCCAGCCTGTAGGCTGCATAAGTGGCATGGGCGCGGCGCGCAGCGGCGTTGACCTTGGCCGCGCCAACCAGTTCCAAGCAAGCCTTGGGCGTGGCGTACTTGTCGCACGCGGCCTGCACAAGCATCAGCTGGGTTTTGTTGCCGTCCTTGAGGGCGGTGCGGTAGGCGGTATAGACGGCGCACAAGCGGGCATCGTGTTGCGCTTCGACTGAACCGGCATCGGCAGCGACGAATTGCGACAACAGGACAGCGGAGATGTGGGTGAGTTTCATGGTAAGGGCTCCTTGGATAGATGGCGCACAGTGCGCCGGACAACGGTTATGGGAAACTACAGGGGCAAAAGCTAGCGCCCACGGTGCGCCGGACCAGCCGCACCGCTACTGAGCCCTTAGTATGCCGGGAATAACTTACTTTTACCAATTTATTTTATTAATCGGGGTGATAGCTTTTCCCTATCGTGCGGCCGCACGGGTCGGCTGGCGAGGTCGGCTGGCGCACCCGTACAGTGCCGCTGTACTGGTCCACTGTACCGGCGCTGTATTGGTAACTGTACTGGTAACTGTACTGGTCAGCGGCGCTTAAGCATGAACTGTGCCAGGCTATGGCCACTGTCAAGTTGATAGGCCTAGCCTATGGCCCGGCCGGTTAAAGCAAGAAGTGTGCCACGCCCAGCAAGGCCGTTTTTAGGCCCGTGGCGGGGCGCGCGAACCCGGACGACGGAACGCACGCGGGCGGTGCCGATCGTGCCTTGGGTGACGTATAGGAGCTTTTGGCCTGTTGCCGGCGCCTGGCCTACCAGGTCCCTCCGCCATTTCCAGCAATTTTTCAAACTTTTTGTTGCTTTTCTGCAACAAAACAGCCAAAACCACCCGATTTTCAAAAATTTTTGAAAATTTTGCGCAACTTTTGCACAAAATTGGCAAATCCCGACAAAGCTGGCATACTTATTGCATGGAAACCCTACGCGACCGGCTCAAGCCGCTCATCCCCGCCATCGTCCGCCGCGAGCTGACCAACCGCGACGTCGCACGCAAACTGGGCGTATCCGAGGGCCACATCTGCCGCCTGCTCAAGAAAATGGACGTGCAGCGCCAGCCGCCGCCGTCCCGCGAGGGCAAACGGTCACGGCCAGAAGAAATGGAACTGCTCGAGGCGCGTGAAGCGCTGCGCCGCGAAGTAGCCGCACGCACCCGCGCCACCGACGACACTCGCCTGAGCGTGACCGAGGCCGCGCGCCAGGCCCACTGCAGCGAACGCACCATCTACCGCTACCGGAACGCCAAGCCATGACCCTGAAAAACCACAGCCTGGCCCCCAAGCCCGACAAGGCGCCCGCGGTTGACCTGCTCAAGGACCTGAGCGACGACGACCTGCTGCGCCTGCGCAACGAGATCGACAAGAAGCTGCAGCTGGACCCGCGCAGCCTGAACATGGGCGACGAGCTGGGCGCGCAGTACCGCGCCGGCAAGGCCCTGCTGGCCAAGATCCAGGACGACGACGACGTGCCGGCCAACCAGCGCGCCCAGGTGTTCAACTCGGTCGGCGCCATGCTCAAGGAGCTGACCAAGCTAATGGGCGTGGTGTATGACGCCGAGCGCCTCAAGCGCTACGAGGCCGCCTTCATGAAGACCCTCCAGGATCTGCCCGAGCCGCAGCAGCGCCGGTTCTTCGACCTCTACAGCGACTACCTGAACGCGGACGGCACGCCGAAATGAACATCATCCTCGACACTATCCGCGAACTGGCACTGATCCTGACGCCACTGGTTGCCCTGCTCATACTACTAATGCTCCTTGACGTACAAAACGATCGGTTACTTGGTCTGTCTGTCAGCTATTTGACCGGCGCCATCGTGTGTGAGCTCCGTAACTCGCGCAAACCATGAACCTGGTCGACGATCCCGAAATCCGGGCCCACCTGACGCGCCTGGAAACGGCGCTGTTCAACAGCTACGACCTGGGCGACGTCGTGCGCTATCTCGAGGACAAGACCTACCTCAAGGGCAACCGCTTCTCCTTCGTCGACCACGAATTCCAGAAGGACATTCTGTCCGACACCAGCCGCGTGGTGTACGTCCAGAAGTGCGCCCAGATCGGCATGTCCGAGGCGATGGCGCGCTATGCGCTGGCGATCTGCCGCGTGATGCCGTACTTCTCGGTGATCCTGACGATGCCGTTCGCGGCCGACTCGGCCAACTTCTCCAAGACCCGCCTGACCCCGATTATCGACGAGTCGCCCGACTTGCGCGAGGTGGTCGACCGCGACCTCGACAACAGCGAGATCAAGGGCATCGGCACCAGCCTCTTGTACACCCGCGGCTGCTCGGGCACGACCTCGGCCATCTCGGTGCCGGCCGACATGCTGATCCACGACGAGGTCGACCGCTCAGATCCGGACGCCTTGGGCCAGTACCAGTCGCGCATCAAGCACTCGCGCTACAAGCTGACCCGCAAGTTCGGCACCCCGACCATCGACGACGACGGCATCGCGCTGGACATGAAGAGCGCGATGCGTTACCGCCGCGCGGTGATCTGCCACCATTGCAGCCACACCTTCGTGCCGAGCTTTCACACCGACGTCAAGATCCCCGGCTACAGCGGGCGCCTGCGCGACATCACCAAGTACAACCTGCCGACCATCGACTGGCAGCACGCGCGCCTGCACTGCCCGCACTGCGACGAGGAGCCCAGCCTGGCGCCGGAGCACCGCGCCTGGATCTGCGAGAACCCGAACGACAACTTCGAGGCGATCGGCTACTACGTCACCCCGTTCGACGTGCCCAACGTGGTCACCGTGCCCTCGCTGGTGCAGGAAATCACCAAGTACAAGACCTGGGCCGAGTTCGTCAACCAGGCGCTGGGCGAGACCGCCAACGAGTCCGAGAGCCAGCTCACTCGCAGCGACCTGACCGCCTGCAAATTCACCGACGGCGTGCTGGCCTCCAACAGCCTGCACAACATGGGCATCGACGTCGGCCAGATGTGCACGGTGGCGGTCGGCCGCAAGGACGAGCTTGGGCGCTTGTTGGTGGTGCACAAGGAGCGCGTGCTGCTGGCCAAGCTGCCGACCCGCAAGAACGAGCTGAAGAAGCAGTTTCGGGTCTTAATGACGGTCATCGACAGCCAGCCCGAGACCTACCTGGTGCACCAGCTGCAAAAGACCGACAAGAACCTGTACGGCGGCGTCTACCACAGCAACAAGAAGCTGGCCACCTACGAACTGGTGATGGTCGGCGCCGAGCCGGCCGAGGGCAAGCTGCCGATCAACCAGGCCAAGATCCACCGCGACGTCAACTTCGACGAGGTGATGTTCAAGATCAAGGCCGGCATGATCCTGTGGCAGGCCGACGGCACCGCCGAGGACGACCTGTTCGTCGAGCACTGCCTGGACATGAAACGCAAGCAGATCATGAATTCGCTGATGGACCTGGTCTGGACCTGGGTCAAGTCCAACGAGGGCCAGGACCACTACATGCACGCCTTGGGCTACCTGCACGTGGCCTGCGAGCTGGCGCCGGTAGCCTCGCATAACATGAGCTTTGGCACCTTCCCGATGGCAGTCGCGCTGAAAGTCGTCGATAAGCAGTCCCCCACCCAGGCGCTGGCCGCGCGCATGCAGCAGCGCATCGGCCGAGTTCTCTCCTAAGGATATTGAACAATGCCACGGCTTGCGGTAGAGTAAGCCCGTCTCCACGTAAGCTTTTGGCCCGCGCAAGCGGGCCTTTTCTTTTGCGCATCAAAAAAGCTGACAGAAAGCAAGTTCCGTGCCAAAATCGTGGCCATGTGGAAATTGCCGACCATCTTCTCGCGCCGCGGGGTCCGGTTCACCGACGCTGACAGCCCGGTGAACACGGACGCTTCGCGCATGAGCGCGGCAACCGCGCTGCCGTCCCCACCGCCGCCCAAGCCGCCCAAGCCGGGCGGAGCCGCGTTCCCGGGTTTCCGCACCAGCACGGTGGCCTCGACCGCCAAGATCCAGAAGCCGGCCTTCGACGTTGCCAACGTCGACCTGACCGCGACTTACCGCACCGCCGCGGACACCCCGACCCTGGTGCGCAACCTGTCGCGCATCTCGCCCGAGCTGGCCGGCTCGGTCGCGGCCAACAACCGGGTAGGCATCCCGGAAAAGTACATCGCGATCGCGCGCGACCCGGACGGCAACTTCAACGTCGACGCCACCCGCCTGGCGCTGCAGCTGCTGCGCACGATGAACACGATGCCGGACTACATCAACGGCTTTTCCCAGGTCGGCAGCCTGCGCTCGACCTCCGAGGCCTTGGCCAAGGAGATCCAGCAGCAGGGCGCGATGGGCCTGGAACTGGTGCTCGACAAGCAGCGCCTGCCGCTGCAGTGGGTGCCGGTGCCAACCGGCCCGATCATCTTTTACCAGGACGGCAAGGGCGTCAAACCGGTGCAGAAGGTGGGTGGCGACGAGATCGACCTGGACATCGCGACCTTCTTCTGGGTCGCGCTCGACCCCAGCCTGTACGACGTCTACCCGCAAAGCCCGATGGAGGCGGCGATCCAGCCGGTGCTGGCCTCGACCAACTTCCTGTCGACCTTGCGTAAGCTCTGCGAGCGCCACGTCTACAAGCGCTACGACGTTGAGATCGACGAGGAGAAGCTGCTCAAGCGCATCCCGGCCGAGTACATCGGCGACGACGAGAAGATCACCGCCTACCTGAACACGCTGCTCACGCAGATCAACGACACCATCAGCAACCTGGGCGTGGACGAGGCGCTGGTGCACTTCGACTTCTTCCACCTGAAGTACGTCGAGGGCGACAACGGCGACACCCCGGACACCTTCGAGACCGTCAAGGGCATCTACGACGGCAAGATCGCCACCGCCACCAAGACCCCGCCGTCGGTGCTGGGCATGGGCGCGAAGTCGCAGACCGTGGCCTCGACCGAGACCCTGATGTTCCTGAAGAACGCCGACGGCATGATCCGCCTGAAGCTGCAGGAACTCTACAGCAAGGCCTTGACCCTGGCGGTGCGCCTGCTGGGCATGGACGTGACGGTCGAGTTCGAATTCGACGACATCGAGCTCAAGCCCGCAGGCGAGCTCGAGGCCTACCGCGCCATGAAGTACGAGCGCATCACCAACCTGCTGTCGATCGGCATGATGAGCGACGAGGAGGCCTGCCTGCGCCTGACCTACCAGCTGCCGCCGCCGACCTTCAAGCCGCTCAGCGGCACCATGTTCAAGACCCCGGCCCCGGCCGCCGAACAGGACCCCAACAACCCCGGCAACCCGGCCTCGCCGACCTCGGCGATGAAGAAGACGCCGCAACAACCGAAAGGACCCGCGAAAAAATGAGCGTCCCACTTTTCTGGGCCGGCTCGGACGAGTCGTACGAGCTGGTCGTCAAGGCCCAGGCCAAGGTCGACGACCTGCTGGCCAAGCCCGGCATGACCGCCGGCTGGCTGGACGAGGCCATCGCCAAGCTGCCCAAGCTCTGGCGCCACGAGGGCTCGAGCGCCGTGCTCGAGATCAACGGTCCGGTGGTGCAGGGTGATGCCGGCTTCATGCGCCTGTTCGGCGTGCTCGGCTACGACAACATCGCGGCCGCCGCGATCGAGGCCGCGACCCACGCCGACACCAAAGCCATGTTGTACCACATCAACACGCCGGGCGGCGATGTTGCCGGCCTGGTCGACATGAGCGCGCTGCTGTCGCAGCTGTCGGCCCTGAAGCCGTCGGCCGTGCACACCACCGAGCTGATGGCCTCGGCCGGCTACTGGATGGCCAGCGCCATTCGCGGCGCGATCAGCGCCGGCCCGACCGCGGTGGTCGGCTCGATCGGCGTGCTGCGCGTGCATGCCGAGAACAGCAAGCAGGCCGAGCAGAACGGCGTGACCCGCACCGTATTGCGCGCCGGCGAATACAAGGCCGAGGTCAACAGCATCGAGCCGCTGACCGAAGGCGCCAAGGAGCGCGCCCAGGCCCAGCTTGCCGAAGTGCACAAGCTGTTCAAGAAGCAGGTCGCGGCCGGCCGTACCAACCTGTCGGCCGACCAGCTGGCCGAAGTGACCAAGGGCCAGACCTTCCTCGGCCAGATGGCGCTCAAGGCCGGCCTTGTGGACAAAGTGCAAAGTTTCGACCTGGCACTAAAATTGCTTGACAAGCAGAAACACTCCAGCAATACTCCTTCCCATTCGAAAGGTAAAGCTATGGCCATTACTCTGACTCAAGATCAACTGAACCTGCTGCGCGCCGGCAAGTCGATGGCCGACATCGGCCTGCACGAAGACGGCACCGCGATGAGCGCCGAGGAGATCGCCGCGCGCGACGCCGCCGCTTCCCAGAACCAGGCAGCCGCCGAGCTGACCACCATCAAGGCCGAGCTGGCGACCGTCAAGGGTCAGCTGACCACGGCCCAGGCCGAGCTGGCCAGCGCCAACACCGCGCTGACCGCTGCCAAGGCCGATGCCGCCGCCGCCACCGCCAAGGTGGGCGACCTGCAGAAGGTGGCCCAGCACCACGACGGCCTGCTGGCCATCGCCAAGGACGCCACCGCCAAGATGCTGATCCCGCTGGGCGGCACCAAGGCCGCGGTCGATGGCATGGACGCCGCCGCCGTGATCGCCGAGCACGCCCGCGTCGAAACCGAGTTCAAGGCCAAGTTCCCGGTCGGCCGCCAGTCGGTCGCCAGCGACGCCGACGACAAGGACACGAACAAGGCCGCGGTGCCGTTCGGCTTCGAGTTCGCCCTCAAAACCGCGCCGTCCGCCAACCGTTAATCAAGGAGCCAGCATGTCCAAACTGCACTACTTCATGCCGACCGGGGAAACCCCGATCGTCGTGCCGGTCCGCCTCGGCGCCGGCGCCGGCGCGGCCAACAATCTGTCCGTCAAGGACGAAGGCAAGCTGATCAAGTTGGCCGGCGAGTCGCGCTACGACCTGTGCGTCGCTGGCGACACCATCGAAGGCTGGATCTACGGCGTCGAGACCGCGACCTCGGGCGGCTTCACCGTCGGCGGCCGCGTGCAGGATCGTGCGCTGTTCGTCACGCTCGACGGCCTGCAGGCGACCCCGGGCACCGGCACGATCGCCGTCGGCGACTACGTGGTGGCCGGCACCATCACCGCCAAGGGCACCCAACTGGCTACGTATGCGAAGGTGTGCAAGGCCACCGACCAGGCTGCCGCCAAGGCCAGCCCGTTCGCCTGGCGCGTCATGTCGCTCGGCACCGTCGGTACCGGCGCCGTGGGCACCACCGGCGTCATCGAGCGCGTCAAGTAACCCCTCAACAGGAGAACAACAATGGGCTTTTACATCAATGCCGAGGGGAACGTCCAGCAGGTCAAGCTGGAAAACACTCTCTACAAGGAAGCGGTCGACAAGAACGTCAAGGTCGCGCACCTGATCAACATGACCTACAAGGACGCCGACCCGAAGAAGGGTACGGCGTTCCAGCAGATCGCCGCCTCGGAGGGCCTGTCGCTGGTCGGCAAGAACCCGTTCGGCTTGCGCGCCGCGTCGATCCACGACATCCTCGAAGGCAATGCCGGCTTCCAGGCTGGCGGCACCTCGAACAGCCGCGAGCGTGGTGACCCGCTGGGCAACCAGTCGCGCATCCTGTTCCCGTCGGTCGTCATCGAGATGGTCGAGGACATGTTCTACGACAGCCGCAGCGACGAAGACGTGCGCTTCCGTGACCTGGTCAAGACCACCGTGCCGGTGGCCGACGACTATTACCGCCAGCCGGTGCTGAGCTACCAGAAGGCCGGTGGCGCCAACAAGGGTGCCGACGCCGCCAAGGCCGCCCGCGTGACCCAGCTGGGCGAGCTGCCGAACATGCTGACGATCACCACGTCCGAGCGCGCCTTCAACATCCCGGCCTACGGTATCGGCATCGAGATGAGCCAGGAAGCGATGAAGGGCACCACGCTCGACCTGTTCGGTCTGACGATGAAGCGTTACATCGACATCGAGCACAACGCGCGCGTCAACACCTACCTGAGCAACCTGTTCCTGGGCGACACGGACCAGAACAACGGCGCGGTGCCGGCGGTGACCACCAACTCGCTGGACGCGGCTGCCACCGGCGGCGTGGTCACCCACAAGGCCTGGGTCAAGTGGCTGGCGCGCAACCGCCGCCGCCGCAAGATCACCCACGTGATGTGCGACCTCGACACCTACCTGAAGATCGAGTCGCGCACCGGCCGCCCGGGTTCGAACAACTACGACCCGACGCTGGCCCGCATCGACCCGCAGCTGGTCGCCGCCAAGGGCTCGATCGGCTTCGGCAACGATGTCAAGTGGCTGATCGTCGACGACGCCGCCAACGGTGGCCCGGTGCCGGCCAACACCGTGTGGGGCCTGGACCAGTCGCAGGCGATCAAGCTGGTGACCAACACCAGCGCCGATTACAAGGCGACCGAGGAGTTCGTGCTGCGCCGCTCGAGTCGCATGATCTGGACTTGGAGCGAGGAAGCCCTAAGGTTATTCGGTGATACCGACCTCACGGCATTCGATGTGTTGGTCATCTCCTGATCTGACCAAACTTAAAACGGCCCCGAAAGGGGCCGTTTTCATTTACAGGTAGGCCCAGGCGCCCAGCGTTGACCTGTGTCTGCCGGAGCACCAGCAGGATAGCGTAGACACTTTGACGCCCGCCCAGGCAGCTGCTTCGGTCGCTGTTTCGAAGGTGGTCGGGGTCAGGGCTTCGGGCAGCCACAAGCCAACCCGCTTTGCAGCCGGGTGCTCACCTAGCCTGACCCCATGCATGCCGTTCTTTTCACCTCTCTGAGCCTTTTTCGGGTTTGGCTTCCTGTTGGCTTCTGCGATGCGCGCTCGGGCTTCCGGCGACAGCACAGGCGCCGCACGACCTTGCAAGGACGCCGAGATGTTTGCCCGTACCTCCGGTGACCGCTTCATCCCGGTGTGGACACGCACGGTTGCTGCTCCGATTTTCGCTTTCGCCTCGGCCGTGTGCTTCTTCCCACGGAAACCATTGTTTTTGTGCGCCGCCTCGCGCATCTTCTCGATCGAGTCAGGGCGGTGCCGAAAGCCTGTACGCGCCAGTGACTGCGCCTGCCGGCGTTCGTAAGCCCAGGTCACGCCGGTAGGCCCGAGGCCACCAGCGGCCAGGTTGTAGCCGGCCGGCGCCAGCGTGCCAAGCGTGGCAATCGCTTCTTTCTCCAGGCGCCCCAGGTCTTCCGGTGCGCCTGTGGTCAGCAGGCAGACCTCGAACGCGGCGAGGCCGTGGCGCCGCAGCGCGCGCCCGAAGTAGTGCCAGGACCGCGCGTACCGGTGACTTGCGATGCGCTGACGCACATTTTTCGACTGGCCCACATACGCCTTCTGGCTCTGCCGGTGCCGGATCACGTAGATCCCGGAAACGTCTGGCAGCTGCTGCCAGTCGTCCAACGCTACCCATTCTCCCAACATGACGCTTCTCCTCTTCAGTCTTAACCGGCCTCGACTCTACCTCCTTAAAATAACTTTGTCAAAGGAAACATTCATGGCATACTTCGGGAACTCATCCACAGGAGAACAAGAATGTCCGAACACTTCAAGATCATCGACAAGAAGGGCGAGTGGGTCCTCAATACCGGCGAGGTCCGCCTGCCGGATTACCAGCGCCAGGTCGACACCCCAGGCTCGGACCTGGTCATCCTCGAGCCGGGCGTGCCGACCCGCATTGTCCGCTCGGACTTCCTGAAGGCCCAGCCGCTGCTGCGTCTGATCGAAGACCCGACCGATGGCGAGATCCGCTTCAAGGAAGAGCCGGTAGCTGACGCACCGCAGGCGCCCAAGGCCCCTGCCGCCGCAAAATGACGCCCCGCGACGGCATTGGCGGCGCCTGAGCCGAGAAAGCCCGCGCCAGCGGGCTTTTCTTTTGCGCAAGCATTTTCCGTGCCATAATGTTTCCCAAAAGGAGCCCTCATGGCATTCACCGACATCACCTCCACCGCCGAAGTGCGCGCCGTGCTCGGCGTGTCCGAGAAAGAGCTGCACGACGACGTACTGCTGCTGCCGCTCTACACCACGCAGCTGACCGGCGACATCGACGCGCTGCACGCGCAGATGTTGGCCGACTTCGCTGCCACCGCGCCGCTCGCGACCAAGACCGACGACCAGGAGCGCTTCGTCAACCTGGTGCAGGCCTACGCCGCCTATCACATCGCCAAGCAGTGTCTGGGCGCGGTGGCGATGTTCGCGCCGGCGCGCATCAGCGCCGCCGGCAAGAGCGAGGCGGAGCGAGTTCCCGACGCCTATGCCCAGCTGCGCATCGACGTCCCGACCACGCTCAGCATCCTGCGCACCCGCCTGCGCGCGGCCTACGCCAGGCTCAACCCGGACGCCACCCCGCCCGCGCCGGCCGAGCGGCTGGCGGCGCTGGCCGCCACCCCGGGTACCAGCCCGATCACCGGCAGCTGACATGGACATCGCCGACGTCGACAGCTACTTCGACGACGACCCGGTGTACGACGCGTACACCGGGGCGCTGTTGTTCCACTGCCACACCACGCCGCACGACGACCACACCTCGTCGGGCGCGACCGCGCGCCGCCGCACCATGACCACGGTGCCCGGTACCGCGGCGCCGGCGCGCGCGGTGGTCCAGATCCACGGCGAGACCTGGTTGGTCGGCAATAGCAACGTCGACAGCTTCCAGGGCGTGCCGATCCGTCGCAGCTACGGGCTGAAGAAGTCGAGCGGGCTGGTCAGCGCGCTGACCCCGGGCGAGGTCTGCCTTGCGGCGGCCGGCACCGAGTTTCACGTCCACAAGGAATACTTCCGCGACACCCAGGACGCCAAGACCAGCGCCGACTGGGACGTGATGTGGAATGTGTTCTGCCCGCCCGGCGAGCCGGTGGCCAAGGGTACCTTCCTGCGTCAGGGCGCCACCTTGTTGCGGGTGCGCAACGCCTACCCGTCGATCGAGGATCTGACCATTGCCGAGGCCGACCAGCTTGATGCCGACGCGCGCCAGCCGGTGACTTTTATCAGCTCGGTCCTGGACCTGGTGGCCGACACCCGCACCGCTACTTCCGTGTCGACTTGGGCGATCCAGACCGACCCCCAGAAGTGCTACCAGTTCCGCACGCTGGCCGAGAGCACCCTGCAGCCGGGCGACCGCGCGGTCTACATCGCCAAGGCCGCCTACATGCCGGTGGTCGGCGCCGAATTCACGATGCAAGGCGCCAAGTGGCGCGCGCTGACGATCGTCAGCGAACAGGACGCCTGGCTCTTGCACGTGCGTCTGGCATGATCGCGCTCAACGCCAACGCCATCAAGCTCAGCCTTGCGCGGCTGCAATCAACGCGCAAGACCGTGGTCAAGCGCGGCGACGCCGGCTTTCGCCAGAAGCTGTATTACCTGTACGGTCTGGGGGTCGTAGTGTCGCCCCAGTTCTCAGGCGAATTCGCCAGCAACTGGAACATCGTGGTCGACGGCAACATGCCGGTGTTCAAGCCGTGGCCCGGCAAGCACGCGGTCGAACACGATGGCCAAAAGCTGATGCCGCACAAGGCCGGCGACCCCGAGGCAGTGGCCACGGCGATGGCGCGCGGCGCGGCCCAGCTGCGCGGCGTCACGATGAAATCGCAGGTGCACTTCGTCAACGCCACCGAGTTGTTCACCGACGGTACCCGCATGATCGGGCCCGATGGTGTCGAGCAGCTGCGCCCCGAAAACATCATCCCCGGCCGCGTCCGGATCGAATCGTACCTGCGCGCCCGCGCGCGCGAACTTGGGAGCACCGCATGAGCCAGGCACAGGCCAGCCGAGACCTTCGCGCCGTGGTGGCGCAAATCCAGGCCGACTTCACCGACTACCCGCTGGTGGTCGAGATCGACAACCGCAGCGTGGTTGACCAGGTCACCCAGCAGGATCCTTACCTGCTGGTTGAGGTCGACTTCCTGCCCGGCGGAGGCCAGCTCGACCTGGCCGAGCGTCCGCTGGTGCGCCAGGTCGGGCAGCTGTGCCTGTACGCAGTGGTCAAGAAGGACAGCGGCACCGACGCCGCCCGCCGGCTGCTCGACTTCGTGGTGCCGTACTTCGAGCTGCAGACCTGCGGCAGCGTCAAGCTGCACGCGGCACAGGCGATCCGCGCCCGCAAGGTCAAGGGTTGGTGGTACGTACCGACCCTTTTAGATTTCTGGTATGACAGGCTGGCACGATAATTGCACACAGGCAGCAAACTTTGCAACACTTGACAGAACAACCAAGGTAGACTTCGGGAAACTTTACCTTGGAGCACTATCATGCCGCTGCCATCAGCCGACCGCGTACAGCTTGCCTACATCCCGGAAACCAACTTCGGCCAAGTGCCGGTCGCTGGCAATGGCGCCTACCTGCGCATGACTGGGGAGACGCTGAACTTCGACCTGACCAAGGAAAACGACAAGGAGATGAACGCCACGGCCGAGCTGACCTCGTCGACCACGACCGGCGCCCAGGCGGGTGGTGACATCAAGATCCACATGCAGTACGCCGAGTACGACCGTCTGTTCGCTTCGCTGCTGCGCAGCGCCTGGAGCGTCTACGGCACCAACGGCGTGGGCACCGCCTTTGCCGGCACGATGACGGCCACCACCATCACCGCTGGCGCCGCGCCGATCGGCTCGAGCGCCTTCACGACCCTGCAGAAGGGTCAGTGGTTCAAGCTGAACGCGCCGGGCGACGCCAACGACGGCAAGTTCTTCCGCGTGCACGGCACCACTGCGCCGACCACGACCGCGATCACGCTCGACCCGAGCACCCCGGCCACCGCTTCCGGTCCGATCGCTGGCTGCACGATCTCGACCTCGCGCCTGCAGAACGGCGTGACCCTGACCCCGTTCACGATCGAGCGCCAGGTTGCGGAGGTCAACCAGTATTTCACCTACCGCGGCCAGTACCCGAGCAAGTTCACGACCGAGTTTGCCTCTAAGTCGATGACCGATGGGACCTTCACGTTCCTCGGCAAGGACATGGTGCTCAACGCCGCCTCGCAGCTGCCGGGCGTCACCGCGGCGTCGCAGACCTACGACATCCACAACGGCGTGACCGGCGTGGGCAACATCTGGGAAAACGGCGCCCCGCTGGCTGGCGTGACGATCAAGAAGATGAGCATCGAGATCGACTCGGGCCTGCGCGCGCAGGACGGCCTGGGCGTGCTGGGCCTGGTCGGCGCGGGCATCGGCACCTTCGTGGTCAAGGGCTCGCTCGAGGTGTACTTCGCCAACGGCGCGCTGTTCACCAAGTTCATGAACGACGTGTACACCTCGCTGGGCCTGGCCACCAAGGACTCGCTGGGCAACGGCTACGTGATCACCCTGCCGCGCGTGCAGTTGACCAAGGCCACCGTCAACGCCGGCTCGAAGAATTCGGACCTGATGGCCAGCTTCGAGTACACTGCGTACAAGGACGTCGCCAACGCGACGCCGGCCCTGCGCGCGACGATGTTCATCGACCGGGTGGGCGCGGCCGTGACGCCGTAAGATTTCTCGTGGTGGGGAAGTGGGTGGGCGCAGCGCCAACAAGGGCTGCGCCCTTTTTGCTTTTGCGCAGCTTTCCTTTTGACAATGTTCAAAAGCTTGCGTACACTGGCCGCTCCAAACCACTAGGAGTCCCATACCATGTTCGATATTTTCGCCGAGTACGCCGTCGACCCCAAGGCCGAACAAGAAGGCCGCTGGTTCCCGCTGGGCACTGGCCGCGTGCGGGTCGCACGCGCCGGCAATCCGGCCTACAACCGCATGGTCAACGCCCGCTACGAGCAGTTCAAGCACGAGCTGGACCAGAAGGACACGCCGGAGCAGGTCGCGGCTGCCAAGGCACGCTCGAGCAAGATCATGGCCGAAGTCATGGCGCATACCATCCTGCTCGACTTCGAAGGCCTGGGCTACAAGGGTCAGCCGGTCAGCCACAGCGTCAGCCAGGCCCAGACCATGCTGCAGCACGAGGAGTTCCAGAAGGTGATCGGCGCCCTGGCCGCCGAGTTCCGCAACTTCCGCTACCAGACGGAAGCGGCTGACGCAAAAAACTCCGAGACTACCTACGCTGGGACCTGCAGTGGGGTAGTCAGCTCGAGTTCCTTGAACAGCTAAGGCGCGACGGGGACGATCCGCAAGCCTTGCGCGATCGCCCCGTCCTCGATGTCCGCCAGGCCTATTACTACGGCGCGTACCAGTCCATCGCGCGTGGCAGGCCAGTCAGCATGGGTGGACCGCTGGCGATCCCGGTGTCAGAGATCCTCGCCTACTGCTACCTGTTCAAAATCTCAAAAGTGAACGAACGGGACCGTCTGCTGCGATACGTGACCATGATCGACAACGCCTACCTCGAGTACGTGGGCGAGAAACGCAAGAAGTAGGCATAGTAATTGCTTGCCTACAACTAGCCTCCATTGGATAATGGCAACTCCAATGGAGGCTTTTCTATGAGTGAAGGCGGCGAGACCGGCAGCGGCCCGATCGACATTCCCGTAACATCCAGCGGCGCCGAGGGCGTCGATCGGATCGTTACGGCCATCGACCGCCTGTACGAGTCGCTGCAAGCGCTCGGCACGGTGTCCGGTCTGACCAAGCTCGAGCAGCAGGTCCAGCTGATGCAGGCGTCGATGACCACCGGCTTTGCCGAGGTCGCCGCGCTGGTGCAAAAGGGCGGCAACGAGGTGGTCGCCGCGCGCGAGAAGACCGAAGAGCAGATCGCCATCGTCAACGAGAAGGCGCGCGATCGCCAGCTCAACGCCGACCGCACCTTCCTGGCCGCGCAGGAGGCGATGAACACGCGCCAGCTGCAGGTCGACGTCACGTTCGCCCAGGAGCAGGAGAAGCTCGCAGCCCAGCGTGTCGCGCTCGAGCAGCGCCGCGACACCGAACTGCACGCCCTGCGCGCCAAAGCAGCCGCCGACTACACCGCCTGGTGGGATCACATGATCTCGATCGAGCAGTCGCGCGATGTCGAGCTCAATCGCATGCGCCAGGCCGCCAACACGGAGTACGTCTCGTGGTGGGAGCGGGCCATCGCCGAGCAGGTCGCGATCGAGCAGAAGCGCGACGTCGAGATGCACGCGCTGCGCCAGCGCGAGTTCCAGGACTACGTCAGCTTCTGGGACCGCACCCTGGCCGAGCAGGAGGCCAAGCAGGCACGCCAGCTACAACTTGCGCGTGACCAGCAGTACGCGCTGTACCAGATCGAGCAGCGCAAGCTGGCCGACGCCGAAGCCGCGGCCGAGCGCCAGCGCGTCCTGAACACCAATTTCATGACCGCCGGCCCGGCCGCGCAGATCCGCCAGGCTGTGCAGGCCCAGACCTACCTGCAGCAGCCGGGCGCGTCGCGTGCCGGCGCGGTCGAGCGCTACGGCAGCGTCGCGGTGGCGTCCGACGTCGACGCCCTACGCGCCGCACACGCGGCACTGACCCCGGCCGTGCACGGCTCGACGGCCGCGACCACGGACCACAACCACGCGATGGCCGAGGCGCACAGCCTGGCGCGCGGCCTGGCCGGTTCGCTCGGCGGGCTGTGGCTGACCTACGGCAGCCTCGTGCCGCTGGCCGCCGGCGCGGCCATTGCCGGTTCGCTCAAGCAGGTGGCCTCGGTCGGCAGCGAGGTCGAGCACCAGCTGACCAACGTGCTGGCCCTGACCAGCAGCGGCGTCAACCTCGATCAGTTCCTGCACGTGTCGGAAGGCTCGCTGCACTCGCTGGCCGAGGGCGCCAACGCGATGCGCATGCTGGCGCAGAACGGCCTGAACGCGACCCAGTCGCTGCAGGTGCTGCCGGCGATCCTGGACCTGGCCACGGTCGGCGAGATGACGGTCGGGCAGGCGGCGCTGGCCGCCACCGGCGCCGCCTCGGCCTTCGGCCTTGGGTACGCCGAGGCCGGGCGCGTGGCGGACATCTTCGCCAAGACCGCAGCCAATTCGAACACCAGCGTGCTGGCGATGACCGAGTCGATGAAGCAGGCCTCGACCGTCGCCTCGCTGTTCCACGTCTCGATCGAGGAAACCGCAGGCATGCTGGGCCTGCTGGCCAAGATCAACGTCACCGGCGGTGCCGCCGGTACCAGCCTGACCAACATGCTGACCGGCCTGTACGAGCCGACCGAGAAGGGCAAGCGCGCGCTCAAGGAGCTGGGGCTGGAGACCCAGACCGCGAGCGGCCAGCTCAAGCCGCTGACCCAGCTGCTGGAAGAGGCCAAGAGCAAGCTGTCTGGCTTCAACGATGCCGCCCGCGTCGACATCCTGGGCAGCATCTTCACGGTGCGCGGCGTCAAGTCGGCCGAGCTGGCGCTGACCAACCTGGACGACTTCAAGAAGAAGACCGAGGAGGCCGCCAGCGCCACCGGTTTCATGTCGACTGTCGTCAAGAAGCTCGAGGACGACACCGCTGGCGGCTTCCAGCGTCTGGGCGTGACGGTGCAGAACAGCTTCGTGCGCGCGTTCGCCGAAGCCTCGCCGTACGTGCAGCACATCGCGCTGTCGCTGACCGACGCCTTCAAGGACGGCGGCGCGGCTTCGACCGGCCTGCAGAACTTCGCCACCAACGTGGCGCGCCTGACCAGTGGCCTGGTCGACAACCTGGGCACCGTCACCCTGCTGGGCGTCGGCTACGTCGGGCTGCGCGCGCTTGCGCCGGTGATCGAACTGGTCAAGGCGGCGACCGCGGCCAGCTGGGCGCTGGGCGCGGCCCAGGCCGCCGAGGTGGCGGCGATGGGCGCGGTCACCACGGCCAATATCGCGGGCGCCGCCTCGTCCGAGCTGGTGACGGTCGCCGCCGCAAGCCAGGTGGCCGCGACCGAGGCGGCCACGGTCGCCGCCGCGGCGTGGGAAGCCGCCCTCCTGCCGATCCTGGGTGCCCTGGGCATTGCCGTCGGCGTGGCGGCTGGCGCCTGGCTGCTGTTCCGCGACAACACTGACGAGGCCGACAAGGCCAACCAGAAGATCGCCAACTCGCTGCATGTGATCGAGGAGGCGCTCGACCGCGAGATCAAGCAGCTGGAGAAAGCCAACGCGCTGTGGGACGCCAAGAACGGCAAGTACCTGGCGCCGGAGACGGTTACACCGGAGACGCTGGACGCGGCACGCAAGCAGGTTACGGCGCTGGAAGCGGAGGCACGCAAGCGTGGCGTCAGCCCGAGCGAGTTGCGCAACGGGCTCGAGGCCAGCTTCGATGCCGGCACCGGCGTGGTCAGCGCGGCATCGAGCTACGCCGACCTGCGCGACAAGATCCTGGAGGCCGACGAGAACCTGCGCAAGCTGGAAGCGACCCAGAAGCGGGTCGAGACGGTGCTGGATCCGGCCAAGGCGGTCAAGGGCGTGCACGACGCCACCGCGCAGCTGCGCGAGGAGATGGAGAAGTTTGCCAAGGAAGGCACGGACAAGAATTCGAAGGGCGAGTTCTACCAGCAGAACGCGGCGGTGCGCGCGGTTGACCTGCGTGCCAACGACCTGAAGGCCCAGCTGCTGGCACCGAACCTGATCAAGGCCGACGTCGAGGCCGAGAAGGCGCGCATCGAGGCCCTGCGTGTCGACCTGCGCCAGCTGCAGGATGAACGCAACTCCTTGCTGTCGCCGCGCGCGCCGAAAGTCGACAAGAAAGCGGCTAACGACGAGTATCGCGAAGCCTTGACAATGCTCGACGACGAGCTGCTGAAGGTGCAAAAGCAGGCTCAGACCACCGGACGCGACATCGCCAGCGCCTACAAGACCGGTGCGATCTCCGCGCTGCAGGCCGCCAAGGACGAGCGTGACGCCCAGGTCGGCAGCCTGGAGGCGGCGATTGACATCGCCCAGAAGAAGCAGGCGCTGGCCGCCGGCCGCGAGTACGGCCGCAATGACATCGCCAAGGCCAAGAAGGACGAGACCGCCGCGCGCGCAGGGATCACCGAAGCCGACGCCAAGCTGGCACGTGACTACGACGAGATCCTCAAGAAGTCGGCCGAGCAGACCACCCAGTTCCGGATCGAGCAGGCGCGCAAGGAAGGCGACACCGTGCTGGCCTACCAGCTTGCCCACGCCGTCGAAATCGCCCAGATCGACAAGGGGCTGGCCGACGCGCGCGCGCAGCTTAACGCTTCGGCCGAGCAGGGCGACGCCAAGACCTTCACCCGCGCCGTGCAGCTGGTGGCCGCGTTCGAGGAGGCCAAGCGACGCTCGGACGACGCGATCACTGCGGCGGTGAACGCCGACGCCATCGCCAAGAGCGAGAAGGAGTTTGGCGCACTGTTCGCGACCATGAGCGCCGGCCTGGCCGCGCTCAAGGCGCAATCCGGGCCGGACGTGGGCGTGCCGGCGATGTTCGCCGCCGCCAAGGAGCAGGCCGCGCTGTACGCGGCGAACCTGCCGCAACTGGTGGCCAAACAGCGCGAGCTGGCCAACCTGGTCAAGAACGGCCGGCCGGAAGACCAGAAGAAGGCGGCTAACGATCTGTCCCAGATCGAGGCGGCCGCCGAGCGCGCCCGCAACGTCTGGGTCGACGTCTCCAAGTCGATCGGCAAGGGTCTGTCCGACGCGTTCGGCCAGGGTGGCAAGGCGCTGGGCGAGCTGCTGACCGTGTCGCTGCAGTACGGCGCGCGCCAGCAGGAAATCGCCGAGACGCTGGCCAAGGCCGGCGACGACCCGGTCGCCAAGCAGAAGGCTGCGGCGGACACCGCCTCGGCCCAGGTGCACGCCTATGGCAACATGGCGCAGGCCGCCGCCGGCTTCTTCGACAAGCAGAGCAAGGGCTACGCGACCCTGACGGCGGTGTCGCAGGCCTACCACGCGGCCGAGCTGGCCGCTACCGTGGCCGAGCTGGTGCCCAAGGCGATCTCGGCCGTACTGACCCAGGGCGAGGGCGACCCGTACACCGCGTTCGGTCGGATGGCGGCGATGACGGCGCTGGTGGCCGGCCTGGGCGTGTCGCTGTCGGGCGGCGGCGGGGCCGATACCACGGCGGTCGACCGCCAGAAGGCGCAGGGCACCGGCTCGGTGCTGGGCGCGCCCGACACCAAGTCGACCTCGATCGCGCGCGCGATCCAGATCAGTGCGTCCAACTCGAACATCACCCTCGACTACACGATGGCGATGGCGGCGTCGCTGCGCAACATCGAGAGCAACATCGGCAGCTTCGCCTCGTTGCTGGTGCGCAGCACCGGTGTGACCGGCGCCACCGCGCCGGACTTCACTTCGTTCAGCGGCAAGGGCGTGGGCATGGTGGGTGCCGTCGGCGGCGCGATCGCCGGCGCGGCCACGACCGCCATGCTGACCACCTTCACCGCGATGGGCGGCCCGCTCGGGCTGGCCCTCGGCGCGATCGTCGGCGCGGCGCTGGGCCACGGCTTCCTCGGCAAGGCCTTGAGCTCGGTGTTCGGCGGCTCGCAGAGTGTCACCGACAGTGGCCTGTTCATGCCGGCGATGTACCTGCAGAACATCAACACCAACGGCGCCTACCCGATGTCCTACACGGACACCAAGACCGATGGCGGCTGGTTCCGCGGCGACTCGCACGACACCGTGCGCACCGCGCTGGACGCGGCTACCCGCAACCAGTTCACCTTGGTGATCGAGAGCCTGGCCGACGGCGTGACCGAGGCCAGCAAGCTGCTGGGCATCTGCAACGACGAATTCATCCAGCACCTGAACACCTTCGTGATCGACATCGGCAACATCAGCCTGAAGGGGCTGTCGGGCGACGAGATCCAGAAGGCGCTGGAGTCGGTGTTCTCGAAGGTCGGCGACGACATGGCGAGCTTCGCAGTGCCGGCCATCAGCCAGTTCCAGAAGGTGGGCGAGGGCGCGCTCGAGACCCTGACCCGGGTCGCCTCCGACTACGCCAACCTGAACGGCATCCTGCAGAGCATCGGCATGACGTTCGGCGCCACGGGCCTTGCCAGCATCGCCGCGCGTGAGCACCTGATCGACCTGGCCGGCGGCATCGACAAGCTGGCCAGCCAGACCAGCGGCTTCGCCCAGAACTTCCTGACCAAGGGCGAACAGCTGGCGCCGGTGGCCAGGTACGTCGACGAGCAGCTGAAGAACCTTGGGCTGAGCGGGATCACCACGCGCGACGCCTTCAAGCAAGTGGTGCTGGGGCTGGACCTGACCGTCCCAGCGCAGCAGCAGATGTACGTCACGCTGATGGCCTTGCAGGACGCGTTCGCCAAGACCCACGCCGCGGCCAAGGACCTGACCAAGACCGAGCAGGAAATCGCCGACGAGCGCGACGCCTTGCAGGACCAGCTGAACCAGCTGACCAAGTCCGAGGCCGAGCTGACCGCGCTCGAGCGCGCCAAGCTGGACGTGAGCAACCGCGCGCTGTTCGACCAGGTGCAGGCGGCCAAGGCGGTCAAGGACGCGCGCGACGACCTGAACAACGCATACGAGGCCGAGAAGAAGAGCATCGAGGACCTGAGCACGCGCATGGGCAAGCTGTCTTCCGACTGGAAGAAGCTGATGGTCGACCTCAAGCTGGGCGACAAGTCGCCGCTCACGCCGATGCAGAAGTACGCGGCCGCCCGCGACGAGTTCAGCAAGACTCTGGCGGCGGCCAAGGCCGGCGACCAGGATGCGCAGAGCAACTACCAGAGCGTGGTCAACGCGTTCCTGGAGGCTTCGCGCACGGTCTACGCCTCTAGCGCCGGCTACACCAACGACTTCAACATGGTGATCGGCGCGACCGCCGACGCGGCCACCTGGGCTGAGCAGCAGGTCGACGTGGCCAAGGCCAGCCTGGACGCACTCAACGCCCAGGTGTCCGGCCTGGTCGAGGTCAAGAAGGAGGTGCTGTCGGTGCACGACGCCATCGTGGCGCTGGGCGCGGCCATCACCAAGTCCGGCGGCGACGGTGACGCAGCTACGGCGGGCTCGCAGACGGCGGCAATCCAGGCGCTGTACCAAGGCATGCTCGGGCGCCAAGCGGACGCCGGGGGCCTTGCGTACTGGCAGCAGGTGCTGCGCGGTGGCTCCTCGGTCGGCGACGTCGCCCAGACCATCTCGAGAAGCGAGGAGTACCAGTCGGCGCACGGCGGGCAAGGCATCGACGCCTTGTACCAGTCGCTGCTCGGCCGCCACGTCGATACCGACGGACTGGCTTACTGGCAACAGCAGATGGGCGCAGGTGAGTCCTTGTCGGAGATCGCCCAGAACCTGATGCACAGCGAAGAGTACCTCGCGCACATGTCCGGCGGACTGTACACCGCGGCTAACGGTGCCGTGCATGCTTCGCAGACCGTCACCGTGGCCGACGGCCCGACCCAAGCCCAGGTCGCCCGCATGATCGAGCTGCTCGAAGGTCTGCGCGGCGACCAGAAGCAGCAGGCCACCGACCAGATTGACGCCACCATGACAGCGGCTGAACGCACGGCGGCAGCACTGGCGGAGGGCCTGGCCGAAGGCGCCGCCGCCACCGCCTACAACGCCCGTAACACGGAGGCCCTGCAATGACCGATGCCGACTTCCTCGCTTGGCTGAACGATCCGACCGCCCGGCGTACCACGCTGATCGAGGTTACGCCACTGGTTGGTGGCGTGCCCACCACGCTGTACCTGGCCACCGTCGGCTACACCACCGGCGCGGCCGACGCGCCCGCCCACACCCCGTACGTCGGGGTGTGCAGCTCGGGCATCACGTTCAGCGAGGCGCTGTCGCTGACGGGCGACCCGCAGATATCGGTGGGCGACATCGAGTTCCACAACTTCGGCGGCGCGCGCGACGCCTGGCTCGGCTACGTCTGGACCAACACCCCGGTCAAGGCCTGGATCGGCGACGTGCGCTGGCCGCGCGCCGACTTCCGCATGATCTTCAGCGGGCGCGCGGCCAACCTCGACAGCAAGAGCCGCGAGACGCTCAACATCAAGCTGCGCGACAATCTGCAGCGCCTGAACGCGCCGGTGACCGAGCACAAGCTGGGCGGCACCACCACCAACAAGGACGAGATCGTGCCGGTCGGGCTGGGCGAGGTGGCCAACGTCACGCCGCTGCTGGTCGACCCGGCCCAGCTCGAGTACCAGGTGCACGACGGCGCGACCGAGTGGATCTTCGAGGTGCGCGACAACGGCCTGCCGGTCGCCTTCACGGACCTGGGCAACGGGCGCTTCCGCCTGAACCAAGGCGTGGCGGGCACCATCACCGTCAGCTTCCAGGGCGACACGACGGGCGGCTACGCCAACACGGTCGCGCCGCTGGTCCAGCGCCTTGCGACCAGCTATGGCAAGGTGCCCGAGCGGTTCGCCTTGGCCGAGATCGACAGCGCCAACTTCGCCGCGTTCGACGCCGCCCACCCGCAGCCGGTCGGCCTGTACATCGGCGACCGCACCAACGTGCTGGCGGCCTGCCAGCAGCTGGCCGGCTCGCTCGGCGCGCAGCTGGTGCCGTCGGCCACCGGTCAGCTGCGCCTGCTGCAGGTCGCGCTGCCGCCGCCCGGCACGCCGACCGCGATCACGCCGGCCATGATCGCCGAAAAGTCGATCAAGATCGTCAACCGGCCCGACGTCAAGGCCGCGGTCAAGCTGGGCTTTTGCAAGAACTGGACGGTGCAGGACGACTTGCAGACCGCCTTGCCGGTCGAGCACAAGGCGCGTCTGGCCGCCGAATGGGCGACCGAGACCGCGGTCGATAGCGCGGTGCAGGCGACCTACAAGCTGAGCGCCGACCCGGTCCAGCAGGACACGCTGCTGCTGCGCCGCACCGACGCGGCCGCCGAGGCGGCGCGCCAGCTGGCGCTGTGGAAGGTGCAGCGCACCGTCTACGAGTTCGAGGGGCTGGCGCCCTGCCTGACCCTGCAGCTTGGTGACGCGGTGCAGCTGCAGAACTCCCGCTTCGGCCTGGCCAACGGCCAGACCGGCATGGTCATCTCGCGCGCGCTCAACTCGAAGACCGCGCGCACCACCTTGCAGGTGCTGGTATGAGCACGATCGTCAACGACCTCGACCTGCTGCTGCGCAGCGCCGAACCGCGCTTCGGCGCCTACGGCAGCGGCCTGTTGCTGACCGGCAGCAGCCCGGTCATCCGCACCGCGCTCGACGGCAGCAGCCCGACCCCGGCCAGCGTGACGCTGACCGCGATCCAGCTCGGCGCGCCGGGGGTGGTCAGCTGGGCGATCAGCGGCGGCACCCTGACCGGCAGCGGCGCCAACGTGCGCACCCTGACGGCCGCCAACATGAGCGCCGACGTGGCGCTGGTGACGGTGACCCTGACCTACGCCGGCATCGTCTACTCGAGCTCGTACAGCGTGGCCAAGATCCGTGATGGCAGCACCACCTACACTTGGGTGAAGTACGCCGACAGCGCGGCCGGCGCCGGGCTGTCGGACGATCCGACCGGGAAGACTTACATCGGCCTGGCCTACAACAAGGCAACGCCGGTGGAGTCGACCACGGCGGCCGACTACAGCTGGTCGCTGATCAAGGGTACCGACGGTCTGCCCGGCCCGACCGGCCCGACCGGCGCCACGCTGTACACCTGGATCAAGTATTCGGACAATGCCGACGGCAGCGGCCTGTACGACCTGCCGACCGAGAACACGCTGTACCTGGGGCTGGCCGTCAACAAGCCGACCGCGACCGAGAGCACCAACCCGGCCGACTACGTGTGGTCCAAATTCCGCGGCGGCAGCGGCGTGCCCGGCACCCGCGGCGCCGGCAACTACTACGCGACCGGCAGCAGCTGGTCGGACGTCGTCGCCAGCGCCGCCTGCCCCGGCAGTACGCCGCTGCCCAACGACACTGTCACCATCTCGAACGGCACCAACTTCGTGATGGTCAAGGTCTGGACCGGCAGTGCCTGGGCGGCGCAGGGCACGGTGGTCGACGGCAGCCTGATCGTGCCGGGTACGGTCACGGCCAGCAAGATCAACTCCAACGGCCTGGAGTTGCGTAAGCCGGACGGCACACTGATCCTAGGCAGCGGCACCAGCTTCAAGTTGGATTACGCGACCTGGGTGTCCGGACGTCCGACATCGCTGGCAGGCCTGAATTCAACCGAGGGCGCCAAGCTGTCGAGCATCGACTACGGCGCCACTTTCGGCGCGTCGTTCGACAACAACATCTACGGCCAGATCACGGCCGCCAACGTCGGCACCTACATCGCCAGCGCGGCGATCGGCGATGCCTACATTTCTAACCTGAGCGCCAGCAAGATCAGTACCGGCACCCTGTCCAGTATCGAAATCTACATCGGTAGCGGCGGTACCACGTTCCAGGTCAGCAGTGGTGGCGTGGTCTGGGCCGACAACCTTATCGGCGGTGTCGGTGCTTTCGCCAACGGCGGCAGCTACAGCAGCTACACTGCGCTGCAGTGCCAGTCGGTCAGCTCCGCCGACGCCTTCCAGGCGTACGGCAATGCCTACATCAGCGGCAATGTGACCGGCGGCGGCACGCTCGGCACGTCCGGTAACGCCTGGTCCGGCATCTACAGCTCATCGGCAGTGGTGGTGACGTCGGACCGGAGCTATAAGACTGAGGTCGAAGACTCCGACCTCGGTCTGGAATTCATCAACGCGCTGCGCCCGGTGTCGTACCGCCTGACGGAAGCGCAGCGCATCGTCACCCGCGGCGCCGAGCTCCCCGGCCCACGGCTGGAGAACGAGCCGCCACGTTACGAGATGGTCGAGACGGTGGTACCCGGAGTACGTCGCCACTACGGGCTGATCGCACAGGAAGTCAAAGAAGCCCTGGGCGAGCGCGATGCCGCGTTCTGGGTCCTGGCCGACAAGGACGATTTGAGCTCACGCCAAGCCTTGCGCTACGAGGAGCTGATTGCACCGATGATCAAGGCGTTGCAGGAGATGTCGGCCGAGGTGGCGGCGTTGAGGGCGCGGGTCCAGCAGCTTGAAGCTGGACTGTAGGCAAGAACTGTGCCATGCTCTTGCCTACCGGAACTTAGCCAAATGCGACCATGCCCAACCTGCGCGTCATCTATGACAATGCCGCCGACCGCGCCACTCTGAGCGCGTCGTCGAGCGTCGGCGCGCTGGTGGCGGCGAACCTGAAGAGCGACCTGAAGTCGGTGGTGTGGCGCTCAACTAGTGCAGGCATCCCTGCGGCAACCCTGGACCTGTCCTGGCCGACGGCCGAAATGATCGCGGGCGTGGCTTTGCCATACTGCAACCTGTCGGCGCAAGCAGCGATTCGGGTGCGCGGCACCAACGAGGACCCGGCCACTAACTACATCTCGTACAGCTCGTTGCGCGAGAGCTCCGGCGTCTACCAGATTTTTGGCGGCAATATTACGGATAACGGGGTGGTTGCTGGTTCGTCCGGGCCAGATGGAGTAGCCGGGGTGCGCCGCCTTACTGTCGGCACTCCGAATGGTTCGTCGACTGTTCGCTTCGGTGATACAGGCAGCGGTACGCCTGGGACCGTCTACTGCGCCTCGATCTTCCTGCGTACTCCTGACGGGGTGCCTCGGACTATCACACTCGACTGCTGCGACGGTACGGTGCAGCAGGTGACGCTGGACGGCGCCTGGCGGCGGCTGAGCGCGAACAGCGCCAACATGCCTGCCGGCATGACCTACAGGTTTTTCGACATCCAGTTCCTTAGCAGCGGCGCGTACGAGATGTTCGGTGCGCAACTGCAAACCGGCTTAGTGCCTGACAGCTATTACCCGAACACGACCAACGCGCCCGCCACCCGTCCGCTCGGCTATATGGACAGTTGGCAGTCGTACAATCTCGACACCCTCTGGGTGTACGCCTGCCCTGGCGCGCCGTTCGGGCTGTGGGGCTGGGGCACCGCGCCGCTCGGCGCCAATGCTTACGCCTATGGCGGAGGCAACCTGGCACGTGCCTGGATCGCCGCACCGGCCGCGGTGCGCGCGCTGCGTATTGAGATCACCGATGCAGGCAACCCGGGTGGCTACATCGAGGCCGCGCGGCTAGTCTGTGGCGCGTACTGGGAGCCGGCCAAGAATGCCGATTACGGCGCGTCGGCCCAGCCGCTTGACGCCAGCAAGAACTTTCGCAACGATGCCGGCGACCTGATGAGTGATCAGGGGTCGCGCAGCGTCAAGCTGGCGCTGCCCATGACCAAACTCGAGCCGGTCGACCGCGCCAAGCTGTTCAGCATCCTGCGCGGCAACGGCATCACGCGCCCAGTATTTGTCAGCGTGTTCCCGAACGACGCCGACACCGCGCGCGAGCAGGATCACCAGCTATACGGCAAGCTGGTCACGACTCCGTCGATGACCTTGCCTTCTTTTAACCTTGCCGCGGCAACACTTGAAATCGAGAGCATCTAGATGGCAGACCGTTTCTACTACGGCCAGACCGACTACATCGTCCAGCTGAACTATCTATCCAGGCTGGCCGACCTTGCCAAGGGCGAGAAGGGCGATACGGGCGCGAAGGGGCTGAACTGGACCGGTGCCTGGATTTCCGGTGCCACCTATGCTGTGGACGACCTGGCCACCAGTGGCGGCTCGACTTGGCGCCGCAAGGTGGCCGGCGCCGGCACTGTCGTGCCAAGCGCGGACACCACCAACTGGGAAGTGGCTGCCAGTGCCGGCTCGGTTACGACCGTGAATGGCGTAGCCGCGGTAGGCGGCAACGTGACGCTGACAGGTGCCAGCCTTGGGCTGACCGGTGCCGATGTCAGCGCGGCGGTCAACTCCGCTGGTCTGTCGATGCAGTGCGCTTTCGAGCGCACGTTCAGCGTGCTCTTCCCGGCTGTTGCTGGGAAGGCCGTGGACCTGGAGCTGGGCAACATCTCCTTCTCTGGCTTTATCGAAGTAACGCTGGGTTCGACCTATGCCGACGCTAACGCTGCAGGAGGTATCGTCAAGCGTTTCCAGATCGGGGTCAACCCCAACAACAACATCTGGAACAACACCAGCCAGGTGGTCGAAGCGGTGGGAAATACGCCGCTTCACTTCGCCATTGGCGAATTGGTGTGGAGTGCGGCTTCCAGCAAATACGCGATCCCCATCGCCCACCTAGCCTCCAGCAGCAACCCGATCTACCTGCGGGTGCGCGGGGTTACTAGCGACGGTCCTGCGGTGAAGAACGCGTTGTCAATGTCGGTCATTTACGACCGGGCAGCATTGCCGGTCAACGCTGCCAGCTTCACGGGCAAGGCCGATACGGCAACCAAGCTCGCCGCTCCGGTCAACATCAACGGCGTGCCGTTCGATGGCTTAACCCCTATCACTGTGGCCGACAGCACCAAACTGCCATTGGGTGGCGGTACGCTGACGGGGCCGCTCACGATGGCTGCCGGTAATTCGCTCATCACCCGCCCACCAGGGCAGGTGGCCGCCGTCACCGGCTTGGCGACCGCGCCCCTCGAAGTTGCCGAGCTGGTGCTGGCTGGTGCAGGGTTCGCGCCAGCCATGCACCAGATCACGCGGGTCGGCGGCGGCTATCGCCAGCATCTCGTGTGGGGCGCCTACCGGGCAGGGGACACTACCTGGAGCGGCGGTGCTTTTATCGCAATGGGCGGCAACGATAACAACGCCACCGAAAACTTTCTGTTCGCCTACGGCGGCGACATCACTCACAGCAGCGGCAAGACCTTCTTGCACTCAGGGAACGTCAATACCTACATCCCGACGGTCCCACTCGGCACTGCCGTCATCAGCGGCAGCCCTGCGTATGTCGGGTTTTCCGGCATCGACACCTCGCCCTACGCCAAGCTGGTGCTGGAGATTCAGGGTATTTCGCAAAGCACGTCTGGCTCACCGACTTTGCAGATGATGGCCGGCGGGAGCGTGGATAGCGGCTCAAACTACGTCTCGCTGGCGTCAACCGCTTCGAGCACAACCTCGACAGGTATCTCGATGGCGCCGCAAGGGCTGCCGGGCGGCCAGTTGCTCTCGGCTACGGTCGAGATCATGATGCCCGGAAGCACGAGTAAGCGCCCAGTCGCCTTGCGTGGATCGACGCAGCCTGGCAGTGGCCAGTACGCCGATATCACCAAGGTCTGGCAGTACCTCGGCAACACAGCGATTGAGGGCATACGCATTTACCCGGGAGGCGGCGGCATCTTTGCCGGCGGCACCATCACCCTGTACGGCATCAAGAAATAAGGAAGACCTATGGCAACAGTAATTGAAAACGGCGAGGTGCGCGAACTGACGCTCGAGGAGGAGGCAGAACTGGCGGCGCGCCCGGAGGTGGTGCTGGCCCTGCCGCGCCACATCACGGTGCTGGCCTTCCGCAAGCGTTTTACCCGCGCCGAGCGGGTGGCGCTGGAGCTGGCCGCGCTGGACAACCCGGGCGCCGGCATGACGGTGCGCCAGCAGGCAGCCGACCTGCGCGTGGCCCAGGCCGACTTGGCGGCCGCCTCCTATGTCGACCTAGACGACCCGGAGGTACGCACCAACGTGCAGACGCTGGAGGATGGCGGCTTGCTGGAAGCCGGCCGCGCGCTCGAGATCCTCGACGCCGAGGTGCAGGACGACGAACGACCTTGACGCAACAAGTTGACGGCTGGCACAAGTATTGCTAGACGGCACGTTCAAATACCCCTAGAATTTTGGTTAATCATTTCCAGGGGTCAATCATGGCAATTCTCTTCAGTCCGCATTTTTGGTGCGAGATGTTCCTGGCCCTTCTGGAGGAACTGTTCGAGCCGGACTACGAGGCGCGCCAATGACGTTGGCCGAGGTCAAGCACTCGGTGCACGTATTCTGGGGCGCGATCGAGCCCTACAAGAACCAGCTGGACCTGGCGTCGGTCGGCTTGCTGCTGGCCACCCTGTTCAGCCTGATCCCGCACCTGACCGCCGTGGTCACGCTGGTGTGGTCGCTGGTGCGGCTGTACGAGACGGCGACGGTGCAGAACTGGTTGGCGCGCCGGCGCCAGCGCAAACAGGAGGCCACATGACGTTCCAAGAACTAAAAGACACGATCCGCATTGAGCTGCGCCGGATCACCACCTGGGTCAACGCCGCGCTGGTGGCGGCCCTGCCGTTCAGCGCCGAGATCATGGACGCGGTCAACACCAACCTGCCGTCGCTGGCGCCGTACCTGCCCGAGAACATCTATAAGGCGGTCGGCTTCGCCGCCGTGGTCTACAACATGGCGGCCAGCATCAACCGGACGCACCGCCAATGAACAGCCAACAACTCTTGAAGGTCGCGCCGAACCTGGGCCCTGCCCGGGTCGGCCTGTACCTGCCGGCGCTGAACGCGGCGATGCATCGTTTCGCGATCGTTTCGCCGGTCGAGCAGGCCCATTTCACCGCGCAGCTGCTGGTCGAGTCGGCGGGATTCACGCGCATGGTCGAGAACCTGAACTACACGCCACAGGCGCTGCTGTCGACGTTCAACACCAGCCGCGTGACCCGCTTCACGCCTGCCCAGGCCGAACAGTTCGGGCGCACTGCCCGGCATCCGGCCGACCAGCGCATGATCGCCTCGATCGCCTACGCCAACCGGCTGGGCAACGGCGATGTGCACTCGGAGGACGGCTGGCGCTACCGCGGGCGCGGTCCAATCCAAATCACCGGCAAGGTCAACTACCTGCGCTGCGGCAACGCGCTCGGCATCGACCTGGTCAGTTCCCCGGAGATGCTCGAACAACCGGAGGCGGGGTGCCTCGCGGCTGCCTGGTACTGGCACGCCGGCAACCCGCTCGGCCACAGCTTGAACGGACTGGCCAACGCCCATGAAGTCGACGCGATCTCGCGCGCCATCAACGGCGGCAACAATGCGCTGGCCGAGCGGGCGGCGATGACCCGCGCAACCTTGGAGGCATTGGCATGACGGACAAATATACCTGCGGCTACCGCCGCGTGCAGGGCATGGATCGCGACGACTCGCCGATGAGGATGAGCGGCTCGAACCTGGATGAGTACCGCGCGGACGGCACCTGCACCTACTGCGGCAGCGTGAGCCAGGAGGCATTCCTGGCGTTCGTGGAGGCTGGCGGCGAGGTCGGGCCGACTGACAAGGGCTACAAAGCCTACCTGCACGACGCAGGAGAGGTTAAGGCACCCGGCCACAAGTTTTATTTTTATCATCTGGACGAGGCCGGTCAGCAGCGCTTCATCGAGCTGCACAACGAAAAGAAGATGCGGATCGGCTATCCCGGCCGCTTCTACGCGCTGCCGTTCTTTTGCCGCCGGGAGCCAGCATGAAGATCGAAGCCATCCTGGCTACCGCGCTGGGCGTCGTTGTGCTGGCGATCGCCGCCTTCTTTGGCGGTGTGCACGTCGGCACCAAGTCCGAACGCGCCGACTGGCAGAAGGAAAAGCTGCAGCTGCAGGAAGCCCAGCGTGGCGCGCTGCTGGCCGAAGTCAGCAAGCGCAGTGCCGACCAACTCCGTTATGAGGCGATCGCCCGCAAGGCGTCGAACGATTATGCTCAATCTCTTAAAGCTGTCAACGCTGATTACGCTGCTGACCTTGCTCGGCGCGATCACCGGCTGCGCATCCCAGCAACCGTTTGTCCCGGCGCCGCTGCCGGACCCGCCCAAGCCGCAGGCACCGGCGGACCTGATGCAACCGGCCCCGCCACCGTCGAGCTTCCTGAACGAATTGAAGGCCGCCTTCGAGCCATGACGAAGCGCGCCGACGCACTGGCGCTGCAACTGGACAAGTTGCAAGTGTGGGTGATCGCCAATGGATTCTACGGCACCACTCCTTGAGCTGCACCAGCTGGCGGACGAGCCGGACGACTCGCCGCTGCACCTGATCAGCGAGAAGCTGCTGGCGCACTATCGGCGCTGCGAGCGCGAGCTGCTGGCGCTCACCGCGGCGCGCCGAGAGCAGCGCGAAGCCGAGGACTGATGAATATTCTCGTCATACCCGACACCCAGGTCCGCCCCGGCGACGACCTCGAGTTCCTACGCTGCATCGGGCGCATGATCGTAGCGGAGAAGCCAGACGTCGTCGTGTGTATTGGTGACTTCGCAGACATGCCGTCGCTCTCCAGCTACGACAAGGGCAAGAAGTCGTTCGAAGGCCGGCGCTACCGGGCCGACATTGAGGCCGCGCGCGCCGGCATGGAAGCCCTGCTGGGACCGCTGCGCGAGTACAACCTGCGCCGCCTGGCCAGCAAACACGCCATCTACCGGCCGCGCCTGGTGCTCACGCTGGGCAACCACGAGGAGCGCATCCTGCGCACCATCAACGAGGAGCCGATGCTGGCCGGCGCGATCGGGCTCGAGGATCTGGGCTACGCGCAGTTTGGTTGGGAGGTGCATGAGTTCCTTAAGGTGGTGGTGATTGGCGGGGTGGCCTTCAGCCACTACTTTCAGACCGGGGTCATGGGCCGGCCGGCGTCGTCCGCCCAGGCGCAGATGAACAAGAAATTTATGTCCTGTGTTGCAGGGCATCAACAAGGTCGCCAGATGGCTTCTGCGTACCGTGCTGATGGGCGTAGAATTACGTCTATTATTGCCGGGAGTTGTATGCATCCATCACATAAGGTACTTACTTCGGATCTTCGGTATGTCCGCTTAGGGGACCTCAAGGTCGGTGACAGGCTCGTCAGCTTCGACGAGGGGCCGCTCGCTACGGCCGTCGGTCAGCGAGGCCGAAAGCGACGCTTCAAGAGCGGTATGGTTACAGCGCTGAGGCATTCCCGAGGCGAGATGTTCGATGTCACTTTATCCAGTGGTAAGGTTTTCCGTGTGACCGGCGACCACCTATGGTTCACCAAAAACTCCGGCAGCCTCTATGCCTGGAAGCGCACTGACCAGTTGCGAGTTACCAACAGGTCTGCACTAGGTAAGAAGGGTGGGGGTACTCGTGTAGTCCGCCTGCTTGATGAGTTTGAACACGTGCAGTCCTGGCAGTCTGGATGGCTTGCGGGAATGTATTGCGGCGAGGGCTCGTTAAGTCATCGAAAGACGTCCGGAGGCAGTGTGGTGCAGCTTGCTCTGGCCCAGTCTGAGGCCCACAACCCTGCAACATGTCGGCGTATCGAGGAGGCATTCCGTGATGTTTGTGGGGTAGACATCAGCAGCCATTGCGCAGTTACGAGGACGGCTGGGCAGTATCGCGTCTGCGGAGGTGCCCGCGCGATTGCCAAGGTGTTGGGCACCCTTCGCCCGCCCAGGATGCTGGACAAATTTTCTCCTGAGATGTTGGGGAGTCTTACTGTACAAGGTCCCAGCGAGGCTGAGTGTATCGTCTCGATTGTGCCGGTCGGCGAGGATGCGTTTGTCGAGATCGAGATTGACGCTAAGACGATGGTGGTCGAGGGTTACGGCCATCACAACTGCTACGAACACCTTGAGTCTTATCTGGGGCCGCAGGGCAACAAGCACTGGCATGGCCTGGTGCTGCTCAACAACGTCGAAGACGGCTGCTTCGACGAGCAATTCGTGCCGCTCGCCGACGTCAAAAAGAAATATGCCGCCTGACGGCGGCATATTCGGCGATTCGCGAACCGCGAACGCAGCTTACACCTTCAGCTTCCCGCGCACTTCCAACCACTTGCACGCCTTCTCAACGTGGATGTAGGCGACGCCGCCGGACGGCGACGAGTAGAACTCGCCGCGCGGCCAAACGCCGTCATGCACGCGCTTGTGGATCGTGTTCTTGCTCTGGTGGTACTTCTCGCAGAACGCGTCGATCTCCATCCAGCCGTCGATGATCTGGACCTCGCTCATACTGGATCCTTGGTGGTCGACAGGAACACGACCGGGTGCTGGCGCCCGACGGCGCGCACACCCAGCACGATGGCCCGGCCCGAGTTCAGGTCGGCCAGTTCTTCGGGCGTCGGCTTCCAGAACGACAGCGCGAACACGCCGTGATCCGTCTCCTGGTACGCCACCGGCAGCGCCTCGCAGCTGCCGTCCTGCATGTCTGCCGGCGCGCCGAGGCTGTGCGTGCAGGCGGGGTGATTGATGATTTCCATGTGGTGGTTCCTTTAGAAAGTGATGATGTTGGCGGCAAACGCGTCGGACAAGTCCGAGTGCGTGACCAGGATGACCTGGTCGAAGCCGCAGGTGGCCAGGAGGCCGAGCATCGCGATTTCGCGCTCATCATTGCACGCCGCGGCCGGCTCGTCCAGCATCAGGAAGTCGATGTTGGGCAGGAAGGTGCGGGTCAACGCCATGCGGTTGGCCAGGCCTAGCGCGTCCTCGGCCGAACCGGACAGGCCGGTGACCGGGTAGCCGTTGATCTTGAAGCGGCCGTCGACCCGGGTGATGGTCGACACCTCGCCGCGCACCTTGGTCAAGTTGGCCGACACGTTGGCCAGCACCATGCCCCACAACTTGTCGGTGATGGCCGGGCGCGCCGCGCGCAGTTTCTTGACCAGCAGGTTGTTGGCTTCGATTTCGGCCAGCTGCGCCTCGGCGGCGGCCAGCTGCGCCTTCGCCTTCTCGGCACGCTCGACCAGCTGGTTGCGCTTCTCGCGCGCCAGCTCGAACGCCTGCTTGGCGATGGCCAGCGCGCGCTCGGCCTGCTGCGCCGCGTCCAGCAGCCGCTGGACCCGCGTCTTCTGCTCCTCCTCGCGCTGCAAGGTGGCGCGCGCCGCTGCGGTATCGAGCCCGGACAGCTTGGCGGTGTCGGCCGCCTGCAGGTTCTGCAGGTCGACCAGCTGCACCTGCTGCTGGTCGCGGCGCGCCTTGGCCGCCAGCGCCTTGTCGCGGTCGGCTTCCAGTTCGCGCAGCTTGGCGCCGTGGTCGACGCTGTCGCCCTCGACCGGCCCGGTCCAGGACCACGTGGCCGGCACACCCTTGCGATCAAGCGTGATGTAGGCAGCCGCCTTGGCGAACAGCAGCTCGGCGCGGTCGTGCGCGACCAGCACCGCGCGCAGTTCTTTCAGGTACGCCTCGTGGGTGGCGCGCTGCCGGTTGAGGCATACCAGGCTGGTGCGCAGCACGTCGAGCGCGTCGGCCACCTCGGCCTGCACCCCGTCGAAATCGGCCTTCAGCGCGACCAGCTCGGCGTTGAGCGGGTTGTTGACCAGCGCGACCTCGGGAATGTCCTTCAGATCCTTGCCGCAAAATGCGCAACTCTCCTCCTTGACCAGCTTGCCTTCGAGCTGGGCCCGGCGCACCGCGCAGGCGGAGGAGGCCTTGCGCAGCTTGTCCTCCAGGTTGGTGATGCTGGTCTGGGTTGCCGTGACGCGGTCGGTCGCCGCATTGAGCTCCCCTTCGGTCTTGGCGACCTCGTCATGCAGCGAGGCCAAGGACTCGTCCCACAGCTCGACGATGTTGGCCGCCTTGAGCTCGGCGTGCAGGCGCGTGGCGACGGCCAGCTGCTTTTGCTGCTCGACCTTCTGGCGGCAGGCCGCGATTTCCGCCTCGTCCGGCACCACCGGCAGCTTCGCCTCCAGCGCATCCTGCAGGGTCGCGATCTGGCTGCTGCGGCTGGCGATCGCGGTCTTCAGGGTGTGCTCGTCCTGCAAGGTGCCGCGGGCGGCGGCGACCGGCAGGTCGTTCAGGATCGACTTGGCCTCGGTATAGCCCTGAATCGCAGTGTTGCTGGAGCCCTCGGCGTCGACAACTGCCTCTTCCAGCGGCCCAAGGTCCGGCATCTCGCACGGCGTGGCCTCGCCCTTGAGGAACTCGACCGTACCCTTGACGGCGCCGGTATCGCCGGACGGCAGCTTCTCGCTCACCAGCCCGATCAGCTCGTCGATCAGGTCGAGGTCGGCCAGGCTCTCGATCATCTTGCCGGCCTCGGTCGGGCCGCCGGCCAGCGCGCCGCCCAGGTCCTTCTGGCGTGCCAGCATCAGCTTGGCTGCCATGTCCTGCGACGTGCCGAACAGGCGCTCGATGTACTTGGTGACTTCCTTCTGCCCGGTGACGAGCGGCTTGTCGTTGCCGTTGGCATACAGCTCGGCACCCTTGGGCGAGCGGGTGACGCGGTACTTCGCACCGCCCAGCGCGAAGCCGTGCTCGACACGCAGCTTGGCGGTCGGCACGCCGTAGGTGACGACGTCGTCGATGGTTTCGCCCTTCTTGATGCCGGTCGTACCGAAGTAGGCGTAGGCCAGCGCTTCAAGCAGTGTACTTTTTCCGGCCTCGTTGGCGGCACGGATCGCGTTGATGCCAGGCGTGAAGTGGACAGTGGTGTCCACGTGCTTGCGGAAGTTCTCGACGTGTAGGTCAAGCAGCATATTGTTCTTCCTTCAGTTTGTCGATCTTCTGGTTTTCTTCGTCGGTCAGGTACTCGCGCAAGGCTTCGCGCACGTTGAAGCTGGTGACCTGCTCGTGGGTGAGGCTGAACTCCTCGCCGTCGCTGACGCCCTCGATCCTGACGGCGTTGGTGATCACGAGCGCCTTGGCCGTGCTGCGAAAGCGCGCGATCGTGTTGACCACCTGGTTCGCTTCGGCCGCGGTGGCGGTGCCGACCACGCGGATGAAGCGGCCGGTGTCGACCAGCTCGCGCCAGTCCTGCTCGGAGAAGTCGCCGTCGGCCTGCCAGGTAATGCGCCGCACCTGAATCCATCGGGTCTTGTTTCCTTCCCGGGTCGGCGGGTGGACGACCAGCAGCGACTTGACGTCGTTGTTCAGGCAGTCGCTGACCGACGAGGGCGTCTGGTTACCGATGACGAGCACTTTGCCGTCCAACTCTTCCCGCGCTTGGTGCTCGTGAGCGAACACGATGTGGCGCACTGGCAGGCTTTCCGCCTGCTCCCGCGAGAGGTTCAGCGAGTGGTCCTTCTCCGCGGCGAAGCCGTTGTCGTAGTTGCAGTGCACGAACAGGTGGTCGCACTCGGGTACCTTGGACAGCTCGACGTTGAACAGGTCCTGGTTGGCTACGTGCGGGATCACATAGCCGTGCGGCGTCATCGTGCCTTCGGTGATGTGGATGACCCAGTCACCCTGCTCGCCGCCGCGCCACTCGCTCACCAGCAGTTCGGCCAGGAACTGAAAGCTGGAAAAATTGGTCGAGTTCTTCGACAGGTCGTGGTTACCATTCACGAGGTACAGCCGCTTGCCCGTACGCACCAACCAGTCACGCAGGATCTGGTAAGTGCGCAGCAGGTCGGCCTTGCTGATGTCCGGGCCGTCGAACAGGTCGCCCAGGATCATCAGGTCGGTGTCGATGTCGGCCAGCGTGTCCTCGAACTGCTGCAGCAGGTCGAGGCGCAGTTGGTAGGCCGTGGCCAGGGTGGTGCCGGCCGAGCGGACGGCGCCGATGTGCCAGTCGTTCAGTACGGTTAGTCTCATGTTACTTTTCTCCAAAGAGTTGTTCCATCACGTCGCCGACCTTGGGGTAGGCCTTGAACATGCCCACGTCCCAGGACGGCGCCGTATCCAGGAAGACGTCCAGAGGCACCAGCCGCCACTCCTGCACCCGCCCCTCGCCCCGGTGGCAGACCACCACCCAGCACTGGTCGCCCGCAAACCGCCACTTGTTCATGCGCGCGACCTTGTCGACCGAGAAATTCGCCTGCGGCAGCCGGCGCGTCGCGACGGTGGTGATCTTCACCTCCTTGACCTCGACCTTGAAGTGGGTGCCGCGGCACGACGCCTCGAAGTCGGACGGCGCCGACTGCAGGGAGCCGGCGCGCGCGTCCGGGTAGCGGTTGAATGCGAAGCGGGCGTCGGCGTCGCTGCGCTTCTTCATCCAGCTGCGCACCTGGTCCTCGGCCCACTTGCCGCGTTGTCCGATGCTTGCCATGTCAGCCTCCCAATTTCACGAGAGCGTCGTGGATGCGGTCCTCGATCGACTCGAGGGCACGCGCCAGCAGCGTGGTTTGCACGGTCTCGATGACAATCTTCAGTTCCTTCTGGGCCTGGGTGAGCTCGGCTACCGCCTGCTCGATCTGGGCGGCGGCGCTCATACGGCCATCGGCGCTTTGATCGCCGGGTGAGATTGGTAGTCGAGCAGCGCGATGCGGCGCGGCTCCAGGTGGCGCAGCAGCGATTCGAGCTCCATGTCAACCGCGCGCTCCGGAATATCCAGGAGCAGACGCGGCAGCGGCAGCGGCTCGCGCGTCAGCTGCTCCTTGACCTGCTCGATGTGGTTGACGTAGATGTGAGCGTCGGCCAGGAACATGGTCAGGGTGCCGGCGGTATAGCCGGACCAGGCGGCGAACAGTTCGATCAGCAGCGCGTAGCTGGCGATGTTGAACGGCACGCCGAGGAACATGTCGCAGCTACGCTGGTACATCGTCATGTGCAGCACCTTCGATTCGACGTGCGGCAGCAGCTGGAACAGCACGTGGCAGGGAGGCAGCGCGGCCTGGTCAAGTTCGGCGGCGTTCCAGGCGTTGACGATGATGCGGCGGCTGTACGGGTTGTAGCGCAGCGTGTCGAGAGCGACGGCAATCTGGTCAATATAATTCTCGATAACGAAATCGTCACCGCATCTGGCGTGAGCAGTCCAACGACGCCACTGCGCGCCGTAGACCCGCCCCAGATCATCCTCGCCGCGGCGCGCCAGATTCGTCAGCCACGCCGCATTCTCGTTGGCGTTCTGGTCCCACACGGTGCAGCCGAGCGCGCGGAAGTCGGCCGCGCTGGTCACGCCGCGCAGGAAGCCAATCAGCTCGCCGACGACCTGCTTGAAGGCCAGCTTCTTGGTGGTGACGGCCGGGAAGCCGTCGCGCAGGTCGAACTTGAGCATGGCGCCGGGCAGACTCAAGGTGTCGATGCCAGTGCGGTTGCCTTGGCGGACGCCGTTGTCCAGGATGTCCTGCAAAAGGTTCAGGTATTGTTTCATGGGCTCTTGGATTTGTAGTTGTTGTGCCGCGCAAGTTCGGGGCGCGGCTTCCCGGTGTTACTGCGCGTCGGCCAGCTCGCAGACGGCGGTGTACTCGGTGGTGCGCCGGCGCCCGAGACGCTCGACATGCTCCACCTCGATCCCGACGTCACCCACGACCTTGCGGCCGGTGGTGCTTTCGATGTGCCGCTTCAACAGGCCCTGCAGGTCGGCGTCGTCGATCTGTGCAAGGTCCGGGCGCGAGAAGACTTCGATCATGCGACCTCCTTCGGTGGCGAGGTAAAGCTCAGATACGGCCATAGGCTGCCTTCGGCCGGCGACAGGTCACTGGCCTCGCAGGCGTCGAGTACGAGGTCATCGTCGTCCGGGTCGGTGGTCGACATGCGCTCGATGATCAGGCAAGCGCCGTCGAAGGTGTGGCAGCCGAGGACCAGCACGCGCCCCCATTCGCGGTGCAGGTATTCCGTGTGGAACTTAACGTCGGCGAGCTTCATGCTGCCTCCTGCAGCTTCGCAACCAGCGCCAGGTCGGCCGGCGTCATGTCTTCCTTCGAGCGCCAGCAGATCCAGCGCGCCTGGCGCGGCTGGTCCAGCACGCCCACATCCAGGCTCTCGTACTTGAACGGGCGCCCGCGGTACGCCGCCCGGTCGGCCCACACCTCGGCGCGCTCGGTCTGCTTCATGCGGCCGCACGGCACGCGGATGGTCTTCCCGGTCACGACGTCAAGCGCGATGAAGCCGCCGGCCACACCCTTGCCGACCTTGTTCTCCTGGTGCGAGGAGCGCTCGGTGCGCCCGCGGCTGTTGGTGGTCGCGACGTTGTTGTTCTGCTCGGCCTCGTAGACGTCGAGCACGATCGCATCCTTGTCCGACACCGGCTTGTAGCGCCAGAAGTCGTTTTTCGTCGCCGTGGCGCGGCCCGACTTGTGTTTGGCCGTCGGATCGCGGAAGATCGCGCCTTCGTAATGCTTCTCAAGGCAGTCGACGATCCAGGCGCGCGCCTCGTCCGGGTTGTTGATCCAGACGAACGGCAACAGCCGGACATGCGGCGGCGCGCAAGGGTGGTCCAACACCGAGGCCAGGGCGGTGTAACGTTCCTGGTACTCCAGATGGACCGTATCAGGCGCCAGGTAGTCGAACAGGTTCCACACGGCGTTCGTGGGCAGCTCGGTCTCGCCCTTCTTGATCTTCTCGCGGTTGGTCAGGCCGGTGGTCAGGCTGCACAGGGTCTCGCCGTCGAGCGTCTCGTCGGTGAGCAGGCCGTCGATGGTCAGCTCGCCGTCGAAGCCGGCATAGCCGGCGCCGTTGAACTTCGCGTTCAGCGCGGTGTTCTTGAACGGGTCCATCGAGCGGCCGTGGAAGAAGCCGATCAGGTGGCTGGCGCGCACGCCGTCGACCTTGCGAAAGCCCATCAGCGGGTAGCGCGCGGTGTCGGGGTTGAACTCGGCCTTGATGGCGGAGGTGGGCTGCAGTTGGGTCATTATTTTTGCTCCACGTTGATGGTGACGTCAGCGTCGAAGTGGTTGGGGAGGTCCGTCTGGGTGAGGGCCTCCGCGTAGTTGCCGTCGTCGTGCAGCACGACCTTGACGCCGTGCTGGTGTCGCAGGTTGGCGCCAATGTACTGAGCCAAGGTGGTCTTGCCGGCGCCGGTCGGGCCGTCGATGGTGATGGTGATTTTAGGCTTGGGCATGGGTCTCTTTCCTTTCTAGTTGGTGGTGGGTGAATCGGTGGTGCTGCGCTGCGCGGTAGCGATCTGGTGCAGCAGGCTGGGCGAGCCCATGACGATGATCACGCCGGCTTCCCGGGTCTGCTGGGCATCGCGGAAGATGCCGCCGAACCAGGTGTCGAAGATACATTCGCATTCGCTCTCCTCGCCCGAGACGATCAGCGATTCCTTCTTCTCGTTGACCAGCTTGGTCAGGCCCTCCCAGCGCGACTCGACGCGCATGCCGGGGAATTTGACGCCGTCCACCTCGAGGGTGAATACGGCTTCGCGGATCAGTGTTGCTTTCATGCTGCCATCCTTTCTGCGTCGTTTTTCGCTTTGTTTTTCCACATCTCGTCCAGGCCCTTCTGGATCGCCTCGCGTGACGGCACCGGCCCGATCTCGACTTGGTTGAAGAAGTCCAGGCCGAAGCTGATGTCGCCCTCGATCGGCACCTGCATATTGGCGTAGTTGGCCACCATGCAGGCGTGCATCTCGGGCAGGAAGTCGAACAGGTCGGCGATCCGCACCGAGGCCACGATCTCGTCGTGGATCGGCCCGATACACACGGCGTCGTAGCGGAAGAACAGGCCGCGCGCCCACATCCGGCCCTCGGCCAGCTTGGTCTGCTCGGCGGCCGAGCCCTGAATCTTGAAGTTCACCGCCTGGCGCTCGGCCTTGGATGCTTCCCACTTGTCGTCGCTCATGAAGGCCGGCCCAAGGTGGCGCACCGCGCCCATCATGGTGCGCACGATGCCGGTCTCCTTGGCCTCGCGCTTGACGTCTTCCTTCCACTGGCCGGAGACGACGAACAGCTCTTCGCGCGCGTCCAGATAGGCTTGGGCGTCCTCGACGCTGATCATCAGCGTGATGGCGACCCTCTCGGCCATCGCGCCGTATTCGGCGGTGAAGTTGAGCTTCTTACCCAGGCCGCGGATCTTCTTGACCCACTTGAAGGTGGTGGTCTCGTGGTCGTGGCTCTTGAGCGCCGCCTCGAACGTCTCGTAGCTCCAGCCACCTTGTGGGTCCTCGCGCATGGCGATTGCCGACGCGGTCAGCGTGTGCTGGTCGCGCTTGTTGTCGCCGATGTACATCGACAGCATCACCGGGTCCTGCGACTGCTCGGCCATGATGCGCAGCTCCTGCGCCTTGAAGTCGATTGAGACGATCACCGCGTCCGGCCGGTGCGGCACGACCACCTCACGGAAGCGGGACTGGTAGCCCTCGATCTTCGGGTGCTTGGGCAGCTGCTGCTTGTTGGGCTTGCTTTCGGAGGCGCGCCGGGTGTTGGTCGCCGCCTGGTTGTGCTGCGAGCGCACCCTGCCGTCCTTCCAGTGCGGGAAGTACGGGTACTTGGCGTAGTAGAGCGTGCGGCGGGTGCCGACCATCGACATCAGCCGCAAGGCTTCCAGCACGTCCTTGATCCGCTGCGCTTCGTCGCGCTGGGCGACCCAGGCGCCAAGACCATCAATGCCGCTGTCGATGAACTCCTGCGCCTCCTTGATGCGCGCTTCCATCTGCTGCAGGGCGTAGGCGATCGCCAGCGCGTCGGTCTTCGGCGTGCCCTCGCGGATGCCGGCCTTCCTCATCACCTCGGTGGGCTTGTTGCGCACCACGATCGGCAGGCCCATGACCTCGTACAGCAGGCGCTGCATCTGCTTCGGGCTGCCGTCGTTGAACTGGGGCTCGCCCTTGAAGAAGCGGCGCACGTAGGCGTTGAAGTCGAGCTCCGCCGCCTGCACGCGCAGCGCGTCCGCCTTCTGCTCGGGCGTCATCTCCCAAGGCGCAAAAGGCTCGTCGCTGTCCGCCAGCGCCGGATCCTCCTTCGGCATCGCGGCCCGCAGGGCTTCCATCAGCGGCTGTACCTTCACCAGCAGGTCCAGCATGCCGGCGAACTGCGGCTCGTCCTCGACCTCGCGGATGAAGGTCACCAGTTTGGACAGGGTGCGCATCTGGGTGCCCAGCGCCTTGCCGGTGACGATGGTGAACGCCTCCTTGACCTGCGCCGGCGTGATGTCGATCGTGTAGCAAGGTGGCTGGGTGCCTTCCCAACCCTGGTCGATCAGGTACCCGCGCAGCACGCCCCAGGCCTGGTCGTAGGTGACGTCGTCCTCGGCCGACAGCTCGTTCATCTTCTCCAGCGAGATGTCGCAGCCGTCGATGAAGTTCTTGGCGTGCTGGTAGGCGGCGTTGAGTTCGACCTCCTCGTACAC